ACACTCCCCTCAATGTAAGGACGTTTTGCAATTTGAAACATCCACACTTGTTTTTGCGTGAACCAAAGTGCACACTTCTTCCCTTTGGGGATGACAGCATACACATCGGCCAAAAATTTCTTATGAACACTGTTTTCATAAAAAATTTCACATGCGTCCATAAACCGTTCCTGTGCAATTTTTTGAAACTCGTTTAATTGACTGTTGCGTTCATGGTTTCGAAATTGGTGCATAGTGCATACATACATTTTCATACAAAGGTCGCTTTAATATGATTTCAAAATCATTGATAAGCCGAACCAAATTCAATGAAATTCGAATTGGTGATTGATGATTGTTGTTGTGGAACTGGCTCTGGTGCGCTCAACTCCATGAGATATCGTTTCAATTCGTTTTTCATTGCATCGTTTGCGGGTTCAGTTGAAGTGTTTGGATTTCCAGAACCGGAATTGGCATCCGGAAGTTGCATGTCTTGTTTTTGCAGCTCTCTAAACAATGTGTCATATTTTTGCTGAGGACGCTTGACAAGATCTTTCATCTTTGGAACAGTAAGTGTTTCTTTGAAAAAAACATACAGGTTGTGCAAAACAAAAATGATGATAAATGAAACAATCACAACTTGAATCACCCAAAACATGTTTCTTGTTATTTTGATTTGAGAGATAATGCAAGATTAAGATATGCTTACAAAGTTTTTGCGGATTTAAAACGTATCTCCAACTCCGAAACAGTGAAAATATAAAATATAGAAAACAAAATGATTTAAACCCATGCGCAAAGATATTGCAATCAATCTTACCTATAATTGAGCATGCCTCCCAAGTCATCCACCGCCATTGCGATTCCAATCGTCATCGTTGAACGCAACGGCGAGTTGCGAGCCTCCAGCGTCAGTGCTTACACTCCATTAGAACTTGCGAAAAAATGCAAACTCAAAACGGCAACCGGCTTTGAAATTCGTGCGGAATGGGCTTATTCGGACTCTGGAACGGATGAACGGTTTATGGTGGAGTTATGGGCTCGAGAGGATGGCAACGCAGGGCAAGAAAACAAATACGAGTTTCCTCCACCGGTTGACACCATTTTGTTTTTTGGAGCATGTGCATTGGTGGCAAGGGACATGTCGTCGAATCACTGTGTGATTCCTCTTACTCTTGAAAAATGGGATAAAATGTATAACTTTTTGTTTGGCGGTTTTGATTCGTTGATAAACTGCGATGATGACGATGAAGAAGATGACCTGGACTCCATTCCAGCACACAAAAAAACGAAGGACGGATATTTAAAAGATGGATTTGTGGTTGATAGTGGAGACGATGACGATGACGAAGACGATGACGACACAGAGGACACTGACGATGAAGAAGAAGATGAAACGGAAGAAGACGATGAAGATGACGAGGTTGACGATGAAGATGATGAAGTGGAGGCAAACGATGATGATGAATGCCCCGCACCTAAACACAGCGTGGCGTCAATCTCAAAATCAAAGGTTTCCAAGAGACGTGAAAAAAAACAACCGAAGGAAGAAGTGTTGGTGGACACATCGTCGGAGTTAAGTGAAGAAGCATATGAATATTTGGATGATTGATTAAAATAAATGGTTCAAAACAACATAAACCATATGCGTTGTAATGCTGTAACCGTTGCAGCAATTATGTCATATTATTTCGAATTACCAAAATTGCACAATCTGACAATTCCATCGGAGTCTGCCTTGTTTGAAATCAATTCATCTCCGGAAAATGCGTGTTCAGTATTGATTTCACACACTTTAAACATGAATCTATGTGCCGTGAAAGAACAAATTGAAGAATGCGGTGAAGAAACGTGGGATTTTGTCAAAAAATACACGAATCCATTTGAGTTCATTCACACATCGATCCCGAACTGCAAAACAACCACTGTGAGCAAACTGCGTCCACTGTCGCGTTCATTTTACAAAATGATAGAGTTGCATGCCACGTTTTTTTCACCGTCCGAATTTTCACAATCCATGAAGTCATTTCATTTGGCAGAAGGACCTGGTGGCTTCATTGAAGCGCTGATTCACATTCGACGCCAGTCGAGTGAAACGCACGCGCAAACAGACACACACTATGGCATGACCCTTTTGAACAATGATGCATCTTGTCCTGGATGGAAAAAAAGCAAGGGGTTTTTGGACATGCACCAAAACCGAGTGTGCATTGAAACGGGTGCAGACGGAACCGGAAACATCATTTCATTGGCGAATTATGAACACTGTGTTTCGAAGTACAAAAACACATGTGAAATCATTACCGCGGACGGTGGGTTTGATTTTTCATGTGACTTCAATAACCAAGAAACCATGGTCTCTCGGTTGCTTGTTGCAGAAATGGGGTTTGCACTTGCTTTGCAAAAATGCGGCGGGCATTTCATTTTGAAGGTGTTTGACACATTCACAAAGCCAACGATTGACATCTTATACGTGTTATGCAACTTGTATTCGGAAGTGTTTGTGTCGAAGCCTTGCACTAGCCGGCACGCTAACTCGGAACGATACATTGTGTGTAAAAATTTCCGTCTGAAAACGTCCGACATATTGTTGCCGCATTTGATTGACATGTTCAAACAGTTGGAAGCGTTTCCGCAAAATTCAGCGATGACGTCCATTCTGCCAATTGACCATGATTCCTATTTTTTGAATAAAGTGGAAGAATGCAATGCAATCATTGGACAACAACAAATGGAAACCATCAATGCCACCATTCATATGATTTTGAACAAAGGAAATGTGGAAAAAATGGAGTCAATGAAACGTCAGAATGTCGCAAAGTGCATCAGCTGGTGTGACAAACATGGTATACCTTACAACAAAGTCATTCAACAAAACAATATTTTTTTAAAACACTGAGTTGGATTAAGAAATTCATTAAAATGATATAAACCTTATTGTTATACTTCTTGTAATCCGTCTGGTAATCAATGCAATCCACTCTCCAAATATTGTATAAAACGATTTATTCACGGCGAAAAAAGGAGAGATTTGAGACCATTCTGGAACCATTGCAGGCGATTCTGCAAATTGCGCTTCTCTCATTTTATCCCGTGGGAACCAAAATCACGATTCAGAACAACATGTTGACGCTGCAGCCGCCCGCATATTCTCAATCCATGTTGCGATGGTACAACAACGACACCAAAGAAGACCTGTATTTTTTGTTCAATGTGTTTCACCGGTTCAAGAAATTTTATGCGCACTGCAAAAAAGATGACGGGTCGGTTCAACACCGGTTGCACATGCTTTTGACCGATTTTGCAAAAAACGGTATAAACAAGTTGATAAGAACGTATGGACAAACAGACAAGCCGCACATTCTGCATACTCTCACCATGTATAGATACATACTGGATGACCAACTGTCGCCTGATATTATGACGCTTCAGCCGCCACCACCAACAAACTCATCCAAACCCTACAAAATGAAACCAGTTTTGAATGATGATGATGAAGATGCAACGACGAGTGCAAACAACACGGTGGATGACATTTTTGTAAAAATTATCGACATTTACACCCCTGAAATGCAGCACATCATTTACAATACTCTCATTTTAATGAAGGAGAATGAATCCAATTATCAAGCATATGCAGAAGGCCTTAATAAAATACTGGAACCCACCTGCATCACATTGAAAAAATGGATTGATGAGCACATTGTTTATTGATTTGATTTGAACAAGCAGTCGTTCTTGTTCAAATTATAAATCGTTTTTTTTGCAGTTTCATTCTGACGCTTTATGCACTCGATGTAAGAACATGCGTTTTAAAGATTGTCCATATGGCCAACCCAACAAATATGAACAAACATAAATAAGGAAACAGGACCAAAAACCAAGACACCCTCGTGTATCCTGCAGCGCAAATGCGGTTCAAAATCCATGTCCAAAACAATGTGAAAAACACATTCACAAGTGTGAATGCACCTTTGGATTGATTCACGCTAAAATTTAAGGAATTCAAATAAGGATGCGTTTTTGATTGATTTGTTTGCATGAAATTTGAAAACTCATTCATGCTAAAATATGCAGTGATTGCGTAAATGACCGCAAGGGTGATGTAAATTTTTGCGGGTGTGCAAAGTTCTTGATACAACGACATTTGTTAGTTAATGTATAGTATATGCAAATAATATATTTCTGAATCATGGATTTCATTCACAGTTCATGACATATTCTTAAGTGCATTCATCACGTATGGTTTTGGTAATTGCGGAGTTGGCATTTTGTGTGAATCAAACGCAGGTTGGACCCATGGAGACGCCGTTTGAGCTTGGTCAAAGCCCATGAATCCGCGATACACATTTGTCACTCCTATTTTTGCATTGTCCCATCCAGTTTTTATCATTGAAGGAAACCCGCCGATGTCAACTCCTCCGCGCATGGACCTTCTTTGTCTACGCTTGTGTCCGCCACTCATGCTTAATGCTTTTTGGCCAAGAGGAGGGTGCAAAACATTGGCTTGCCCAATCTTCGGTCCCCACATTTCAGGAACGGCAGGGTCAATGCCGCCCACCACTGCACCATTTGGATTGAAACTGAAATGATTGCCATTGTTGTGGCCATTCCAATTGGGTCCAACTGTTGTGATACGATTCCATCCTCCGAAACCGCCTTTCTTATCACGTCTATGAGTTCGTTTGACATTGCGGCGTTTAATAGTGTGCTTGGTGTTGCGCCTTGATTTCATTTTTGTCTTGATTTGTATATATAATATGAAATCATATTATAAATATTTTGTGTATTATGAAAAATATATAGAAACATAAACATACATCAACAAAATCAACAATCATGTTGCCTTACACCAATCAAGAAGCGAGCGCGATGTCTAGAACCAGATTCAAACACTTGAGGTCGAATCTCTATGGAGGAACGAAAACATTTGCAACTCACTTTATTCATTCGATGAGTGTCTCGGCTAAATTATTGGTGGCATCCATCACATCATGCATCAATGGTTTCATTCCAAGTGCATTCAAATACACAACAATGAGCGTGTGTTTGTCCATCATTGAAGACGACTTGCAAAATAACCGCATGCCGCCACATGCAATTTCTCAAAACCAAAAACAAAAACAATCCACTTTGAGCGAAACGGAACTGAATGATATATCCATGAATGTCAACGCACTTGATGAAGACAAACTGCAGTGAATTGGTCAAACGTGTTTATTCAATGTCCACGTGTGTCAAGAAGTGCCGTCTGCAACACATTTTGTTCAGCTTAAGTCTGTCCATGACTTCTCCCTCGGGCGTTTTGTTGATGAACTCTTTGGTTAAATAAATCACTTTTTCGGTGTCCATTCCGCGCGACATCTTGAGTTTCCGCACCTCGGCAAGATAGTATTCATATTTGTTTCCGATGACGTTGCCGCATGTAAAGCACTTGACAGGGATGATCATTGTGTTGTCCGATAAATTGTGTTCTAATTGTTGTATTATGCTGTTATTTTTAAATCAATTTTTAAAAGTAATCCTGTTCCATTCATTTTTTCTTTAAGGTTCTTCTTTTCTTAATTGTTCTTTTCTGGCCACCTTTTTTGTTCATGTGGTCCTGCACCGTTTTCATTAGGATTGATTTTGTGGTTCTATCTAATGGGTCTGGAATTGGCAAATTGTGTTGTTTGGCATACTCAACGAGCTCACTAGTCATCATTGCATAAGCACTTGTGAATGCGGGGGCAGCAGGAGCGCTTGCGGCAGCAGCAAATGATGGAAACATGGAAGCGACTGAAGAAAAAGCAGACGCAAGTGATGAAAATCTGGATGCAGTGGGATGTGATTGCGTGGGTTGTGATTGCGTGGGTTCAACAATTTGTTTGTGTTTTTCTCTCAATTCATCGTGTGTGATTGTTCTTTTTTCAGTGGATTTGATTCGCGCAACATAATGCTGCATTTGTTTGCATTGTTGTTGTGTTTCAAATCCAAAGGTTGGAATTCCTTTTTTCTTCAAAGTGTGCAGTTGTTCGTGTGTTATTGACATGGTTTCCGGCACGATGAATGGTCTCGAGTCAAGTCGTATCACATATCTTGGGTCAATTTCATTCATTAGGGTTGATATAAGTCGAATTTCGATTGGTTCTCGACTCTTCGGGACCTTTCTTTGCATTTTGTATGTTCCAGAAAAAAAGTTGAACACCAATGTGAATGGGTCAATGCATTTTATTTCACCGGATGCATGCAATGCATACTGCAGTTGTTCGGCATCAATTCCTTTATCACTTGCGACATTGTCTAATTCATTTGTCAAAACCATTCGGTAAAATATTTGATGATGCTTTGTGCCAAATTCGAACATGTTTTGCGCCTTGCATACATACAATTTCATCGGGACCTCTTCAATGTCTCGATTTGTGCCGGGCTCTTTTCGAATGATGGATGCAACAATATATGTATACAATGCACCCTTTTCAAATTGTTGTGGAATTGGGTTGACAAGCAGTGGGCTCATTTCATCTATCAATGTCAAGTGTTCAGGACTGTATGGGTCGATTGGAATATAGTAAAATTTGCCATCTTCTCCTTTCATACATTGCATGCGAACTTGGGCACTCGGATTCATTATTGCTCTAGATTTCATGCTTCTTTTTACAAAAGACATTCGTTTGATTGAAGGCAACCCACTTCGCGTGTTTGAAGGTTGATGCCAACTCGGGTTTGGGTTTGCTTCAGACATTTATAAAAAATACTATAAATTAAAGTTATATTATTTTTCAAATCACGATGTGCATTGCATTGATGCATTGATGACTTTACTTGTCTTTCTCTTTCACAACCAACTGAATTTTGGGTTTTCTGCCTGGCTTTTTTTTCTCTGATTCAGCAACAGGAACAGCAACAGGAACGGCAACAGGAACAGCAACAGCAACAGCCGCCTCGGTTGCAACTGGGGCTGCTGCTTTGGCTCTAGGTTTTGGTTTTGGTTTTGGCAAAGGAGCAGGGGGGTGAAGAGCAGATTCATCGATTTCCGCTTGTTCCTGTTCCAATGCCGCCATCTGTTTTTCGAACGCAGTTGATGTTCCCAACAAGCTCTTAACCACCAGTTCCGCATTGTCAATGGACCGCACCTTCTTAAACACAAAGTAGCGGTTGTAAAACGAGATACGACGTTCATAGTCTCGCATGTGCGGTGCTTCACCTAAATCAGATGCAGATGCCGGATTCTGTTTGACTCTGTCCATCATTTGCGCATAGAGCTGCTCAAACATGCCAGTTCCATCTGGCAGACCCAGGTCCTTGAGTGCATCATCTCGCTGCACCACCTCAAACCCAAAATTTGCCATGAGTCGTTTCAAGTAGTTGAAATTGACCAAATACTCCCGGAATGTCTTGTTGATTGATTCCTGATACACGTCAATGGCATATCCAACGCTCGTCTCGTCATCGGCAAACTCAGTTGCGGTATACGCTTTTGACACCTGCCACACGCGTTTGCCATTGTGCATTATAGATATGCCTTCTCCCATCTCATGTGGTTTCAGCGCGTCAAACATTGTTGCACCATCATATGTGGTGCCAATGAAGTAGCCACCCACTTCCGTGCATTCGCACACATTCCTCAGAAAGTTGCACACATTTGCGCGGGTTTCAAACATGTAATGAATGGCGAATTGGCATGACGAGACATTGAACCCATTTTCGGCTTTGCCATATTCACGATACACGCCCTCTCCAAGAAGTGCCTTGTCTTTGGGGCCATCGCCGAAAACTGCGCGGGTAATCTGCTTGTATTTTTCGCCGCTGATTCCGGCTCCACTTTTAATGTTGAGCGCGCTATTCCCTTGAACAAAGAGGGCAGCCGGCATAATGCTGAAGCGTTTGCAGTAGTCCAAATAACGAGCGCAGGCACCATCCAGTTGATTTTGAATGTTGTCCTTTGATATGTCAATTCCGAACACAAACGAGAGATTGGAATGTATCCATTTAGGAAGGTCGCCGCCTTTGCCCACTGCAAAGTCAATGAGTGTGTTGCCGCGTTTGCTTGCACCGCCAATGAGTGCGCGCTTGACAAACAGATTATGAAAATCGCGCAGTCCACGAGTGGTGGTGTCTCCGGATGACGACACACGGTTGTAATACACATCATCATCTGCCAGCTCATCTGGAATGTCCTTGCCGGTTGTTAGCATCTTCTTTGTGATGGGATTGTGAATGGTGTGCCAGTTTGAATTCGCAACATGGTAAGCATTTCCATAATTCTTCTGTCCACTTCGATATTCGGCGGTTTTATCAGTGCGCACGCGGAGTGGAACCCAGCGAAAGCGCGGGTCGGCTGACCCAACATTGTATGCACACTCAATGATTGTGCCGTCTTCAATGACTTCGTTTTCGGCAGTGAGCAACATGCCACGATTTCCTGCTGCATCTGCACGAAGGATGACATTGCACACGTGTGCATCGGGGTCATATGGATTTGTGGGATAAAATGGTGTCGGTTTGTATGAATCTTCACTGTCATTCCGACTGCCGTGCTTCTTGTGTGCCGGCAACTTGCCTTGGATAACATCCTCGCATGGATTCAAGTAGCCGTGCTTTTTTTCATCAAACCCCACGCGCAGAGTGAGTGTTTTGTATTGAACAACTTGGTCCAGTTTGGTGGCATTCATGCCATCCGTGTAAATGCTTGACACCTTGGGTTGACCATTCGTGTCTTTTACGAGTGTGGCAAGAAAGTCAATCGTATTGGCTTCAGTCGGCTTCCATTTGAACGAAAGTTCCCACGTTGTCTTGGTTTTTGGACCGGGAGCCTCGCCCCCAGCTTCACCGCCCACTGGCGCATCTGCCGGCGTGAATATCATGCCGTCCGTGTTGTATTCAAATGCAGCCGAATCAATCTGGCTCATCAGCGTAGCACAGCACTGAAATATGCTTTGGTCCACACCAGTGTATTTGAATTTTTTGTATTCGATGCGTATTGGGCATGTGGGTGCTCCGCGAACAATCGAACGCACTTTCAGTTCATTTATTACTTCAACCAAAAGAGGCAGTCTAAACTTGCTGATTGGCGCTTCTGCGGATGGTGGCACAAAATGCAGTGCGCGCATGTCCTTGCCGGCAATATAATACACGTCGAACGCGGCAAACAGGTTGATGAATCGGCCATTCTTGTCGTGCAAAATGTGCTCCCCATCAAGCAGCGTGTTGAACAACTTGTCATTGTCGGATTGCGCACCCGTGAATTGAATTCGCATGTTGGTGTCAATCAAGTAAATGCGTCCGGATGGAGAAATGTAAAGCAGCTTGCGTGCGCCATCCGCTTTATCCGTGACCGTGTAATTGTTTCGCACATTGGGAATGGTGCAGTTTTCGTTTATGGGCACAATGTTTTGCACTTGAAGCGTGTATGATGATGGCCCGATGAAATGCTTCGGCAACAGTTTCACAGGGGGCTCGTTTTTATCCTTTTCTCTCTGTGGTTCCTTTTCAGGATGCAATAAATGCATGTATTCATGTGCAATGACCGCGACTTCAGCCGCACCCACTGGATAATTGGTTCCTTGCAGTCCAGACATCACCGTTTTGATCGCAGAACGCAGCGCATCAGCCAGTTTTTTTGTGGTGTTGAATGCGGTTCCCTGCCCTACTGCATCATTCAGAACCTCGATTTCAATTTCATATTTGGGCTGTGATTCTGAAACCTGGGATTCTGCAAATGTGTGCGTTGGAATCATGTGCCGGGTGTTGCCAGAATACTCGCGTCGTGACTCCTTCACGATGCTCATGTCAATCACAAATGGCAACGCAGGGTTGCGAAACGTGCTGCGATTGATGTATCGAAACGTTTTTTTGCTGCTTCGCCAAGGGTCAACCACCGTTTTAGCAGTGGATGATGATTCGGCAAACTGTTTCTCCTTTTGAAGAGAGAGGCGAAAATTGAAGTCGTCAAAATTTAGAGGAGGAATAATTTCACCGGAATCATCTTGGCATCTTGTTTTTTGAACAAAGATTGGCATGACCTTTTCAAGAGAGTTGGTTTTGCAATACATTTGAATGTTGTGTATGCCTCGAATTTCCGTGCGAATGTCAGACATTTGCGGTTTTCCTGTGTGCGGGTCTTTGGTTTCGCAATTGATTTTGAGGGTATACTCATCCGTTTTTTCCATGATGAATCCGGATGACAGCAAAGTTTTTATCACATTGTCAAAATCAATTTTGGTGGTCGATGCAGTGTGTTTCAAATTACGGGTTCCAAATCGCACCTCGAGTTCAAGTGTTCCACCTCCATCAGTTCGCAGCACACCTCCTAAATACCGTTCTACCATGTTATCAAATAATTCATGAGGAGGAGCTTGTTTTTGATGTTTCTGCATTGTTAATAACAGAGTCTGATGATGTATAATAAGAGAGCATATTATTTAAATTCAATTTTATCACTTAATTCATGGAATTTAAACGTGGCGTGAATGCCTTATCATAAAAAAAGTTGTTTTGAAATGTCATCATATATTTCTTGTTTTTTCATTTTGGGTTTGATTTGAATTTTAAGTCGATGACACATTTCAGTTAGGTCTGCCACTGTGTATGAGCTGATGGATTTGATTGGTTTATGCAAGTTTTCTATGCGATAGTGTGTTTTGCGCAAGGATTCCAGTTGTGCTTCGGTTGCTTTGGTCATGCACATGCGTCTTGTTTTTTCATCCTTGCGGGTTATCATGTATATGGGCTTGTCCGAAACCGCATCGCTAATAAACTCTGCATACACATGATTGTATGGATTCACAATGATTGCATTGAGAGAATTCAAATGCACAAGCACCTGGAATGCATGTGGTGTAATGTGTGTAGTCATTATATCATTCTCAATTGTAGATGCTGTTATTTTGATTCCAGTCGCTTGTTTCAACTCTTTGATGTGGTTTCTCAAGAGCAACACTTGGTCTCGTTTTGTGTCTTGCTCAGTTGTGTATCGATTTGCAATTTGTTCGTATTTGAATGCACCATTTTGCATGACATAGAAACACCAAAACAATACGTCTTGATGCATTGGTGGTTGAAATGCAGATGCAGATAGTGCTTGTGGCTGTGCTTGTGGCTGTGCTTGTGGCTGTGCTTGTGGCTGTGCTTGTGGCTGTGCTTGTGGCTGTGCTTGTGGCTGTGCTTGTTGTGTCACGCTCGTGTCATAAAGCATGAACTCACGTAATTTTTTCAATGTATCATTTGTCCCTGTGTGATTCGGTTTGTGCATCTCTTGCATAGATGCATTGTTTTGTTGATGCGTGTTTAAATCAGTTGCGTTCAGTAATTTGTCAAGATTGCAAATGAAATAAATTGTTTGATGAAAACATATTAGAATCATCGGGTCATTGATTATCAATATTGGTCAATATAATTCACAATTGTTGAAAAATGTCAATGATTGACTTGAAACAAATAAAGGAACGCGTTGAAGCATTGAATCAGCACCATCAAATTCAAATATTGAAAATAATGACACAGCACAAGGTCGACCTCACTGAAAACAAAAATGGTTCATTCATCAATTTAACAAACGTTGACGACGTTGTCATTTCCAAAATGACTGATTATTTGAGCTATGTGGATCAACAAGAGATGCAGTTGAAAGAAATTGAGAATCAGAAAACAGAACTAACAAAACAATTTTTTAAACCATAGGCAAAATCAATTCTCCAATGACCGACACATGCTTGTCATTCAATTCAAAACGTTTTCCAACAACCCGAATCTGGACCGGGTCTCCTGGTTTTATCAAGTCAATTGAATTTGTCATGAGCCTATTTTTGGAAACTGCATCATGCATTTCGCGGGAAACATAAACCACAATGGGAGACGGTTCGCAGAATGCATGGGCACGAATACCAGCTTGCGTGACTGTTCTTGCAATGCACGACACGACCGTTCCTTCTTTTGGGCAACAAATCATGCACTCAATGTTCAAAACAAATTGAATATTTCCGGCTGAAAATGTTCCCACCGAGTAGCAGTGCAAATTGCACGATCCCGGTTTGACAAAACCGTCTGGAATGCATTTCCCGTCTATTTCATTTGAAACGACTTCTTTCAGATGACGTTCAATGTGTTTGAAGTCGCGTATTTTTGAAAACGGGATGCAAATCTTGTGATGAACGTTGTGTCGCTGATACAAATCATTGCAATTCATGATGCTGTTTTGGGACATGGCTACATCTGTTTGTTTGTGATAATTTTAATTCAATTTTTCGAATTAATATTATTTTGTCAACCACTTTATGTTGTGGACAATTCCCCAATAATGGAAACGGTTGGGTCATTCAATTCAAAGTGCTGTCCAATCACACGGACCACAATTTCTTCTCCTGCCTTGATTTTGGAAAAATGCGGGTTGGAGTAATGATGGTCTCTCGAAACAAAGACGGTTACTGGACTGGGTTCCGGAACAATGTGAGCCTGAAGTCCGGCCTGGGTCACGTTTTTCACAGTGCATGAAATCAACATTCCTTCAACCGGGTTGCATGCTTGATATTCATACATGACTTCAAATGCAACTGTGCCATGGTCGATTAAATCGCCTGATGAATATGCAAGCAATTGAGTGGAACCAGGTCGCACATATCCTTCAACATTGCACTTGCCTTCATACTCATGCGCTAAATGCTTTTCAAGCACATCTCGGACATTGCGTCCAATCGCATTGAACGGCACAACAACTTTTTTCGACACCATCACCGGAACATAAATGTCAGCGCTGATGTGGGGGTCCTGGCGACGTGCATCACGATGCTCTGTTTGATGGCGTTTTTGATTCATGATATTGAGAGATATTCTAGTTAATATATGTGCATATTATTATACTTTTATTTCTTTAAACATCCTGAATCATTGTTGTTTCTCAGTTGTCACTGGCGCACGGCCTGCAGCGGTGTCAAAAACCATTGTTTCCCATTTTTCTTCATCATGTTGTAGCTGCGCAACAGCAGCTCCGGCAACACACAAAACCGTGCCGTGTTTTGTTCCTTCGTGTTCTCCATGGTGTACGTGGCAACATCGGAATCCAGTCCGTGTATCACTTGATTGACAATCGTGAGACGCCGCTGTTTTGATGAGATTTGGTCACACCTTGCACCAGTTCCTTTTTCTTGCACGTATTTGATTTTGAACACGGCATAATTTCCTCCACTCTTTTCCTTAAACTCGGCAATGAATCCAACAATGTGCGCATTGCTTGATTCACGAGGCATCATGGCTGCAATGCCCTCGGCATAAGGACGCCACTCTTCAATCGAAACCGGCGGAGCCCACGCAGATTCCGCATTTTTGCGCACAACCAACTGCAACCCCGTTTTGGCCTGCGTTTTCAACATGAGAATACCCTGCTCCCCCGCATACTTTGGGTTTTTCAGTATTTGACTGTCGAAATACTCGCGTGCAAATCGGTCAAATTCATCCAAGGCATTTGGCATATAAACCATGTTCAAATACTGCAGTCCATCATCATATGATGAAACCAATAGGTCTTCCACGAAGTGCTCAACGACCACGCGTTTCAACACCTGCATGTCAATCCCCTGCGTTTCATGCAATTCGCGCATAACATCTGGACACAGCTCGTTCCACGTTTTGGTGTTTTTGTCCGTCGGCTTTGGAGCCTTTGAATCAACGCTCACTATTTCTTGATAAGAGGTTTTCATCTCTTGCACCGCACGAGGAATTGCAGCGGCTTCCACTATTTGCTTCGGTTTGGTAAACCCGTGCTTTTCAGCCAGCATTTCCAACGTGCCATCCGCGAGCGGAAATGAAATATGGTCTCGTTTGAACTGCAGCGGTGCACTTCGGTCATGCACGCTGATTCTAGTGTCTGTTATTTCCAACGGTTGAAACAAATAGTATTCACCCACATTAACAAGACGCCCGGCACGTTCATATTTGTCCACCAAATGCCCACCATCTTTCAGCATTTGCGTAAGTGCAACATCCACTTGTTGTGCAGAGTGTCCAACAAAATGTTTCAAAAGCGCATCGCGTTTGTAAAAATGCTGCTCCTTGAACAACTGCTTGATGCGGTGAATGATTCGGTCGGCATTCATGACAATAAACGGTTCCGAATATGTGTCCACGTTTATCTTGAGTTTGCTCCCGTCATCCCCCACCACGCACTTGTATTCGCATGTTGCCTGATAATCGCATACAAATGAAAATGGACGGTCTCCCACTTCGTAGCGGTTGATGACGGTTCCGTCCGCCAGAACTTGACGAATCGTGACATCACTGCCACCGTTGTGGTGGCGAATGACTTCTTTGCTGAATTTGGTTTGGTCAATGTTGAGCAAACAGTCCACTGCATTTTCCTTGAGTATCCGACTGACACGACCAATCTGCACGGCTTTTGCCTCGGCAAGTCGATACACATAAAGGTCAGCCGCTTCCACTTCCGGAGTGCCAGGCAACAGTGTGCCATACAAAAATAGTTGCACATTGCGCTCAACAAACGGAAGGTCGGCATGGCTGCAGTTGCGCACGGCTCGTCCAATGATTTGCTCAATGCGGTTCATGTTGTACCACGGTTCCATGATATGCACTTGACGCACGTTCTTGAAGTCGATGCCTTCACTTCCGGCCTTGGAAATAATGACGACCTTGATGCGCTGTCCAATTGCATTGTCCGTCGTAAGCGCTTCCAACTCGGCGCGATTGTCCGGCGAGAGATGCTTGTCACCGGTGAACATCGCGTATTTTGCAGCAAACCGTTTTTGTTTTTGATTGAAAATGCGCTGCGGCACAGGAGCGGTTTTAAACAACGAACCCACGTCTTTGTCATATCGCGTGAACCCCATTTCTTCTAAAGCCAGCGCAATCGGCACTGCACCACCTCCAATGTATTCACTGTAAATCAGCACAATCCCGTTGGCTTGCTCGATTTGCGTGCAAATGCTGGCAATCTTGCTGCTATATTTGCCAATATTATTGGGGGCAAAAATGCGACCATAATTTGTCAGCGTGGTTGCCTTGTATTCGTAATTGTAAATGCGCCCACTGTCTTCGGATTCTTCATACTTCATCACTCGTTTGATTCCAGCATCACCAAGTAGGCCTTTGATATCCATTTGCTTGAGAAGTGCGACATCCGCGGTTGTCACCCCAGTTGCATCCGAAACGGGCTTTCGACGCGCCATGAGCTTATCAAATTCCACACTGGGATACACGAGGTTGAGTGCCTCTATGGGCTGCTTCAATAAAAACGAACCAAATGAGGTTGCATCCGCCGACATTTCCATGCGTTTCCGGTCAATGATGTAATTGTAAACCGCTTCTTGATATGACCCTGCCGGATTCAAATAAACATCCAAGTGCTGCAACGGGTCCGGAATGGGCGTTCCATTCAGCTGCAGCGTGGGATGTTGTTCCCGATTCAACAAAAATGAATGTTCCGGTGCAAAATCCCGCGGATGCATTCTGTATGGAAAAATATACGGATTCTCTCCCTTCACAACCGAAATGTATCCATTTGATTTAATGCGCAACAACTCAGCACCCACCGGACGTCCGTTCATCTCCAACAAGTTTCCGTCCCGGTCAAACACGTCACTCACTGCAATCGTTGCCCTGCGGTCATTTGCGTTCATCAAATTCAATAACCACACGATTTCACGCGGGTCATTGTACATGGGGGTTCCGGATAAAAGTAGTAAACGCAAGTTTACGGCATATCGCACCAATTTGTATAATTCTTCGGACACACTCGTTCCACTCGTCGATTCCTTTTCTTTCGCTTCTTCGTCGCTGCGCACATTGTGAATTTCATCCACAATCACAAGCCGGTCGTTGAACTCACGCTTGATGGCATTTATTGCTTCCTGTTTTGACATCCCCGCCTTTGTTGTCAGCCGTCGCACCAAGTTCGCCATTTCAATGTAGCCCATGAACTCGTAGTTTGCGTTTATAACACGAGTTATGCGCTGAACAATGCCGGCACGCACCGTCTCCACATTTCTCTCTGTCAAATCAGTCAGCTCTACATTTGCACCCACTTCTTTCAAAAGCTTAGTTCCAGTGCAACCGCGCATGTAAAACTGACGCAAGTTTCTATCGAATTTCAACTTGGCAAAATCAAACAGCTGTTTGCGAAAGTTGTCCTGCACATTCACAGATGCGACGACCAGTATTTTTTTTGTAAGTCCCAATTGGTTCATGTAGTCGCGCATTTCTTCGGCAACGCTGATGGCCGAACACGTTTTACCAGTTCCGAGACCATGATATAGCAATAAACTATTGTATGGCGTCATTGTTGAGAGAAAATTGCGGACAAATAGCTGGTGCGGCGCCAATTCAAATGCTGCACTGCACATCTTAGACGCTTCCTTCTCCATTTGAGTTTGAGACACGGGAATGACAATGTCGTATTTGGTGTCGTGAAACTCCTTGCGTTCGGCAATATTGAGGGCAAAATTCGGGTTATTCAAGGTTGGATACAAAAACGTTATGTCTTCTTCTCCTTCTTGCGGGTTTCCTTTTTGATTCCATTCCAATGCTTCAATCGACTGCTGACTCAAAGAACGCAACAACGGGTGCCCTTGTTTTGATTTTTTCTTAGGCGCTTCTAGAGAAGCAGCAGGGGTGGTCATTTCCAAATTGTGTTATAATCGTTATAGTATGCAATGATTATAAATTGATCAACTGAACCAAAAAATCCATCCGCCCCATTCTAATGGTCAATTCTTTTGCATTCAACCAATGCATCATTCAACTTGCGCAGAATATTTATTTTTTCTAAATTATAAGGACGTATGCGTTCAATGCATTCGTCATAAGTGAACCATCCCATTTTGCTTACTTCCGTTTTTTGAAACTCCGATGGCAGCTTGTCATGACACTTCATGCATGCAATGTAATATTTGTGTTTGTATGTTTTCATGTTGGACCCCATGAATATTTCTTCGTATGGAATGACATTTTGCATTATTGTCAACCGATTTGCATCATATCCCGTTTCTTCTGAAAATTCACGCATCGCACAATCAATGTCTTTTTCTTGATAGTTCCGACGCCCCTTTGGAAACCCCCATTCGGGTTCAGTCCACTTCGTATTTGAATTTTTAATCAATGAATCCAGCGTGTAATAACTGCCTCCATTCCGAACCAACTTGATACCCGACTTCAACATGTTGAATCGGTCACAAGAAACCGCTTCTTCGTTTTGATATTTTGAATTCAAATAGTCCCCCCACACATTTTTCCATAACTCGCTAAATGTTTGGGTTTGCAACCGATGTTTTTCATCCAGCGTCATTTCATTCACCAGTCTTTGCACATAGCACTCGTTGTACACAGGATATTTGCCACGAATGAATTCAACAAACCCCAGCGTGTCTTTTCGTCGAATCATCAAATAACGCACCGCAGTGGACCCATCCCCATTCGACGCATCTTTATAGACAATGATTCCATTACTAATGATTGGATTTTTACATGCGTGCATCACATGCCCGTTTTTCCCGCAGTTATTGCAAAACATGTTTCTTTTAGAATACATGTTGTAGTTGTTGTGAAATGATGTGCGGGATTCACTGTTATGACTTGCATTTTCCGTTCCAGCGGTTTGTGATGCCACTGTCGTTGCATCCCTTTCATTGCCTTCGTCGTCTTCATTTTGTAAAGCATTGAATGAATACATTTTTTTTATTATTGGCAAAATACCTCTCTTATGTGTTAAATCATACTTCTTTTTATATTGTTTGAGTGTAAAAAACATCATGAAACCATCTCCAATTTACAAAGATGGCAATGCAACAACTGCACTCGATGCGTCTGTGTGGGGACCTCATTATTGGTTCGTCCTATTCAGCATGGCAGTAACGTATCCCGAGAGACCCAATGATGTCACCATAAAAAAATACTACGACTTCATTCAAAACTTGCCGCTCTTTTTGCCCAATCATCAAATTGGCAACACATTTAGTGAATTGTTGGACAAATATCCGGTTTCTCCCTATTTAGATAAACGCGAGTCCTTTATTAAGTGGGTCCACTTTTTGCACAACCAGGTCAACCTGCGTTTGAATCGCGACGAAGTCTCGTTGCAGGATGCAATTAATGCATACTATTCCAACTATAAACCCAAAGAAGTGCGTCTGCAGGAAGAATTCAAGTATAGACGCAAATTAATTTATTCGCTTCTCGCAGTTGGTGCTGCAACCACGTTGTATTATTTATACTATGCGTGATTCGATGCATGACGCTGCAATCAAATATTATGAAAATAAAATAATAACCATGATATGTAATGACCGCAATGAAACGTTGCAATACCACACGTCGGCGGCGCAATACTCATGCGCAAAAAGGAGGTATACCCATTTTTGCAGGTGCACAGGGCTGCGTTTTTAAACCATCTCTCAAATGCAAACATCGGACTCGCAATTATCATGATGGCAACATCAGCAAACTGGGTGAAAAGAGAAGTTCCGAATCTGAAATGAGAGAATATCAACAAATTAAACGATATTTAATACGCATAAAAAATCATAATAAATATTTTGGCATGCGAGCGCAATTGTGTGAGCCCGATGCCCTTGACAAATACGATTTGCAGAATTTTGACGATGTGTGCATCAACCTGGAAAACCATAACATCACGGCAGCAAATGTGAATGCGAATTTAAGCAGACTGCGCATGATAAACATGCCTGATTTAGGAATTGACTTGAAAAAATGGATGGACCAAACCAGTTTGAATGCATTCAAAATTCGAAAACTCAATGATTACATATCAATTCTGCTAGTCCGTGCAATTGGACCCATGAATCGATTGGGGGTCATTCACAATGACCTCAAATCAGAGAATGTTTTAATTGACTCAAAAGGAGACGCGCGCATCATTGACTGGGGGTTGGCAGGCATTAGCACTGCACAACAAGTGATCCCGTTGCACCATTTCATGAACAACCCCGTGACATTTAATCGCCCCTTTTCAACGATGATAATTTCCCCAAACTCGTGCGAACTTTACGCATCCAACGTGTTGAATCAAACACAAACGCATCCATCATTTGGTGAGGCGAAGCAATTTGCACACGACTTATACAAAATGTACATTCAGTCATATGACACCATCGGGTTTGAATACCTTAAATACATTTTTATGACAATGTTTGATGCAAACGACAAAGATGCAACAGACATGTTGATGGATTCGGTTGCAACTTACAATGCGGAGATACTACACCATTTCACAGACCCAGTGAGAAAGACATTTGACTTGAATCGATATTTTAGCACGGTGTATCGATACAACACGGATGTTTGGGGACTCATGTCAGTTTTTTACAGCATATTTATGTTGCCTCGTGAAAGCTTTGTCATGTCAAATGAAGCACATGCGGAAATGTTGCGCCGATATCGTACCCTGTTTCGCACCATTGTCTTTGCAAACGGGCACAAATGCATGAACATCGCACACATTTTGCAACACCTTCGGAAAATTAACACTGTGTTGAACAGAGACCCGAAAAATAAAACCGTTCGATTCAATTTCAACCTGGCAAATCGTCGTAGTCGCAACTCCATTCAACGAACTCTCACGCCATATCCGCATCATTGAAACAAATAAAATAAAGGCATAATAATAATAATAAGAATAGTGGGCATATAACCGATGAAATTGGAATTATTCGTTTTTGGAATTACTGCATTCCTCATTTTCAACACGTATTATGACGGCAAATATTTGAAAGTGTTTCACTCTTGGCAGAAAGAAATTAAGATGTCCACGTTTGCATTTGTTGGATTATCTCTCTACATCTTCCTCAAACGAAACCCAGACCAGTCTCACACAATGTTGTCGCACGCGAACGACATCATTCGATACATGCCGATTAGCCGGTCATCTGCCGACATGCTTTCCCCCTTTCTCGATTTTGCAAATAAGAAATCCATGTTTCAAGACGCAGATGCGGGCGGCGGTGGTGGTGGCAATGATTTAGGTGGAGGTGGAGGGGGGAGAAGAGAGGCGCAAATGGAAGCTCGTCTCCGGTCATCCGGGCGCAACAATGCAACCAAACGCAGCGTCAGTGAAACCAAGAAGAAGTTTGTGGCAGCACAGCAGTCCTGGAAATGCGGACACTGCGACCGCCAGTTGCCAGCATGGTATGAAGTTGACCATATCGTGCGCTTGGAACACGGCGGCTCCAACAACGTCGACAACCTGGTCGCACTGTGTCGCGACTGCCACGGCAAAAAAACCGCCATGGAAACATTTTAGCAAATGCATGCACATGCTCGTGTTTCATCATTTCATTCCATGTATTTTAAATATATGCAATGTATAATAATAGTTATAGTCGTGTTTTAAAAATAACAGCAATTTTTTAAGGCAATGCAATCCGCGACGACTCCAGATGAACCATCGTGGCAAAATCCTCGATTTCTAATATGGTTGTTTGCATTCGGGGCAATCATTTACAATTCAATTACTTATGCAAATGTTGCAATACTTGGTGATTTTTTTGGGTATTTTGTCTACTATGTCCTGGCCACATTGTGGTATAAATTTGCATATAAATACTCATTTTCATATGACCAGGCCGTAGCACCAGGAACCGATGAAGAGAAAAGCAATCTTAAGACGATAATAATGATGTTGATTAATGCATTGTTGACGATTGGCATTTTCGTGGCGGCCATGTTGGTGATCTTCAAAATGATGGGCGCCATGGCGATTTCTGTGTTATTTATTTTATTGTCTTTCGGGATTCTTTACGGTTATTATATTAAATCACAAATTGAAATAACCCCTGAACCAAGTAAAGTGTTCAGTTTATACAAATCCTTATTTTCCACGCTTTTCAAATTTGATTATGCTGCATTAACTCTCTTGTTCCCGATTTTCATGATATATGACAAAATAAATACGACAAATTCTGAATACAATGCGGATGTGAAGGAAGCGAAGAGTCAAACGGTCAACGATAAAGACATTCCATCTCCATTGGGAAAACAAGTTGTTTATGGAAGTGCATTGTCGATTCTAATGCTGACATTGGTAACATATTGGTGGAAATTCCGAACCACGATTCAACTTGACAACCAATACAAGTCAAATTGGTCGAGCATATTGAACAGTCTTCCACTTAATTTTCTAAAAGCGTTCCCATTGTTCGAATATGCCAAGTATGTTTTGAATAATGACCTTCTCGAGCTGGCAAAGAAATTTTCCATAATAGGACTTTTTGCGTATGTTTTGTATTTAATGTACAGCGTTTACATTCAAAAGAAGCCGCTGGTCCCGTGTGCGGATTCTTTGTTTTCAGCATGTTTTAAAAGTCCGTTCCCAATTGGACACGACATTCCTTATGTGAATTTGCTTTTTTGGATACTGATTTTTTGCTCTATTGTGAATGTTGTGAACTGGATCATTGGTTTTATTGCTGGAAAATATTTCCCAGAAATGGTTCCAACAGGAAGCTCTGGACCGGAATTAACAACATTGATTAAGTTGTTGCTGTTTCCATTTTATTGGTTGATAACATTGGTTGCAACGCATCCGGTCGCAACCATCGTTGGATTCCTGGCATTTGCTGCGCTGGGATTATTGTTGTATCGGTCTTCATTTGATTTGAATGATTTTCTGACAAGCCAGAAAGGCACAGTTGCGACTATATTAATCATGTTTGTGGCATCACTTGTGGTGTTTGTTATTTATTATATGAATTCATCCACGGTGAACATGGTTCAAGGGGACACAACGTATGGTGAATTTATTCTCAAGACAGGAATGGGTTCTCTGGCAATGATTTGCTTGATAGGACTCATCATGTATTTACTGAACTCGCACGATAAACTGGTGTCAATTGCCAGCATGGCACAATTCGGCATTAATGCACTGATTTACATTGTGGGGATTGCGTTCGCAATTGGATTGGTGCGCACCCTGTTTTCAACTTCCCGCAAAATGGGGGGTTCTATATTCCAGGTAAGTCGTGACCCGGAGTCCAACTGGGTCGTCAACATGCTCAAGCTGTTTGCCAACTTCTTGTTCTATTTGCCGTGTTTGATGCTGGACTTTGTTGACATGATAAAGGAACAATACAAACTCACAACTCGTCCCATTTTGATTTTATTGGCGATGGAATCCGCATTCATATTGATTGGTCGATTCATGCCATCGATGGTTGCAAAAGCAATCAATCACACTGGCACGCAAATTTTATCGGAACCCATTTCTTTGACAACGTCAGTTCCCATAACCACATACGACATTCAATTTGTAAATTCACAGGGGGTTAGTGCGATTCCTGTCGCATCCACTTCCACCATGGTTCATTTGAAAAACTATAGGTATGGCGTGTCTGCCTGGTTTTACATCCACCCCCAGCCGCCGAACACGAACCCAAATTATTCGGATGGATACATTAATATCATGCGATTTGGAGAGTTTGGACCATCGATGCAGTTCAGTCCAAAGACCAACACGATTCAATTTGAATTGTATGAAAAACCAATTAACCTGAATAAGAATGAACCGATGACCGTTTCGGATGTGCCATTGCAAACATGGAACAATGTTGTTATCAATTCTGATAAAGGGACAGTGGACATATTCATTAACAACAAGCTGGTTTACACGGGAGTTCACATACCCGATGATAAAAACAATGCACGTGCAGCCATATTCAATGTTGAATTGGGACAAGCGGATGGTGTTCACGGAGAGATTTGCAACATTGTGTTGAACACGGAACCGTTCACCAAACCAGAAATTTTGTGGTTGTACAATGCAAATAAGTCGCTGAATCCACCGGTGGTTGGAGTGGACATGGATGAGGACAATCAAGGCGATTCAGCAAGCTATTTGGCAGCTCAATCCGTTGACAAGAATGCTCCAAAACCAACGCCAATGCCATCAGTGAGCACAAACGGAGCCAAAGTGTATGGCATACTTGGTGCAGTGCTAGGTGCGATTTTGGGATGGTTATTCAATGACGAAAACACGACAGAATCCGCAAAAGGACTTGTGATGGGAGCAATTGTGTTCGGTTTAGTTGGTGCGTTGTTGGGTGCAACATTTAGCACGGATGGAACAGTTGCTTACATTTTGAAAACAGTTGCGAATATTTTTGTGAACACATTTTGAGCAAAATGCGAAATGTTGAAACCGCAAATAAAAAATATTATGTTTATAATAATATAGCATTATAGACATAACCACATCACTCATGAATCTTATAACCATTTTTGTTTTTGTGCTAATCATTGTGTTGATTTACATGGTTTACAAATTGATGACAAAAAAAACCACCACTGTGTCGGATTTATCGGACGCGTCCAAAACCATTGTTGTTCCTGCAAGCAAAACAGAAGGCAACAGCACCGGAAACAACAACTACGGATATTCCGCATGGCTTTACGTCGAGACTTGGAAAACGTCTGGTCAGTCAATGACAAACAAGAACATTCTTGCTCGATGCAATCCCAGCGGTGTTCCGTTATTCCAGTTGTATTTAGACAACAACCAAAACGATTTAACGCTGGTCATGAGTGATTCGAAAGGCGTTCCCATCCAATCATCGTGCGTCATTCGCAATGTGCAGCTTCAAAAGTGGATTAACATCACCATGAGCGTTTATGGCAACACTGTGGATTTGTATATGGATGGCAAACTGGTCCGCACTTGCATCGTGCCATCGATGCCTGCTTCGTTGAGCTCGGGCGACAACTTGTATGTTGGCGGTGGTTATGACCTGGTTTCCAATAAATTGGTTCCAAAAGATGGAGACTTGGAAGGATTCATTTCCAATGTGGTTTACAAACCAGACTATTTTTCACCTGAAGATGCATGGAACATTTACAGCACTGGATACAGCGGTGCTGGCATGTTCAATTTCCTCAGTTCATACAAACTCAATTTCAGCATCACAAACAAAAACCAAACACTTGGTCAATTTTCCATTTGATTCGATTCAATTCATTTGATGTTGATTCATTGTTCTGGTGCAATCCACAAAAATTAAATTATTATTATAAGTTAATAAGACATATAATAACATTTAGATTTAGCACAAATGAATAATTTTGGTGCAGCAATGGGAGATGTTGGTGCCGGTGGTGCTGCTCCTGATGCCGGAGCTGGTGCTGGATTTGGAAATTTTGGTGGTGGCATGCCAGACGGAGTTGCAGCACCATCCTTGACCGATTTCAAATCGCAAGATGTCGTTGGCGGGTCCCAGTCCTTTTTAGATTCAAATAGCTATGTTGCAAAGGCCGCATTTTTAATTTTGGTAGTCATCATATTTGTCTATGTGTTGCGAGTGTGCATTGGGCTTATTGCATGGTGGTTTTCTCCGAGCGGCAGTCCATATTTGGTGAATGGTGTTATTGATGGCAATGTTGGAAACCTTATCATACCTCAAGACCCAAGTGAAACCAATGCGGTCCCTGTCATTCGGTCTGTGAACGACAATGTGGGCATTGGAATTACATGGTCAGTGTGGTTGTTCATCAAGCAAAATAATTTGCCGGCTCCTCAAAAGTTCCGACACATATTTAATAAAGGAAGTGCAACTCCCAACAAAGATGGTTCTGGGTTGATGTTTCCAAACAATGGTCCCGGGTTGTATTTGACATACAACGACACGACAACCAACTCGATGTCGCTGAAGGTTGTAATGAGCACGTTTGATGACCCGAACACTTCCACAACTGTCGGCAACATTCCTGTGAACAAGTGGGTCAATGTCATCATTCGCGTGGAAAACACTGCATTGGATGTGTTTGTGAACGGCGACTTGGCACAGCGTCTGCCTCTGAAGTCAGTGCCGTTTCAGAATTATGGCGATGTGAATGTTGCAATCAACGGTGGTTTCAATGGTAATCTGTCATCATTGCGATATTTCAACACGGCACTCGGCACCCGCGCGATTCAAAACATCGTGAGCAATGGTCCAAGTTTGAAACAATTAGTTTCATCCGGCGGCGCACCCAGCACCATGGATTACCTCTCCATGCGTTGGTTCTTCTCGCAATGGAACGGCAACTAGAGAGAGAGAAAATGGAAGAATTGTTATTATTAAATGTGTATTCATTATAAATAATTATAACAATTTGACAATTCATTGTTTTATTTGAATTTCTCTCGACATCATGGACACAGATTTTGATTACGACTACATCATTGTTGGTGCAGGCCCCAGTGGACTTGCTTTAGCACAAGTTCTGTCCAACGTGTCAAAGGTGCTCCTAGTTGAAAAACATGATTTCATAGGAGGCTGCCACGGCGTCACTCGGGTGCATGACGGCATGATGACGGAACACGGCCCGCGCATTTACATTGACAACTTCCTCATGTTTACACAGCTCTTGAATGACATGGGGGTTCAGTTTGATGACGTGTTTGTAAAATACAATTTCAGCACGGTTACCATGATGTTGGAAGCCGTTCGAGTGCTGTCGTTGAGAGAAATTGCCACCCTGGGTTGGAGTTTCATTACACTGAATGATTCTTACAAGCAAATTACATTGCTGGAATATCTCTCTTCTCATGACTTTTCAAAAGCATCCATTGACATTTTGGATCGCATCGGCCGTCTTACGGATGGTGGCAGTGCAGACACTTACACATTGTTCAGTTTCCTGCAAATTCTGAATCAGAACTTTTTGTATGGCATTTATCAACCACGCGTGCCGAACGACGTGGGACTGTTTCGCATTTGGGAAGATGCGCTGGTGAAGAGAGGAGTGGTGATCATGAAAAATGCCACGATTGAGAAATTTGTGGTGGATGCAGATTCTTCAAAGATTGCGGGAATTGGATTGAGAGATTCGCGTGAAATCGCAAAAAATAAACCAGTGATGTGCACATGCAAAAAAATCATACTGGCATGTCCGCCACAACAGGTTCAGCACATTTTGAACCAACACGAAGAGTTGGGCGCAGCATTTGGCCCGGATTTCGAACGATTTCAGGAAGAAACGCAATATTTGCCTTATATTTCGGTGATTTTTCATTGGAGTTCTGAAATAAAGGTTCCAAAGATATGGGGATATCCGCGCACGTCATGGGGTGTTGGCAACATCGTGCTTTCAGACTATATGGATTTCAATGACCCGCGGTCCAAGACAGTCATTTCCACAGTAATAACCATGCCGGATGCGCCGTCCGACGCATTAAAGGTGAGTGCCAACGAAATCGGCGACAAACGCGGCGTGATGAAGGAAGTGTTTAGACAGTTACAGCAAATTTATCCGGACTTGCCGGAACCCGACTACCAGTTTTTAACGCAGAGCGCATATGACGCAGAACGCCGGCAGTGGATGCCGTTCAATCACGCTTTCATGACAACAACGCATGGCTACATGCCGAATCAGTCTGCATTGTTTGACAATTTGTATAACTGCGGGGTGCAAAACGGAAATAGCAGTTATAGCTTTACATCCATGGAGTCGAGCGTGGCAAATGCGGTGCACCTGGCGACGGAATTGCAGCCAGAAGTGAAGGATTTGAAGGTTGCAAAAGTGAGAGAAGCAACCACCGTGCGGGAAAGTATTGGCATTATTGCCGCGGTCACAGTTGTTTCTCTGATTGCATTGAACCAGTTTAGAAAATCAAAACCAAAATCAAAATAGAATAGAATATAAGATGAAATATGAATTAACGTCGTGTTTTTAATATCATGTTATGATAATTTGGTATAAATTGTAAGTGATTTCAATAGATGAGTATTAACGTCGACAGACATTATGCGGTTAATTCGAATGCCATCTATCTTACATGGAGCACTAGTGTAACTTTTCTCCCAAGTTATAAAGTGAAGTGGTCATGGAGCGATGGCAGTGGTTCTCAGGCACTTAACGGTGTAAGAGAGTACACCATAACTGGTTTGCATCCGAACACAACTTATGCTTTGTGGGTTGAAGTCTACAGCGCTGGTTCATATGTTACGGATTCTCCTTATTATGCTAATGTAACTTGGACAGTTGGACCGTATCCACCTGACATTGTATCTTCAACAATTGTGAATGGTAATCAACTTTCACTTACTTGGACACCTCCACGATGGAACGGAGACAATTTGAACGGCTCCTCTAGTATTGTGAATTACACACTCGAACAGTCTACAGACAATAGTTCTTGGACAAATATCAGTGGAGCGATACCTCCGCAAACAACATCATACCAAGTGTTCAATTTGAACGGCACATATTATTTTAGAATGTCATCAACAAACAATTTCAATTTAACTAGCGCATACGCTGGAATTTACACGGCTCCTACCCCGCCGACTAATGTGAATGTTTCTGCAATTGATTGCACAAGTACAACCATAACGTGGCAAGCACCATCAGTTAATATTGGGTCACCCATAACAAATTATCAAATCGTTTCTCCACAATTTACAAATGCAATATTGGTGAATTCGAATGTATTCACTTATCAATATACTGGATTAACAACGGGAACAAATTATAGTTTTTTCGTAAAAGCAAAAAATGCTTCTGGATTTAGTGGCAATTCTTCCACAGTCTCTGCAACCACGCATACGGCTCCAAGCGCACCTATTTTCCCAACTAATAATGCAATAGTTGTTTTGAATTATAGCGTCAACGATGGAGGAGAACCAATAGATTATTACATTGTGAATTATGGAACGGACCCAAGCAATTTAAATAAAACCGTGTCTCCAAATCCAACATCCACTCCAATAACTATCTCTGGATTGAATCAGGGTACAACATATTATTTTCAAGTGACCGCACATAATGAATGTGGATTTGGACCAGCATCTGCTGTTTTTAGTACAGTTGCAGCAGCCCCCCCGGATGCACCAAATCATCTCATTGCAAAACCTGATTTGAAAAGTGTGTCTTTGACATGGGATATTCCATTCTATGACGGAAGCTCTCCAATAACAGCATACAATGTGCAGTATCGACAAAATACGACACCCGCAAGTGCATGGAGTGGCCCCACGCAAGTGCTGGGAGCAACTCCTTATTATGTTCTCACCCAAATTGGTGGCAACAATTTATTAGATGGAACCAAATATGAGTTTCAAGTTTCTGCTACGAACCCGGGGGGTACAGGTCCATATAGTGAAATTGTATCGGCAACTACATTTTCCATTCCGGACGCACCCACCAACTTGGTGGCAACTCCTGGTTTGAAAAACGTCTCTCTGACATGGGACAGTCCATTGAATACTGGTGGAACTCCAATAACATCATACACGGTGCAATATAGAGTTCGTGGAACGAATCCATGGAGCACATTCAGTTCTTCCGTGTCAGGTTCAACTCCGTATTGTGTCGTGACCGGATTGCAGGATGCGACATCCTATGATTTTCAAGTTTCTGCTACGAATGTGGTGGGGACAAGTCTTTTTTACAGTGAAATTGTTTGGACAACCACGTTTTCCATTCCGGACGCACCCACCAACTTGGTTGCAACCCCTGGTTTGAAAAACGTCTCTCTGACATGGGACAGTCCATTGAATACTGGTGGAACTCCAATAACATCATACACGGTGCAATACAGGTTGCGTGGAACGAATCCAATAAGTTCATGGAGCACATTCAGTTCTTCCGTGTCAGGTTTAACTCCGTATTGTGTCGTGACCGGATTGCAGGATGCGACATCCTATGATTTCCAAGTTGCTGCTACGAACGTAGTGAACACAGGTCCTTACAGTGAAATTGTTTGGACAACCACGTTTTCCATTCCGGACGCACCCACCAACTTGGTGGCAACTCCTGGTTTGAAAAGTGTGTCTCTGACATGGGACAGTCCATTGAACAATGGCGGCACTCCAATAACATCATATAGAGTGCAATACAGGGTGCATGGAACGACTCCAATAAGTCCATGGAGCACATTCAGTTCTTCCGTGTCAGGTTCAACTCCGTATTGTGTCGTCACCGGATTACAAGATGGCACCGAATATGATTTCCAAGTTGCTGCTACAAACGCAGTGACCAGTGGTCCTTACAGTGAAATTGTATCGGCAACCACGTTCGCCCTTCCGGACGCACCCACCAACTTGGTGGCAATTCCCGGTTTGCAAAGCGTGTCGTTGACATGGGACATTCCGTTCAATAATGGAGGCACTCCAATAATTTCATACGTGATAGAATACAGACTGCATGGAATAACTCCACCAGCCGCATGGATTCCAACGCCGCCGATTCCAACATCATCAACAACACCGTATTATGTTGTGAACACGTTGCAAGATGGTTCAACGTATGACTTCAGAGTTGCTGCTGTAAACATAGTTGGGCAAGGTCCTTATAGCGGAGTCGCAACAACCACGACATTTGCAGTGCCGGATGCACCAACTCACCTTGTTGCTAAGTCGGGCATTAAAAGCATATCATTGACGTGGGACGTTCCATTTAATGATGGAGGCACTCCAATTACATCCTATATTGTGCAATATCGACTTTTTGGAACAAGTCCACCCAGTCCATGGATTCCGACTCCACCCATACCGGTTTCAGGCACAACACCGCATTACATTGTTACTGGATTGCAAGATGAAACCATGTATGATTTCAAAGTTGCAGCGATTAACGCAGTTGGAACCGGACCATACAGTGGAATTGCAACGGCTTCCACATATGGAGTTCCTAGTGCACCAATCAATCTTGCTGCCCAACCCGGACTGCAAAGTGTGTCGCTGACATGGGACCCACCATTGTATAATGGTGGCATTCCAATAACATCATATTTGGTCGAATATCGAACCAGTGGAACACCGCCTGGTTCATGGAATAATCCGCCCATTTCAGTGCCAGCATCTCTTGCTTATTCGCCTTCGTATGTTGTCGTTGGATTGCAACCCGGAACGTTATATGATTTCAGAGTTGCTGCCGTAAACGCAGTGGGTGCAGGACCATACTCTAGCATTGTCTCGGCAAAAACACATGGATTTCCCACGCAACCGATTGCATTGACTGCGGAACCTGGTTTTAAGTCGGTGTCTTTGACATGGAAAACACCATCAGATGACGGAGGCACTCCAATCACGTCATATATAGTTCAGTATCGACTCAATGGAATACCACTCAGTCCGTGGACTGTTGCAACCACGGTGCCAGCTGTGGTATTGCCATCGAGTGCACCAATACATTGCATAGTTACTGGATTATTAAATGGAACGCTATATGATTTCGAAGTTGCTGCAGTGAATGCGGTTGGACCAGGAACATACAGTTATATCACTTGTTCAACTGACACGGTGCCAGGTACACCCACAAATTTGTCAGGTGTTCCTGGAATTTTGCAAGTGGGTCTAACATGGAGTGCGCCAGTAAACGATGGCGGTTCTCCCATCACGGATTATTTGATAGAATACAAATTGCACATTTACTCTTCATGGAGTGCGTTTCCGCATGTTCCATCCATCGCAACAAACATAGTTGTGTCTGGGTTGACTGGAAATTATTTATACGATTTTCGTGTTTCTGCAATAAATGCAGTCGGGAATGGTAGTCCTTCCAATGTATTTGAAACAACCCCTTTCAGTGCAAGTAAGGTGCAATACAATAACTGTGGCATAAAAGGATATGTGCCTGGTCCGCCGCCATGGTCTCGGGCTGGTGGGAACAACTGCCCCAATTGCGACAGTAATTATGGATATGCCGAATGTGGTTCGAATAGCGAACCTTATAGCACGTATGCATTAGACCAACGTCGCAAAGCAGAGATTTTGAAATACAAAATGAATAGCTCACAGTTGTCTCCTGCAATGCTGTATTCCATGATATCGAGGAATGCATTTACGCGGAAAAAATCGTGGGCCACGCAAACACAAACATACACGAATCCAAACGTAAACAATTTGCCTGAAATTCAGAATGCTGGCATAACCGTGGCACTGCAATGCAATCAGCCGAATGTGCTTTGTTCTTTGACGAGTGATAGTGATGTGCCGGGTCCTGTCATCCCATTGTGCATTGATGAGAGTGTCCCATTGTATAATTACAAAATGCAAGTTACAAACTCATCTGGTGGAAAGTATCCGGTTGGATTGCCCATATTGCCTCCAGAACCTACATCCACACCTCCCCCGCCGCCTCCAACGCCGACGCCCACGCCGACACCCACGCCCACGCCGACGCCCACGCCCACGCCGACGCCCACACCCACACCGACACCCACACCCACACCCACACCGACGCCGACGCCGACGCCCACACCCACGCCAACGCCTTTGCCACCCGACATTCCTTCACAATGGATAAACACAACCACGTTTCCAAATCCGTTGAACTCTATTGCATATTTCGATGGAAGCGATTGGACAAGTTATTATGGAACAGCATCAATCAGTGGTTTGCCAGCATCTTACTGTGTGATTAAAACGACTGTAACTAGCACAATGTGGGTTGTCTGGTGGAGCAACAACGACATTGCAAAAGTTCGAGGATTTACTTATGCACCAGCATCATTGAATAACTATGCATACATGTATGCATTTGGTTCATTCGACACCGCACAAGCATTCAATGGCACATCATTGGTTGGAAATCCGGTTGTATGTGGTTGCATTGCACAGCTGAGGGTAAATTTGAGCAGTGTGACATTGGTTTCAATGAAGTCATTGTCTGGTCCACCATATGCTGCAGGTGTGGCGTCAACATCAACAACCACCGCCATTGTGAATGATGCAGTTGCGATTTCAAGCACGATAAATAATACACGCAGGGTTTACATTGTTGGATGCTTTGACACTTACATAAACACGGATGGAACAAAGAGCACTGCAAATCAACTGAGTAATACCGTGATTGCAGAGCTTTCCGTGACAACTGGAACAGATGACGCAACTTGGCAGAAATTTTATCAAACAAATGGAGAGATTTATCAAACGCTGGTCCAAAGTGGGGCATGGGGTCCAACATTGGCAAATGTTGTTTTTGTGGGAAATTTCACGCAGTCCACTTTTGCTGGAATAACAACAACCGTGAATGGTTATGTCATGTATAATAGCAATGGGTCTCTTGCAGTAACACTGAATCCATTATTGAATTCGACGGCAGTGGTGCGCGGAATCAGTAGAAGTGCAACCGACTCTTCAAGACAGCTGATATATGGTGGAACATCTGCAACAAGTGGAGCATTTGTGTATTCTGTCAATGCAGCAACTGGTGCAACCACGCCAATGTCTTTGCCAGGTCTTTCAACCACTTTTGTGGGTGGGTTGAATGGGTTGGCAAGTGGACCCATAACCGTCTTACCTGGCATATATGATGTGGTGGGACTGTTTGACCCATCAGACACTAACTCAATTACTAATTGTTGGTGCAGTAACAATTTGACGACATGGCAAAGACTCGCTTATAATTCAGCTAACAATATAGATGGTTCTTCTGCAAGAGGGCAAGGTTTGTTTTACAAGAACAATGTGCTCTACATGAATGCGGCAAATAATTTTACCCAGAACACGTATTTTAAATATCTTGGAACCCCGCCCACACCAACGCCCACACCAACGCCCACACCAACACCGACACCAACGCCCACACCCACACCAACGCTGTGGAATGACATTGGAAGTAGTTGGGCACCTGGGGTTAACTCTATGTTCAAAGCATCCAGTGGAAATTACTGGATTAATGTTGGAAATGCAATTTATGTAGTTTCTAATAATTTTTCTACGATAATTTCAACTGTTACCAGTGGTATAACTTTTACATCATCATCAACTAAACCAGTGGCGTGTTATTATGAAACAGGAAATTACATGTTTATAGGTGGTACATTCACAATCAACACCAATCAGGCTCAAAACATTGCGCGTTTTTCAATTACAAGTCCAAATTCACCAACGTTTGTTCAGATGTCTAATTTATCGACTGGAGAATATGGAGTAAATGGCAAAGTAAATTGCATTGCTCTAGACACTGGAACCAACACTTTATTAATTGGTGGATTGTTCAACAATACGGTGGGGGCACCATCACCAATTAACCTCCAAAATCTTTGCATCATGAAAAATCCAACTCAACCAAATGGAAGTCAAGTCTTTGGCACTTATTATAACGAACAATTGTATAACATTTTTATTACTGATGGAGAAGTGTATTCAATGTGTTGTGTTGGAAACAATGTGTTCATCGGTGGTGATTTTCAGTTCACGGGTCATAATCAATTGCAATATCACTATTGTGCATGTTTTTTGCTGAATTGGGAAAATACTCCCCCGTATCAACCATTTATTAAGTGCGGTCTTACTAATTCATGGAATCAGCCGGTTTATAATCTTGCAGTATCATCAATCAGTTCATCATATGTGATTGCCACTGGTGGGTTTTCTTTTACAGAAAATGGTCCCATAAATTATGGGTGCTACATCAATGCCTTGACTCCAAGCACAAATGCGCTACAACCAATAGTGACAACACCATCCCTAACCACATGCAATTTGATTGGATTGCTTGACACGCGTGGTGGACAAGACATAATGACAACTGCAGCAAATCAAGCTTACAAGTCGACCACAGCTCAAACTTGGACAAGTCTTAACCTGTCAAATTCAACTAATTTTTCGCCATCTGGAATCTCTTATAATTCAGGAACATCATTTGCAAGTTACAGCAATTATAACCGTGTTCGATATTTTGGTTCATCCCCCACACCCACACCAACACCGACACCCACACCAACTCCAACACCGACACCAACTCCAACACCGACTCCAACACCAACGCCGACACTCATCATTCTGGTGAATAATCCGGGCCCAAGCCAATTTAACCAGATTATTGGACAAGGAGACCTAACCGCGCAATTCAATATCACTGTTGCGGCGTCATATGCTTTTACGGTGAGCAATCTCATTTATTGGACCAACAATCCTTCAACTTATCCAGCGTCGTTTGGCATTTACTACTTCAATGGCGTGAGTGCTCCGTCATTAGTTCCTAACTCATCAAGTGCATTCACATTGAATGCGTCGGTTGCGCCTCGGTCATTCACTACTGGATACCTCCCACTAACACCAAACACAGCGCCGAATTCCTATTATTACATAGGCTTCGCTTGTCCAGGCACAACGCCCATTCCATCTGATGTCTTTGTGGGTTTGGAAAATACAACTACCAATGCAAGATGTTGCGTTGCAACTGCGTTTCAACAGGGCCCGTAATACAAGTCGGTGTGTGGCAAAATCCAACACACAACCATTTCAAATATGTAAAATTAAGTGATTCGACTAATTATTTTATTTAGAATGTATATAAACACAATCAAACAAAGCATTCAAAAAATGAATATCTCTCGCCTTTTGCCATTTCTTTCGTTGCTGATGTTGCTTCCTGCAACTTCAAGTGCAGACACTCTGCTTCCTCATGAGCAAACCAATTTGAAGCCAGGTGATTTGTGTCCGCTTATAAACATTGTTGAGCATGAGCTCTGCGTGAGCGTTGAGCATGCTAACCAATCACATGAATATGAACATGAACACATTGACTTGAAAAATGCATCAGGATTGTGTGTTCTTTTGCAAGATTACAATGCATCATTTTGTTCGAGTGATAAGTTTATTACCAAACCGATGAGCCTTGATGTCATGTCGATTCATGTTCTGGAAAATGAATACAATAATCACAGTCTTCATGAAGAGCATGAAGAACATGCGCATGAAGAGAATGAAATTCACAATGTGTGCCCGATTATCAACTTCATTGAGCAAGAGTTGTGCACGTCGCGCAATGAAGAGCTGAAGGTTCATTTTGATCCCAAACAGTTGTGCCTATTGTTGAACCTTACTTACACCGAGATTTGTGAATAATTTATACATTATGATATTGAATATGTTTTACATACATGAATGACACATGTATGTAATATTAATAACGTTCATTAAAAAAATGAAAACTCATGGGTAGAATGGTTTATTTTCTATGACCACGCGTTTTGCGTTTGCGTTGACTACGTGTTTTGTGTTTGCGTTGATTTCTTAATTTCATTCGTTTGCTTACCCCTCCATTATAACTCCCCCAAGCATCCCTTCTTCTATCGTTAAGACTCATATTTCCAAATTGACTGGTGATGCGATCCATACTATCAGCGTGACTTAAATAATTTGATTCAAACCCATTTGCATGGTTGCCTGTTGTGGTCCAACCTTGATAAGCCATTGAAATGTTCAGTTATGATATATGCAAACATTATATTTTTAAACAAGATTGTTTAATTTATTATCAAATTAATTGCATTTATTGTCTAAGGCGAGGATTAACGCAGATTGCGTGTGTGGGAAAAATGTCGCCTGACATGCACGTGTCTTCCTCGCCGACTTTTATGCAGCTCCTAAACCCGCGGTCTTCACCAATGTAGCAATAACCGGATTTGCCAGTGCGTTGTGTGCGACTGGTTGCATCATCGGGTTGCGGTGGCTGCTTCTTTGCATGAGACAGTGCTTTCTGCAATCCATCACTTGAACTCATTTGATAGGCAAATTTTGTTCTGGGTTTTTGTCTTTGTTGACGTTGGTCTTGGTTGTTCTGGTCCTGGTCCTGGTCCTGGTCCTGGTCCTGATCAGGTTGTCCCTGTTTTTGTTCAATTGTTTGTTGCAAAACATCAATTCCGCTGGTTGCAGCTCCGGCAGCAATGTCAACGGCTGACTTGGTTCCTTTGGCAGATACATCAATCGTGGTCTGGGCTGTGTCAAGCACGGCATACCCCAGAAATCGAGCCACTTGACGAAACGGAGGACCAAATGTTTCGCTGAACCATTCAGTTATGTCATCTAAATAGGTAAAGATATTGAATCCAATGAGTGCAAGCAGAAGAATAATTAATGCTGCGCGCACAAAAATTGACATCGTGGAAGAAGATTCGGGTGCAGGAGCATCACCACTGGCATCGCTGAATGAAAATGACGTGTCCGAAGGTGCTGAAATGGGCGCAAATGCAGGAGCAGGATATGACATATGTTTAAATTCAATTGCTATTATAAATTGCCAATATATTTAAATCAAGATAAAAATACAATGGCAATGAACTTTTGACACATTCACTATGCCATGCGAATGATGGTGTTCATTGAGTTGAGTTTGTCCATTTTTTCGATTGTTTTATCTAAATCGGATTTTGCCCCCCCTCCGGTTCCAGCGAGATAATCTGTTTTGGGTGCAATTTCGTTTTTCTTCACTTGCTTGTAAACCGTATCTATTTTTTTGACAACTGTCTCAATGGTTTCTTTATTAGATACAATTTCTTGTGTCATGATGACGGGTTCTGTGAGCAAACAAATTGCAAAGTAAATCAAATAGCGTCGTTTCTTTTTGACACCATCGGTGAAGCGCAAACAATACAATTTGAGCAAACTTTGTGTGATTTTGGATGTGAGTGGGTCAGGCATTTTTTTGGCTTGTTCCAGAATGAGTTCCCAAATGATCCAAATTGGGTCCATTTGAAATTTGGATTCAACGGGCATGGTGCTGCGACGTTCTCCAATGCATTTTTGTTTTTTTCTTTTGCACACATGTTCGAATTCCATGATCCATTCAAGCCAATAGGATGCTTGTAAACTATTTTTGGAATCTTTAGAGATGTGAAATGCGAATTCATTGATTGCGATGAAGAGTTCTTTCGGGTCGCCTGCTAAAAACACATCAGATGCATATGACACATTGGGTGCTTTTAATTTGTCCGTGATGGCAGTGCTGTCAAAATCCGTTTTTTTGACTTTGATGCCTTCCAAGCTGTATTTTTTTTTGGAATTGCATAGAACGCACATGATTTCGGCAAAGAGAGAGCGAACCTTGGGGTTGTTGCGCATGCGCAGTTCATTGCCTATGTAGCCATTTGCAACAATGCTTTTGAATGCTTCATACCGCATTTCCAAATAAATGCATAGCCTCGGGTTTGCTAAATGGATGTGTTTGCTAACAAACGTGACAATGACGTCCCACAATTCGGGGTAGTGTCCTGCACACACCATTTCGGCGGTCCAATAGCAAGCGGGTTCTATTTTTCCATTTTTTAGGCAGTTGAGCAATTCTTTGCGAACGTCGGCTTTCTTGTATTTTGAAAACGTGGTTCCTTTGAATTCATTTTCACTCCGAATGTCATTGATTTCATTATCGTTCATTTAATCAACAATATTAAAAAAATAAATAACAATATAACATATATTAATATCAACACATTATCATCAATAAATTAACACATTTCTCTCTAATGAATGCATTCAACACCTTCTGCAAGTCGATTGAAGAAAACGTTTGGTTTCGCACACTGCTGCTCGTGGTGACGATGTTGTTGCTTATTTCCGCATACAACAAAATCCAACGACACGGAAATCCTCGTCCTTATTCTGGTTCATTTATGGAATCATTCATACAAAGCAGTTCAGGCAGCAGACAGAGCAATGTGATTGTTAAAAAGGATGCGGATACAAAGGATGCTTTTTATGCAGCCGTATATGACCAGTTGTTTAATCAAAAGGTGAACAATGCATATGAAGTGGGTGCGATAATCAACAAGTATCCAGACATATCAAACCAGACGGTTGCTTTGGACATTGGTGCGGGAACTGGTGCTTACATGAATGCATTCACGCAACATGGCATAACCGATATAACTGGCATCGAAACCTCGGCGGATATGGTTGCACAAGCCAAAAAGACGTATCCCAGTTTGAATATAATCAAAGGCGACCCCACCGTGGTGTCTTCATTTAAGCCAGAGAGTTTTACCTTGGTGTCCATGATGAATTATGAAGTGTACTACATGCCCAATACGGAGCAGGTGTTTTCCAACATTTATGCCTGGTTGAAACCGGGTGGCTACTTCGTGCTGCATTTGGTGGACCCGAGCAAGTTCAATGCAGCGAGTATGTTGGGTGGGGACAATCCAGTGCCCACTCTCAGTCCCGAAGGCAAGAAAGCGCGCAGCGTGGTGAAGTTCGACGACTTTGAATACAAGTCAGATGTGCAAATTTTCCCGAACGATTTTGTGCAGTACATGGAAGTGTTCACAGATGACAAGACGGGCAAGGTGCGTAAAAACGTGCGCAACTTTAAGATGCCGTCTCCACACACGTTCGTTGAGTTAGCGAGTGGGGTTGGATTCAACATGCTTGGACAAATTAATCTTGTCAAAGCACAAAAAGAGCATCAATTTTTCTACCTGTTTTACAAACCGGCGAATTGATTTTGGTTTTGAACTTGATTTATTTTATGCAGTGCTGAAGGCAGTGCATGGAATTTTACTGTTGCCGGCCAAACACACAACGGGTGCGGTTGCATTGGAGCCATGAAACATGTTGCCGCCTCGGCGAACACGAGTGCGGCATTTGCATTGCCTGCATCGTGTGCATCGTTTGCATCGTTTGCATGGAGTGCATCGAGTGCGTTTGATGGTGTGACGCTGGCGTTTGGAGTGTTTTGTTTTCATATTCAATTTATATATTTTGCAATATATAAATAAATTTGCAAGGGGGGTTATAGTTTAACGCACGTATTTTCCTGCTCGTGCAAACGAATCCACGATGAAAATGATAAACACGCCTAAAAAGCAATACAAGACCAGTTCTTCGGTGACATGCCCTGTTTTTTCATCATGCTGGTCTTCCAAGAGAGAGATAATGCGGTCCAGCTTTTGCAACATGATGTCCTTGTTTTCACCGTCGTCATCGCCCACACTTGATGCCTGAAACACAGTGGGCAAATATTGATTCGCTAAAGCCTTGGCTCCTTGAAGAGAGAACGGTTCTTTGGCAAGTGCTGGTTTCCATTTTGCGCTTAAATCATCGGGATTTGCTCCTGAAAATCGGTTCCGGTTTGGAACTGGCTCGGTTTGAAACTGTTGATGAATGGTTGTGGTGGGATTAGACAAAGAAGATGCATTTGGAGTGGATGCCATGGGGACATAGTTGTTATCATCATCTTCTGAATCGCTGACATCGCCATCGTTTTCATAACTGTGAATCTTTTGAATGAGTTCTTGGACATATTTGTGTTGTTGTCTTTGTTGTGGTTGTCCTTGTCCTTGTCCTTGTCCCTGCACTTGTCCTTGTAGTTGTCCAGGCGGTTTGGATCGAAGTGTTTTTTGATTCGTCCTTAATATTCGTTTGGGTTGATTCTTATCCGATTGCATGGTTGGCGTTGAAGCAACCTTTCGTTTCACTTGTGGTTCATCATCACCGTAATTTGAATATTGCAAATATCCAGACATCTCCTAATAAAAAGGCAGATAATATTTTGTTTTTGTTTATCTTATTGTGTTTATCTTATTGTGTTGGTGTTGGTGTAAAAATATAATAATTAGTATATTATATTCAGCATTTTCTCTCGTTTGTTCCTAAACAATCTATCAAAAATGTTACAAGATTCATTCAAATGGTTTACACCGGTCGCATTTGCATTCGTCATTGTTTGCATCATGTTTGCTTCGCCTGGTTTATTTTCGAGAGAAAATGTCTTGGGGAAAATAATAATGGTTGCAACTCTGATTACAGCGACGTGTTACAACCGAATTGCCGGAATCATCACTTTGATCGCATTTATTGCCATATTGAATGATGTTCAGATTAAGGAAGGCATGGCAAATCCTTTAATGTCTTTAAGTGGAGCAACTCCAACAACTCCACCACCTTCCATTTCGTTTAATACTCCAGATGAATTTAGGCAAAAGTATTGTCTTAGAGGAGTTCCTGACCCAGTAGACGGAACACTAAAAACAAGCTACATGATAAACCTCACATTTTTCACTGGTGTTGATGCGAGTGGAAACGTCACTTACGGGAATGATACACTGAAGGCAATGGACCGAATTGACGAACCATCGTTAAAAAATTGTGCTGGTTCGGGTTTCCAGAATATATGCGACCCGAAATGCAACTGGAAAATGAAAACGCCATCCCCCACGTCAGCCCCCAGCGGCAATGCAACCGAAGGCTTTACTCAATCGTTTCGTTCTTACATTCGAAATGGAACCAACTTAATGACAAGTGGCATAAACTACCTAAAATCAAACGCCGCTCGCATAAAACGTCAATTGTTTTAGTGTTTTTTATTTTGTAGTGTTAATATAACATTACATCAATTCAGGACCGATGCAATCAATAGTTGATTTCATTGTTGGTTGGTTAAACTATGCTGTGCATCGTTTGAACAATAGTTTGTTTTTTGCAGGCATCGTAATGCTCACACTCAACATTGGAGCACGATACATTGAACTCAAGCTGGACCCTTCCACTGAAAATTTTCTGAAAACCGCACTCACTAAAGAAGTGCTGGTGTTCTCAGTGTCATGGATGGGTACACGCGATTTAATATTATCTCTCGTATTAACTGCTGTTTTTGTGGTTTTAGCGGACTATGGGTTGAATGCAAAAAGTCGCTACTGCATCATGCCTGAAAAGTATCGCGCAATGTCAAATTCGATTGCCACAAGCACTGGCGTTTCTAGCAACGCTTCATCATCAACCGTTTCTCAAACCGCTGCAGCAGTGGGTGGAATGTCCAAGTCAGGACACACTCCTGGAAACGTGGTGACTGACAAAGAAATCAGTGATGCAATGGATGTGCTTGAACGTGCCAAAAAACAGAGGGATTCTATGAAACACAATGACTATTTAACAGCATTTCGGTCTGCAAAATATTGACGACGCGATTCATGTTCATTGAATAAGTCCACTCCAATGATTATCAATTCACGTATTGGAATATTAAAATATAAACATAGTTTAATATTCTATTCCATCGAGTTGCATTGAATACCCAGCAATATAACATGGACAATTTGAATTTATTTGGAAGTGATTCTAGTAATAGCATTCAATCTTCTCGGTTTGCTGCGAACATAAGAAAAGAAACATATGACCCATTGTTAATAACATTCAATTCCATTCGGACTGCAAAAAAACCGGACAACGCAAACAAGGAGCCACAAGGTTCAAATCAACCCACGAGAAACGCAGCATCACTTGATTTGTTTTCTCAGAAGATGGTTTTGGCCAAGTCATTTGAAAGTTTGGATGAGGCACAACGAAAAACACAGGTAGAATCATCGTGCGACTATGTAGTATGTGTGCCAACCTCATTTGAAATAAACAAGGAAATGATGAATGCATTTTATGAATCCATGTTCAAACAATCGTTTGAGAAAAAGACCGATTTCAGTAATGCAGCGGCAAAAATATTCATGAATTGGACCATGTTTGAATCATTCGTAAACTTTTCAAAATTGAATGCGCACAAGCGCCAAATTGCGTTAATTGAAACGTCTTATGATGCTGCAAAAAAGGAATATGGTTCTTTGATTGATGAAATGTCAAAACTTTTGAATATTGGGCTTCCGACAGCATCCGTCAATGTCAGTTTGGAAAAAAAATACGCGATTGTGTATTCAACACCCACCGTTCCGTCGCTTGACTTTCTACCATTTGCGGTTGACTTTGGTCAAGCCGGCTCGTTTGGTTTCATCCATCAAAAAATGTTGACATATTTTTCGAACTACTTTCAAGCGCTCGTATTGCACAATAACACCAATTCTGTGGGACGCATTCCAAAATACATTCCGTTGCTGAATTCAAATCTTCCAGCTGCCAGTGGTGCAACCCAAGTGAGTCATGTAAATGACGCGGCCACAAATGTGTATGCAACACCTTCTCGCAATGTTGAAGTGATGTCTGATTTTTTGATTGGAATCATGACAAACAAGGGATTATCAAACCGGTCCGATCTGCGATTGGATAAGGTCAAAGCAATACGAGAGAAAACGTATTTATGCACGTTTAAATCAACAACTGAATACAGCATGAATTATGAAACATTGTTGAAACGACTTTATTACAAATTCCCTTGTTATTTGACGCCTTCTCTCGTCATGTCAAGTGAAGAAATTAACACAATGGAAGTTGCAGTCATCACCAATGCGGTGGGGTTCGAACTTGGTGAACTGTTTGAAACCGCGATTTCAGAATGCAAAGAAATGAAAGCATACAATGTCATTTGTGCAATTGGAATTGCAATGCAAATATTCATTCGCATAAACTTCAACCTAGAATTTAACCGCGATGAAGCGTTGCACCATTTGAGACAAGACATTGATTTTGGGAATGGTGCGATTTCAGCTAATCCAGACTCATTGAATCAAATAGTTTCGGATGCTCTGAACAATCTTGTCATTCATGGAAGAATTGAACAGCACCAGTTAAATCCATTGATTGGTGCCGCATGTGCAATGGCGAATGCAGTTTATGCTGCAGCAGTGCACCAAGTCTTGATAACACAGTCAAATTCAACAACAATATATGAAGACATGCACACTGCAATGAACAACGTAATAAATGACCAGTCCAATTTTGCATGGTTCATGCATGATAATGACACCCTATTGTCTGTAATGAAATACAGCGACCAACCACCGGCTTATTATCCCAAACGCGCAGACCACTTGAAAACATTGTATAAACCAGGTGCAGAGAAGGAGAAGACCGTTAAATCAGTTCAACTGAAAGAGCAAGATGAATTCAATCAAATAAGTGATGAAATGTTGTATGTCATTCATGGTCCATTGTATTTTGATTACGAATGGATATTCCGGCAAGACCCCGGTTTGATAAAGCACATTCTCGGGGAGGAGTTGCCGCCTGAAAATGCGTCCGCCACGGCCACCAAAGAGCAAAGTCAATGGATTAGAAGGGAAGACCCACTAACAGAAAATGCGCATTACATCAATCGCAATCCAACGAATCCAAATTACCCCAAAATGCGGTTTGACAATCCAACAGTTCCACTTCCCAGAAACGTTGAACCAAATAGATATTACCCTGAAAGGTCATATGCACAAATATGGAAAGAATTGTATGTGTCTCCTGAACAAGCGAAATCCGACAAGAATGGCGTTGCAGCAAATGCTCGTAATGCGTCCGGTTTCACGAATCGAATTGCTCAATTAGCACCGGAGTTTGGAACCTGGGATACTTTAACCACTGCTGCAAACACTGTTCTTGCCGGGGTAAGGAATGACATGGTTGACGCAATGTATGACTGGACAACTCCCGGGTATTACCGATACGAAATGACGGTTACAACTCAAACCAATGCAAGTGAACAACTCACAAATCGGTTCACACAACTGATGCGCCCTGTCGAAACGGGAACCATTCAAGATTTCACGGAACCAAATTTACCCACGGCATATCCGGCACCTCTCATGTTCATCACACCGCCGATGCGCGGACCAACCAATTCATTCATGATTCATGCTTGGATTCCAGACTTGAGTTCAGAAAACAGTCCGTCGTATCGCACATTCATCACCATTGACTCCAATGGAAAAAAATCCTTGAATCGGGTTGCATACGTGGAACATTTGTATAAAATGATGCAACTCATATTCAAGACAATTGTATTGAATGCAAAAAACACAAGAGGTGCGACCCCGTCTTCCACGACAATGGCAGCGGATTCCAATAGAATTTGTGTCAAACTTATGGCAATTGGATATGGCAATGATGATAGAAATCTCAAAATGGTGAGTGATGACGACAAGAAATTCATTGGTGATTCGTTTTTTTATGCAGTGAGAGACTACAGCATGTTTTATGAGCAAAACAATGTGTACGTGATTGTGTATTACAATGAAGCCACCCAACAAGATGTAAAACAACGGTACAATGAATACACAAGCCAGCGCGAAGCCGTTTTGTTGAAAACCGGTTTATCTGCCACTCAAACAACCACAATTGATAAGAATTTGAAGTTGAATGTTTTTCCAGTTGAAGATTTCTTCACTCTCAAATTTCCGATTGACAAAGTGCAGTTGCAAGAGAAAGACTTGTTGTATTTCGTGAATTATTGCAGCACTCCCCGTGCATTCATTGGAAATTGCGGGGAATGGCCAGAAAACATTGAAGAACTCATTGACAATGCAATTCTGGGGTTTAGTGCTGGGTCAAATCAAAAACTGTTGGAGTCTCTCGCAAATGCACATGCATCAATTCGTGCTTTGCACACAAAGCGTGGAATTGATTTGAAAATGAACCAACTCGCAGTGAATCTGAATCAATGGAATGAAGCGACGACTAGACCCAAAGAACTGGTTTCTTCACAAGAGAGAATAAGGGACAAATATGTAAAATACAATGCGAATGACCGTGTTGTTCAAGCAAGTGAAGCAAATAACAGACCCATGAATGTGAATGTCAGTTGGTGGAAAGGACACGATGGTGATTCAAATAATGCAATCCCGCGCAATGCATACTTGAGTTCGTTTGATGAACATGTATTGATTTTGAATAATTTATTGCGCGCGTTTCACGCATCAGCACCTCATTTTGAACATCTTTCATTTATTAATAGTGCAGAAAATGCAACCATGAACTGTGGACCATACACGACCGATGCAAACGTCACGGCAATGACATTTGAGAATGCAGTCTATGCATATGTGCATGCCAAGAAAATTCTAACAATGCTCTCAAAAATAAAGGCAGACAACAATCAGGTTGACGACCAAGACATGGAACATGTTTCAAATGCGCTTGGCGCGCTTACCGTGAACATGTCATGGTCGATGGATGCTAAGTTTACAACGGGCGCATGCGAAGGTGCATTCATTCCGAATTCAAGTTTACTGCACAATCCGTTCATATGCACCCAGTTATTGGACATCAATAAATGGCAGTATGTTGATTTTGATGACATTGCATCACGTGAAATAACTGGAACATATCCATTGTTGGACCGATTGAAAAAGTTTGTGGACAGTAAAATTCAAGAATCAGAGTCATCCAGTCAGTTCGCATCAAAAAATGTGGATGCATCAAGTTCGGGCATTCTGGTTGTTTCAAAACAACCGTCGATTGGATTGTTGATGAAAAATATAAAAATCATATTTGAAAATTTGTTTCAAAAGAATGCGCCATTAAAGATTGATGGCAAAGAAATGGTGTTAAACAATTATGCATGGCCGGAAGAACGCCTTTACTGCAAAATGCGCAATGACACAAAATTGGCTTCTTTCAAAAGTGGCAGTGGCAGTGGCAGTGGCAGTGGCCGTGAAAAAATGATTGATTTTGCGGTTTTAAGAGGTCTTCGTTCATCATCCAATGCAAATTGTATCAAGTTTCCATTATTTGTGGTGCAGTTGATGTTCACATTGTTTGAAGGCAAATTGTCGGAGATGACAATGGCGGACCAGGCAAGTCTATCATGCGCGTCAGATGAAACCATGCTGGGAGAGAATTTTAAAATTGTGTGGGAACAAATGATGCACAATTTGAAGGCAAAAGAGCAAAATTTCACAATTGCCAACATTTTCAAACGTGTTGGACTGAACCCAGTCATTCAGGAGTATACATACACTGCTTACTTTGATGCAGGGTCAGCGACCGTGTTAATCAATTGCATAAATTCGGCCACAAATCCTCTTTTAACAACGACGAATTCAGAAAGGTTGAAAAAAATCAATGAGGAAGTGTCGAATGATGCATTGCAGGGAAATGAGAGATTTTATGACACGCCTCGATTTGATTTGAGTAGACCGAATCAGTTGCCAATCATTCAACCAAATCGTCCATACAATTCGATACGGGCTTTGGCCAAAATTGCTGAAATATTCAGCATGGTTGAAATGCATGGAGTTGCTGGAGTCAATGTGCCCGATGCCAAGCTTGTGGCAGTTCAGGAAAATTTGGCTGGGTTATTCAGCGGGTATATTCCAGAACTCATTCAACCTGGGAATGCACGAATTGGATGGAATGCCGCAATACAAACCGACAGCACCATGCTTTACGTGAATCCAATTGTCATGGTGAATGGCAATCTTCAAGACATCACCAGTTATTTGACCACAATGAAACCCGGTGATAAAATATTGATTGAAACCGATACCAATGCCAATGTTCGCAGAGAAATAATAAACTCTGCTCTCACTGCATTGAGACTCTTTGGAAGAAAAATTGGACGAGGCGGTCGTAGTTTGGGTCGAGCGGCGATTAAACAGTTTTATAACGCATTTTATGCCGCGTGGAAAGCAAGTGCATATGTGTTTGCATTGGTCAAACAGGTGATACGAAACATTGATTTGTTTATTTCAAATGATGATTATGCAAACTTGACGTATGCATTGAATCGGCTGAAAGTGATGTTGACCAATTTTTACAGGGCAGGAACTCTTCCAAAGGCCTTCGTTGTTGCAGTGTATCGTGGCCTAAAAGCCGTGTGGGAGCAACGAAAGGCGAATGCTTCCAATGATTTGTCTAATTCATTGGACAATGATCCGGCCGATATTTTGAAAGAATCCGTAAACCATAAAGTTGAATACGCTGAGGATGGCACCCTGATTATAACATTGTTACCAGAGGAACAAGCGAAGGATGCAGCGGCAATGAATGCAGCAGTGGATGTGATTGAACACGATGATGAGGGCAACGTCATCCTGACAATGGGGGCATCCGCGGCACCAACATCTGCACCAACATCGGCACCAACTGTAAAAAAATGGGATGTTTTTAAGGATGCATTTAATAAAAGCATTGAACCAAACCTTCAATTTGAAAAAGCCCCCGACATTCCAGGTCAACCCGTTTATGATTCGTCTCTTGCTGCTGGAGAAACCGCGGCAACCGCAGTTGAGACCAGAGCCACAGCCAAACGCGCAGAATTGGATGCAGCAAATGTGCAACAGGTTCAACGAGATGAAGATCAAGCCCAACTGGACGAAGCAGCAAACATATATAATATACGATTTGAAAAGAGTCAAATGTGGTTGGTTACGGCTGTTCCAACCAAGAATGCAGTGTTTCCAATAATAAACATTCCAGTGAATCATTCCCGATTGAGAACTTCCAATTTATCGAATTTTAGCGGAGAGGAAATCGAGAATGAAACAAAATTAAAGGTGCAGTTTCAGAAGTTTTCAAAAGAAGAAGCCATGTGAACCAAAATTTAAATATTTATAATTTATATAAACCATTATTTATATAAGTCGAAAAAAGCAAATGACGTGCAAATTGAACGCATGCACTGAAAAAAGCACTAATTCTTACAACATGCAACACGTGATTGTTGGTTCCATCGTCGGATTGGGTTTACTGTATGTGATTTTTTCGAAGCGCAAGTGATTTATCCGATGCACTCAATGAATTGTTTCATGCGGACAAATATCGTTTTCATCATGGTGCTCACTGCTTTGTCAACAAATGGCGGAATGGAAATCACATCATCTGGCTTCGACAGTTGCAATCTGAATTTGTAATAGAATTGAATCGTGTGTGCATCATGCGAAACATGAATTGTGATTTTGGAATCGTCTGAATCGATTTGTTCTGCACGTTTTGGAATCAAATGTCGCAACAAAGAGGGTGAATCCTTCGGGACGTTTGAACTGGATATTTCAATGATTTGAGCTTGTTGCTCTTGATTTAGTAAATGCGGCATGTCCGTGTAAACATGCGTATATCTCTCACCCAGTCCCATTATGCTCTTGAAAATGAAAAGAATTTCTGCACGAGCTGGATTCGTGGGGTCGGGAAATGCAATATGATATGAATCAAACAAGTCTTTGTTCAACTCAAACATCATTTTGTAAATGTCAAACGTCAACAATGCATTGATTCTAATTTTGGGGTTATTTGCCCGAAATTCAATCAAATACATGTAGTTTGGTTTGTCTCTGCTCAAATACACGGAGTCTTTGTCGCATGTCATCGTAAATTTCTCTGACATTTGTTGATGGGTTGTGGATTTGCAATCTAAATATAATCGCGAAATATATATTTATATTGTTTCTTTATAAAAATGCATTAGCTCTTACGAATTGCGAACCAATGCAACAACACATTTCTTCTAAATATCTAATGCCAAACTGACCGTGTTTTTATCAGACTTTTGGCGGCGTTTGCTTTTGTGTGGTAAATTATCATTCTGCAACTCTTTCAAATCCGAAATGCTAATGGTGCTCGTCTTGTCTTCGGTTGCCGGTTGCAAGGGTTGTGATGCCGATGGTTGAACTTGTATGGTTTTGGTTTTGAGTCCAGAGAGAATGTTGGAAATGTCAGTGGGTCCACGCATGTCAGGCCGCTTGGAAACAGTTATTGGAGGAGGAGGAGGCGGCGCCGAAGAGGCAGATGTGCTGTTGCTGTTTCGCGCGGCATTCAAATCCGGGCGATTGGCCGGCATGGGAGGCGGGGCTGTGTTGTTTCCGGCACGGAACGGCGTTCCTGGGTCCGAGCTGGGGTCACGAACGCTGGTTGGAACGGGTGGCGGCGGCGGGCGCTGATTTGGAATGTATGGTGGTGCTTGGCGCGAAGGCGCCGACTGGGTTGGAGGAGGGCCCTGCTGGCCTTGGGGACCTGAACCTGAACCCATCAAATCACCCATGAAGTTTCCAAATCCAGGTCGATTCTGCGACATCGAATTCACCGCTGCTGCAGTGAACTGTTGCATGAGTTCCGGATTTTGACGCATGATGTCATCCATGCCAGGCATTGCGGACTTGAACATGGTGTTGGTCATGTGCAACATGATTGCACTGCCACCCAGTTGGAACAGCAGCTTCAGCTCGGGTGCCATCTTGGCCTTCGACTTGTACTTGTCATGCAGCTCCGAGAAAATTTCGTCATAGTCGTCTATGTTCTCGTTCACCTGCTCGCTCCATCCATCCAGCTTCAAATCAAAGGGGTCAAACTTGTTGTTCAAATATTCAATGCCGGTGATGACGGACATGAGCATTTTGCCCTGGAACTTCACGCTGTTGCGTCGTTCTCGCTCCTCCAAATGCGTCTCGTATTCGCCCTTCATTTCTGCCAACGATGATTCCATGGAATACTTCTTCGTGAGGGTGATGCCCTTTTGCTCCAAGTCCTCCAGCTTTCGCAAATACTTGAATTTCTCTCGCAGCAACTCTTCCTTGGTCATTTGTGGTTGAGAGTCCACTGGTGCATCCGGATTCAATGGCACATTGTTGAATTTTCCAAATCCGTCCCATGTTTTTTTGTCGTCTTCGGCAGATGCGGTTGAAGTGCCTAAATTGAATCCACCACTGCCACTGTTGTTGTTTCCAGCACCTAAATCAATCGGTTCATCCTTGAATGACACACTGTTGCTGGAACCAGAACCAGAGTTTCCAAAAAACAAGGACTTGCTTGAAGAAGAACCGCTTGGAACTGCCACGTCGCTCAGCTCATTCAATTCTGCTTCCAATGCATTCAAGTCACCAATGTCGATGTCGTTGGAACCTTTGTTGCCACTGCCATTTTTTATTTTATCATTCATGAGGAACTCAAGACCGCCGCCAAAGTTGGAAGACTTGCTTCCTCCAATCCGCGAATCACTTGGCAAATTTGAAATGTCAATTACTTCTTCCATTCAACTATTTTAGGGGGAGAAATGCAGTTGTGTATCTATTCTTATGTTTCATTTATATCTTTTAAGTTTAAATCATACGCAATATAAATTTTAATAATTCAAATAGTCAAATCATTTTAATTCAAATAATCATGCGTTTCATGTTTATTTGTTCATTTGTTCATTTGTTCATTTGTTTACATTTTCTCTCGTGTGCAAAACCACCATACTCCTTGCAAGAAGCAATCTGCCAAATCATCCTTCTTTTTGTGTTTCTCGAATTTCAATGCAAATTCGGTTGGCATCAGTGTTCGTGTTATTTCTATGCTGCGTTTTTTCCGGTCAGCATATTCGGTCTTGTCATCGTTTGCAGCATCCGAAAACAGCTTTAATTTGTTTGTGGCCGATATGAACTGAATGTTGGGAACTCCGCGCATAATAAAGTATTGAGTTATCATGCCTTGAAGTGTTTTCATGCGAGTGGCCAATGTGCTTAACTGGTTTTCAATGATGACAACATCCACGCCTGTTGCCACGTGAGCAAGCGCATCAAACTGCTGAAGCATATTGCGTCCTATCGTAATCAAATCCAATGATGCTGCCGATATCACTTTGGGTTTTGTCGAAACAGCAACCAAGTATTCGGCAGACAAAGCGCTGACAATGTGTTGCATCAGCTTCAATTTGCTCTTGTTGCATTTTTCAGGAATGGAAGTCGAGAGATATTCACTGGAAAACGTCTTTAATTCATCCAGTGTCATTTTTTTAAGAATTTTTGATGATGCGATGGATGGTTGCAACGGCATCTTGTATCCCGAAGAGTTTGCATGTCGTGTGCAGTAGTAACATTCGACAGCCGCGCCGCCTTGTTCTGCACTGGCGATTGAATGCATGAATTTCGCGGTAAATTTGCATCCAGCACTTGAACAAGTGAGTGCAACTGGGGTTTCCGCATTCGCCGTGTCGCACAAATTGACAGTGTCCCATGCAACAATTCCAACCCGTTTCATTGTCGACTCTGGGTCATGCTCATTCATCGCCCCATTGTCGCGTTCAAACAGACAGTATGCCAAATTTCTCATCCCCACGTCAATGCTCAACACTCTCATTTTAAATGCAATGCAACGACGTATAATTTTGCAGTTATGTTTTTCTTATTTGTGTTTATGTGTTTATGTGGTTTGGTGTTCGAAAAATAAAATATAACACCATTTTATAAAATGACAAAATCATCATGTGGATGTAGATGGAAAAAAGGTGGCAAATGGACGATGAAATACAAACGAAGCATTGATTGCAATGCACCTCGTGGGTTTTCACAACGTCAGTATTGCAAATACGGACGACGCAAGACGGCTAAAAAATGATTGAATGATTGAATGATTGAATGATTGAATGTTGAGTGTGGTTGAATCAGTTTGGATTGGGATAACCGTGAGTAAGCAGATCGTTTTGCGTAATAACGGGGGCAATCATTCGCGACTGCAGCTGTTGGCGCGACAAATAATAATTCTTCAAGTCGCTGTTTTCATAACCAAATGGCTGGCTTCTGTCAAGCACGCCGCCAAAAACATAAGGCACATTCGGTTGAGGCTGGAGTGGATTGCTCGTGTTATAAATACAGCTGCCGCACTGGTTGCATGCTTCCAGTTGATTTGCTTGCATGATTTTCGTGGCATTGTGCGTGAGATACTGACGGTACTGCGAGTTGGATGTTATTCCGGCTTGTTCCTTAATGCGCTCATTTATGACTGCACCGGGCTGCCAGTCCGCGTAATTGCGTCCATCTGCCATAATTGGTGGGAAGTTGAAATGGATATTGTTTGAACCTGCATAACAAGTTGCCCAGCTCATTCGAATGGATGTATAATATAATGCTTGTATAATAATTATATTATATTTTGTTAAATTGTTGATAATCTAAGACCATGAAAATAACTTTTTGATTGAAGTGTCTTCATCCGTTGTTTTCTTCTTCTTATTTTTTACATCCCCATTATCGCATTTGTCAAAGTCATTCACAGAGAAGTCGCCAGGTGCAGGCGCGAGCTTCCCATTTCCATTTCCTAAACAACACGTGCGCATGATGCGTTCAGTGACAAGATACGGGTCCATGTTTGCTGCAGGACGCCGGTCTTCTAAATAGCCGTACCCTTGATTTGCAACATGCCGTGGAATGCGAATGCTGCGTCCTCGGTCGCTCACGCCCCACGTGCATTCATGCATGGAGCTGGTTTCGTTTCTTCCGGTCATGCGTTCCGCGTTGTCTTTGCCATACACGGCCATGTGGTCCGCGTGTGTTGCCTGCAGTTGGATGCAGGCCGATTTAATGGCGTCCATGGCGTTGTGTGATTTTGCGCGCATGCTTAACGTGCTGAAGTTGGTGTGTCCTCCCGACCCATTCCATTCGTGCTTCAACGGTCTTGGATGAAACGACACGCCGCATCCGTGTTCCTCGGTGATGCGCATTAAAATGTAGCGCGCCATCCATAACTGGTCTGACACTTGCAGTGCAGGCAGTGGCCCGACTTGAAATTCCCATTGGGATGCCATGACTTCTGCATTCGTGCCACATATTTGAATGCCGGCATACACGCACGCCTTCAAGTGCTGGTCCACAATGTTCCGCCCAAAACAGCGGTCTCCACCCACTCCACAATAATACGGACCTTGTCCTCCACATCCAGGGTTGTTCCCATTCATCCATTGATAGGGCTGATTGAAATATTGATGCGACTTCAATCGTTCAAACAACACGTACTCCTGCTCAATTCCAAACAACGGTTGGTCAGATTCACATGCCGATTCAGTTTGCACACACCGAACACGCGCATTTGTGGCATGCGGTGTTCCATCTTTATTGTAACAATCGCACATCACCAAATTGGATTTGAAATGTCCTCGTTCTCCAATTGGCGGACTCTGATAGAACGGATTGGCATAAACGGCAACGGGGCGAATCAGCACGTCGCTGTCAGTTCCCGTTGCTTGTCCCGTGGATGAACCATCGAATGACCACTCCCATTTTGATTCAACGAGCAAACTGTCCACATTTTCATCATGAACAACACGGTTTTTGCTGCGTAAACCACCGTCCGCATCTATCCACACATATTCTAGAATGTGTTTCATAAAATTTGAGAGAAAATGCCTGCAAAAAATGAATGTATAAATTTGTATTCATTCATTCTTTTAAGTCTATTAAAATGCTATTTGTTTCATTGTAAAAGTTGCACAAGGTCCTTCTTTTTCAATTTTTGCAGGTCTGCCTCGTCGCCTCCTAGGCCGCGTTCTTTGGCCAGTTGGCGCAGTGCTGGAACCGACATGTTGCCATAATTCAGGTGAACTGCGGATTTGTTATTGGAGGCCGCTGCAGGTTTGTATCCAATTTTCACTTCAAATTTTTGTGGTTTCTCTTCCGAATCAGAGGACGATGAGTCGTCGTCATCGTCATCATCATCATCGGAGTCAGCAGCAACTGCAGTGGACTTGAGAGAAATTATTTTTTTGAGGTTGGGGTCATTTTCATTGTTTTCATTGGTTCCAATGTTTTCAATGTCAATGTTTTCGATGTTGTCAATGTTTTCGATGTTGTCAATGTTTTCGACATTGTCAATGTGTATCTGCTTTTTTTCGGAAGATGCTGTCATTTTCTCACACATCTCGTTGAATTCATTGTGATATGCATCGGTTTGATGAATCTCGTCCCCAATTGACCACTTGTCGTGGGATGAACCAGATTCGGAACCGGATTCGGACTCGGTGTCAGATGACTCGGATTCTGAATCAGTTGATGACTCCTCGTCTGAACTCACTTCAATGAGACTGTTCTGCGTAATCGTGATTTCCTTGTGGCACTGTTGTGTCGCGGATGATTCTGCATTCGGTGGCTGGGATGGATGTTGTTGCTGCAATAACCCTCGAGAGATGATTGCCTGCATGATGCGCGCTTGCTCCATTTGCGACTGTTCAATGAGCGATAGACGCTGCTTGAAATAATAAAACACTCCATAAGAAATGATTGCACATATCGCTAAACTAATAAACGCGGTCGTTGCAACTGAAAATAAAGACCCAGTCATTGAATTATGTATTAGTAATTGAAATATTATTTAATATGTCTTACAATCAAATAATAAATAAAATGTGGTTGAACGAACGCAAGAACCAATAATAAGAAGCGCAGTTAAAGAGTGGTCAAAATGCTGCGCGTGGTTTCAACAATCGATGCCGGATACTGCAAGTCATACAGAACTTTGATTCCTCCTTTGATAGATGAAATTCCTGGACGCAATGCGTATAAGTATTTGAAGTCATAATTGCCGCGGTCAGCCACTTCCATGTGCAAGTTTCTGATTTTATGGATTGAAGTGTTTACGGGTGTGGTCGATTTATTTTCGATTTTCTCTCGTTTGTCAGATTCAGAAGATGTGTTTTCTTGCTCAAACAGTTTGCAAAGTTGGATGTAGTGCGTGGTCAACATGAAGTCCACGTTGTCCTGTTTTGTGAGATGTGTGATGTATCCGTAGGCACTGGCAATCGCTTCATATGGATTGGTTCCTGAATACAGTTCATCAAATATGCAGAAGTGTCTGCCTGGCGTCAACTTGTCGAGAATCTCTTTGCATCGCCTGGACTCCGCCTGGAACAAGCTGTCGCGCCCGGACGTGTCGGGAATGTTCAAGTAGCTGTGCAGCTGCTGATAAGGGCGAATGCGCGTGCCCGTTTCATAGAATCCATGGCCGAGTTGCTGTGAAAACAGGATGTTCAGCATTGTCATCTTGAGAATGGTGGTTTTTCCCGATGCGTTTGGTCCTGTGATGACCAGTCGTTTATTCAATGACACCGTGTTTTTCACCGGGGTCTCATTGTCGCCAACGACAGTTGCAACATAATATCCATTTACGATTTCAGTGTGATTACAGGATTTGGTGGGCTTGGAGTTGGATTTGGTTTTGGTTTTCTTTTTGTCCTTGGGTTTGGGTTTGTCATTGTCCTCCTCGTCCACGTCGTCTTCATTGGGTTCATCGCCGGTGATGAACTCGCATGCAGCAACCTTCTTGGCCTGAAGCAATGCACCGAAGTGTGTCATGTGCTCTGCAAATGCATTGAATCCAAAACTGTATTGCATGCACGCTGAAATGGTCGCATCGGAAAACACCGCATAATACTGCTGCATGATGTAGCCAATTTGCAAGCACTTCTTTGCGGTTAGCACGGGTGGGTCGATTCGGTCCAATGCCACAACCATGCGCTCCAGATGTTCGCGGTTAGAATTCAAATCCGACACGAATTGCTCGTAGGTGCTGTTTCCTTGTGCATGGGCGGCAAATTGGCGCATGCGTGCAATGGTTTGATTGGCATAAGCGCGAATGGCAGCCAAATCATCATGAATGAGGAACATGTTGCGATAAAAGCGGTGGCATGAGACCACGTTTTGATACATTTGCACAAAGTAGAATATCACAGACACCAGAATGTAAATGCGCTTATCCCAACTCACGGAGCTCATGTCAAATATGAGTTTTCCGATTGCGTGCTGTGAAAGCATCATTTTTATGATGCCGAAATAGGTCATGAACGTGATTGGCACGCTCTGCAACTTCAGGAGGAAGAATGGCACGATGAGCATAATGACCGGCATCAAAAAGGAGAGAATTGGAGAAAATAGGTTGTACATACTGTAGCATTGCAAGAATGTGGGGGAACGGTTCAGCATATCCAATGGTGCGTAGTCAATGTAGTTGAACTTGTCGTGGAATGAGGCATCGGTCTTCATTCGGGTCCAAATGGCTTCGACTTTGTCATAATCTTCGCGTTGGTTGGACTCGTCATTTGCCTTTGAAATGGCGGCAATGAACCGCTGCGTGTCTTGTAAATGTGGAACATTGGTTGTGATGTGTTTGGCCCACATGCCGAGATATCGTTTTGCAAATGTTGAACGCGGTTGAAAAATGTGGGCATACATTGGTGTTGATTCCGTTTCGGCATCAGGATTATTATTCACTTGTTTGGTGCATTCAATGAGCTCCAGGTCGGACAACACGCTTTTGTCAATGGGACATAACTCATCGGCACTTAAGTATTCCATGGGGAGCTTAAACGTCGTGTCTAAATGGGTTGATTTTGAGTTTGATTCAGTTGCACTTGATTCTTGGGGTTTGACGTGCGTTTCTTCTGACTGACATTGCTGAGACTGACATACTTGAAATTTTGCTAAAAGTTGCTGTATCATTTGATTGACTATAACAAATGATAGAAGATAATGCATTGAATTATACGAAATATTTAATCAAAATGAGATCAAGCAGACACAGAAGATTTTATTATTTTATCTGATAATTCAGTTAATAAACGATTGACTCTATTTAAGTTAGGCATGTCCTTTTTATTTTGTGTGTAGAGTTTTTCAATATCTATAAGCAAACCATCAAATATTGATTTTTTTTTGTTTTCAGGTTTTAAACTGTCAATTTTTCTTCTGCACATATCAATTCGTGCTTCTACTTCAAGTTGAAGAGGACGGGTTGGATCAACATGTAGTTCGGCCATAAGTTCTTCCATGGTGGGTGCCAAACAAGCTTCATATTGTTTTGCAAAATTTTTAACTAAAGAATCAAAAGAATAAAATGAACGTTCTCTAGACATTTTAGTCTCCGAAACAGTTCCAGTAATTATTATTTGGGAACGTGTTAAACTAATACTTGTGATTACATAATAGCCACTTGCCGGTATGTCTTGCATGCATTCAATAAATTGTTCTGTCACAATAGCCGGCTTATTCAATGTCAATTCAAATTGGAGATTCTGAGAGTTTACAAAATCAACTTCAAGTTTGCCTTCAATAACACTTTCATCTTTCAATTGAATTGCAAAATTATCAAATTCATACTTTTTTTTCTTTAGGTCAATGCTGTGAGCTTTTGTCACTTCTGCATAATTCATATATCCAATAAATTCACGGCTTATGCTTAACTCATTAGGATTGAGTTTTAAAGATTGTTGAATTTGTTTTTCAATTGTATCGGGTTTGGATTCTTCAACAGCAGCGGCAGCAGAACCAGAAGCAGTCGGAAATTTCATTTCAAATTCGTGAAAACCATTCTGGTCAAGAAAAACAACCCCATCAAATGGACCACCCTCTGCAACGTATTGGTGAATGCCTTTCAAATATTTTAAAATCTTTCTTCCATAATCTATGTCATCTTGGTCCCTGGAATTCTCATATTTAAGAAGCGGTCTGTTTCCAATGTAATATCGCGTTTCGCCATCAACTATTGCTTTGGAAACTTGAATGCCTTGATACAGAGGTCCACCTCTATCGTTAATGTTGTCGGAGCCAAACCTTTTGGCAAATGCTTTAAACATTCCACCTCGCTTAGTGGCATTTCGCAAATGTCGACGGTTCGTTTTGCGACGACCATGATGCAAGTGTTTTTTAGTGTGCTTAATGCGCTTCATTCGCCGTGTGGCCATTCTCCAAAGTTAATAAAGTTATTATAAAAGAAAGGCAGATAATATTGTGTGTGAATTATGTATTTTCATATTGGATTAATAAGATTCCAGTAATTGGTTCATGCTCTTTTGAAGTGTATAGAACGAGAAGCCGAACATGGCACTCATTGCAATCAGCCCAGTCAGGTTCGCGTTTCCGTCCGCGTTGAATAATGCAGAAGGCAAGTATCTGAACATGTATCGTTTCACAGCAGGCAGTTGAAACGCAAAATAGAGGATGGCCAGCATGAGTGGCGATTGGATTTCTTCATAGAATGTCTCTAAAGTGTCTGCACGATTAGACCCGCGGGTGTTTTGTTGCATAACGCGTTCAAGTGTGGAGCTGGTTTCATGGTCTTGAATGTAGTCCACATGGCGCTGAGGTTGTGGAACGTAAGTGGGTTGAACCTGAGCATCTTGCATCATGATGCTCGTGTCGCGTGGAATATCTCTCGACGGAAGCGCAGTCATTCCCGTCATGCTGGCACGTTGCACGCCGCTCACCAATTCGTTCATCATTTTTTGATTGGGTTGCTGATTGGGGTTCAGCGGCGGTCCTTGTGAAGCCGGTGCTAAATCGGGAACATTTGGTGAATAAGACATGGCACCCGGTTCTGCCTTCTGGATAACAACATTTTGGTTTTGTGAATTAGCATTTTGACCGGATGCAGTGGGTAGGTCATCAATGCTGGTGGTGTCGCTCATCTTTTATGTATTGCATAGATTCATGTTTTTGCCGTATAACGCAAAGCAGTTCTTGCGTGTTTCCTAAAATTAAAGCAAATCATTCATTGTTTTGATTGAAAAAAATGAATGAGTCATGCATTTACATTGGTGTAATCTCTCCCTTTTATGCCTTCCGTTTTACACATTTGTAAACTTGCCCCAAGGCTGCATGGTTTTGCAAGCCCCGCTCTCGCTCGCAAATATCCCGATCTAATGCAGGTTTATCGGTGTCTTCGCAATAAATGCAACTGAATGCACTCATGAACCTTTTCAATTGAATGAAAACGGTGAGACTAATGACAACCTATCGGGTCCATCCCCACTCTCTTTAACGTCATAGAGCCAGACCAAATTAAGTTGAGGCATATGTGCACCTCTTTTGCAGCTTCTGCAAAGCAGCTGAAGTGGATTGTATACCGGAGATACGTTTCGATCGTATGTCCTCGTGGTTATGAGCCACGCGCGCTGCCTCTGCGCCACCCCGGTGATAAGATGCTCCAGTGCCTTGATGCACCAATGCGATGTGTGATAGATACCGGCAACTGGTTTCGATCCAGTGTCCTCGGAGTTATGAGCCCCGCGCGCTTCCTCTGCGCCATGCCGGTAACACATGCTCATGTTTATGGTCCCTCGAGCTATGACCACCAATTCTGTAAACTGGCAAATTGGAATATACCCCCAGTCAGTTTCGATCTGACGACCTCCGGCTCATAAGGCGATAACCATCAGTCTTTCGGACGTTATGCACGTAGAATTGGATGACCGACGATGTTTTACGGCGCGCTTCCTCTGCGCTATGAGGGTGAAATTTTTGGAGGACCCCTAAGAATTTCATGGGACGGGACACCACCGGTTTTCCCTTTTTTTGCAGTGGCACTCATGGGATTCGAACTTGCGACATGTTAGTTGCTGGGTGTGAGACACTGTGTCGGACAACTGAGCCATGTGCACATTCGTTGCGAACTGCTTGGAACATCATGCAGCGAAATGGGTATAGTAAGATGACAATTTCTGGATGACCCCATTGTACCCCTCATTCAGAATTTTGTTTAAAGCGTCACGTCTATGCGTGAATCATCACATTTTGTGCTATTTATATTATACGTGAAGCATTTACCGTCATATTTGAATGTGAACTTTTTCGTTTCTTCCATGTCCGGCGCCTTGAACACCATGCAATTGCGCCCATGGCACGTCTTCCTAAATAAACTAGAAAGACCCAGACCCATTATTATTCCAAAGACAACTCGACTTGTGGAAGAATGAATGAAGTCATGTAATTGCATTATTTAAATGCTAAATGTTTAAGTTGTTTTATAACTATATTTTATTTTTTTTGAAACATCTCGATTTTGATTAAAATGTGGTCCAGCAAATTTGAATTAAGTTTGCATGGGAATAGTTTTCAGGTCGTCATCACTGGTGGGGCACTGCTTGAACGTTTGTTCAAATCGGAAGCAGTTGTGCGCCTTGTCACGGAAATTGAAGTGGGATTCATTGTCCTGCGTGGGATACACAATGACCACGCGCTGCTTGGGGAGAGAAATGTAGATGTAAAATACGCCGATTGCAAAACTGATGATGAATGCCGGCCATGAAACGTTGTCCAGAACGGACATGATTGTTGGTGGATAATAGAGACTGATGCATATTGCACATATTATAATTTTGACTTCATTTTCTCTCAACCTCTGCTTTAATGTTTTGGTTTATATTTGGCGATCGGCACACCATTTTCCACGATGAACTCAATCAGCTCGTTCTTGTCGGTTTCGGGGTCGTCCAGGTTGGCCACTTCATACACGTCACCCGTAATTCTCTCCTGGTCCTTGGTCCAGTTGAAAATGTATGCAGCAAGTTGGTCCTTGCGTTTGCGTGCCAGCCGTTCACGCAGCTGTCGGTTTCGCGCCTCCACCGTGATGCTCGGCACATCAATCTCAAACTCCAGCTGCTCTAAAGTGTAGGGTTTTTGCACCAGCCGAAACATGTCGGTGCCTAAACTGGAGTCGCGTTCGACTGCAGAATACACATACATTTTATTCATGATGCTCTCATTCAATGGCACTATCTTCGCAATGTAGAGTGCAACTGCATCTTTGACAAAAGCAGACTCCTGACCACTTGATTCAGCACCTCGCCTTACAATTTCCTTAAATTCTTGCACCGCTTCGTAAAATCTGGAAACCAGTGCATCCACTTCTTCACGACGCTCTTCATTCCGAACCACGTCCAAATACCTTTTGCGAAATCCACCGTAAAGGTCAAGTGCCTGATTCAAAGCGGCCCGGTCGGTTTCAAACTGACGCAGCGCTTCTTCTTCCGTGATGTAGTTGAACAGCAGGTCAAGCTTTGTCTTAATGATGTTGTCCTTTAAAACATCGGCATTCTCAAGCGAAGCATTTGCAAGCTCCTCTAAATTCATGAACTTGCCCTTGACAATTTCAATTTGCAGGGAGCAAGGTTGTGTCCGGTTGCCACACTGCGCGCGCAAGACACCATCTTCATTTGTGAAATGGGTTCCTCCAGTTTGACCGCATGACACGCACTTGCGATTTCGTTTGAGCTGCATGATTTTAGCACGTTTTTGTTGAATTGTCATGGAGTCGGACTCTTTGATGGCATTTTTTTGTTCTTCATATCGTTCATCATAGTCATGCTTGTATCGATAATACTCATTCAATGCATCCACGTAATCAGCCTTGGACACATTTGTTATTGGACCTTGACCAACCGACATTGATTGCTTTCGGGTTTTCTTATATATGTTGCATATTATTTATATCCCACAGCATGCGCATTCAACCGGGTGCACTACAAAAATATTTTGCGATTCTTTATCAACTCCACCTCTGGAACCTCCCATTTAGGAAGTCCAGTGATGAAGTTCCCACGTGATGCAGCATGGTTTGCAGCATTCACCATTCGCAATTTAGAGAGAATGTATTCTTGCTGTTTCCTGCGAATTTCAACTTGCTCTTCTGGGGTTGGCTTGCTTCTATACTTGTAATAAAGCACTGCAGCCAAGACAAGCACAAATGCACCCAACATGCACGTGTTGAAAACTGCATTATGATACTCCTCTCGCAAACGATTGCATTCTTTCAATACTCCGCCGAAGAAGTATTTGACACCGGGTTCAATGAGTGAAGGGGATGGTGCATTCAATGGACCATTGAAGTAAGAGGGCATGTGAATTGGATAAGCCTGCTGGTGGTGGGTATTTACATTATGCCATTAAAATTTCAAATTAATTTATACACAATGTTTATGTGCATAAATAAAACATTCAACAATAATATCACATTTACACCAAACAACATATAAGAGCATAACAAGATGGTTGCAGCACCTACAAACACGACTTCCACTCCCATTTCGGCCAACAATGGAATGATGAACATTGGAATTTACAGCATCGTTTCTGCCATATATTTGATAATGGATAATGAAAGCCAGTCTCTGGATAACAACCCGCGCGAGAATATGTCTTTTTATTCGATAATGAAACCCATGTCAATGATTTTTCTGGCAATCATCTGGCTGACACAATTCAGTCTCACATTCATGTCATTAAAAAAACAATGCAACACCCCCAATTACGGTTTGGCTGCGTGGTCTTCATTTACAACCTTTTTCTTCCTATTTGTTCCCATTTTTGTGTGTTTGGAGTTGAATTACAGTTGGTTGCGCCCTTTTGGAAACACCATTGGATATTTAATCAACAAGTTAAATGGAGTAATGTCATTCATGCAGAGAATCATGCGCACCAAGTCAGACAGCGACAAGGTTCAAAAATATTTAGACTACATGAATGATGACCCATGGGCATTGTTTAGCATGCTGACCACGTCCAGCAATGCTCCCGATTCGATTAATGCAAGCAAAAAATTTGATGATTTGAAGTCATCGGGATATTTGAATGCATCGTTGCCACAAGAGGCAAAGTCAGAATTTGTGAATTATGTTCGTATCAAAGAAAACATTGCTAAATTCATGTTTTACGTGTTGACATTGAATTTCATGGCAGACGTCACTTATATCATTGCACAGGAAAATTCACCGTGCAAAATCAACATTGATGCATCAAGTGATGCATCTTCTTATTTCGACAGCAATTCCACCAACCAGAAGAAAACGGTTGCCACCAAACCTCCCATCGTTTTTAAAACTTCGGAATAAGTTCACCAGCTCAACAATGGAGTGGATGCATACAACACCAACAAATAAGAGAGAATTGCAATCAATATTGCGACAAGCCATGCAGGAACCACCGTTTTTCGCTTGAACCCAATTCCAAATTGCCGCAAACTGCCGTCATCATTATACATAAATCGTGGCTTGAATGCTTGAATTGTTGCAAACACGGCTAAAAACACCAATATGGCAAATGTTGTTATGTGCTGTTTGATAAAAAACTGATTGAAAATTTGCATCAGATGCTATACAATGTGATATTATATAAACATATAATTATTTATATAATTCTGCGTCAATGCTTCTTTAAATCAGACAATGGATGCCACTGTCCGCTGACATCATCCTGATATTGAAAATGCGCATCTGACCACACGTTGCACTGAAAATTTGCATCAGACACCACTTCATTGCTGTGAACACGCGCAAACTGTCGCAATGTTTCAAATGCCACTCCGTCCGGAGTACGAATGATGCGATTGGTTTCTGCATCAAATGTTGCAAACCACTCATGCATCACATGATTCAATGCAATCATGTGTCTTAACCGCATTCCGTCCTTCAAATGCTTAAGTTGATTTATCTTACCTATGTTGCGCGAGCCTTTCAATGTGCCGCCATTTCCACTTGTCGTGCTTTCAGTGTCGTCATCATCATATCCACAGTCGGTGTGAGAGTCTGGTTCTGGTTCTTGGAATTGTGGTTCTGATTCTTGGAAGTGTGGTTCTGGTTCTTGGAATTGTGGTTCTGGTTCTTGGAATTGTGGTTCTGGTTCTTGGAATTGTGGTTCTGGTTTTTGGAATTGTGGTCCTGGTTCTTGGAATTGTGGTCCTGGTTCTTGGAATTGTGGTTCTGGTTCTTGGTAGCGCACCAGTTTGTGCAATTTTTCAACTGCGACTGCTTCTTTCACGTAAATGGTTCCATAGTACCAAATGCAGTCACTCGTTTCAAAGACACTTGAAATGGGGGCTGGTGGTGCTGGTGCCAGTGCCGGTGCTGATGATGGCACTGAAAACCACCTTTTAGGAACAATCGAATTCAAATAACTCTTTGTTGCCGTCTTCAACCCATAAAATAATGGATTTTGTTTGTGTGCATGAATATGTGCAGGCATTTTTTGAACACCTCTCGTTGTCGAAGGCGAATGTTTGAAAAATGATGGCATTCTTGTTTGTAGTATTAATTGTGTGTTGTCAAACATTCTTTATGTTTGTATTCGTGCAATAGATTTTTGTTGCAAAGATGCAATTCGTTGTGATGAATTCAAATTATTATTTAGATTAAACATCACATTTCACATCATTGGATAGTTGTGGTGCGTGATTGTTCACACGTCTGCTCTAATTCTTGGAATGTATTGCACCAGGACCATGACTTCATGCAGGTTCACTTGGATGATTTCATTGGCCCATGATGTTGTGCATTGTCCTCGTTCTTCATCAACCACAGAAATTCTCTCTCGAAACGCAAACCACTTGATTTCTGGAAACATGGGGTCAAAATGGATTCCTTCAATGCGTCCAAACCGTAATCGACAAAATTCATCAGCCACATTTGACGTTCCCGACAACATCATCATGTAGTGTATGTTTGGCGTCGTGCGTCCAACTTCAATTTGTTGATAATAATTGTCGTTTTCATGTTTTGGAATGATAAAGAGGTTGACATCTCCCATGAAAACGCAATGGAGCTCGCTTTGATTGCAACACTGAATCGCATGGCCTCGAACGATTTCCATCATGTGTTGGTGCATCACTGATTCGCGAATATCAAAATCAAGTTCTCTCAATATCTGATTTGTCACAAAAATTTGTGAATTTGCAAATGATTCATGTTCCGGTTCGGATTCAGGGTCCGGTTCAGGGTCCGGTTCATATAAAATGGTCCGACACATTGGACATGTGGGTTTCACACTGTGTGCATGCCATTTCAGAAGACACGATATGCAAAACAAGTGTTTACACACAGTGAATGCATGATTTTCGCCAGTTTTCAACGCGTTTCCACATACTCCGCAATCTCCAATGTCAATCGGAACAGCAGACATCTGTGTTGAATTCATGATTTGTCTAATCTTGTTAAAATAAACTTTGATTTTTTACGATTTTGTGGTAATGGTTGAATTAATGAAATTGAAACAATGAGTTTAAAATCAACATTATTAATGTTATAAATAGTCATACTTGTAAACCCATCTTGATATGCCACAAATGTTTGAATTGATGTATCATAAATCCAAGAATTTCTCTCTGTTTGAAACTTTAGAAAATGCAAACACTGGACTACACAACTTGCAAAATTATATCCCCATGTATAGACGATTCTTTTCACTGTCTGACACGAATCACAACAGCATCAATTTAAACCATCGAAATCATGTCAGTTCAGTTCAAAGCGGCACAACAAAAAACAGTGTGGTTGCATCATTTGAATCGTCATTGGATGAAACGCATCCATCGAAACGAGTGTTCATAAAATATTCGCCGTTGCTGGACCCAATCAAGTATTTGTCTGGAAAATACGACATGCAGGCGCCGGATTTGCTGGTGCTTCCATCATATGCAGAAGCCGACAACATGGTGTCGGTTCATAAAAAAAAAATGAATGACCCAAATAATTCATCGTATGTTGATTCTTTTTTTACATATTTGAGTAGTCAAGCACTGAACACGCACGGATTTGTGCACGGACTAGATTTTTACGGTTCATTCTTGGCAAATCAAGATGAATTCACGGTAAACGTGTATGATGAACTCGAATATTTCAGTGGTTGCGATTTTTTTTTGAAGAACAGAAATGAACTATTCCGCATTGATGAGGCATCATCGGATGTGTTTGAATCAAATCGACGCACTGGAACTCAATCCAACCCATTGACGTCAAAACCCAGCGTGAAAATTGGAGAGGACGTGGTCCTCGAAGAAGATGTGATTGACCCAAATGCGACCACATTTGACAATTTGTTTTCGGCTGCAAGCGAAAGCAACGTTTCAAATTCAATTGATTTAAAAGAATGCACCGATGAAGAAATGATGATTCTAAGTGTGGAAGACTCGTCCAACCAGACGAGACACTCCAAATCCAGCGACTCTTGCTCTTCACGTTCATCGGATGATTACAGCGACATCGACAACGAAAATGAAAATGGTGGCGACGCAAATTCGGAATTCTCTGAAAATGATGAAAGTTATGACGGAACAGATGAAATAGATGATGAAGACACGGATGACGAAGATAAAACCGACTTCGACGAAGAAGTGCACAATGCTCACATCTTCAATTTTCCGGTGCACGCAATTTTGATGGAACAGTGTGAAAACACCCTGGACAGCTTGATGTCAGGCAAGAACGAACTGTCGGACCCTGAATGGGCTGCCATTCTCATGCAAGTCATCATGACGCTCATTGCGTATCAACACATGTTTGCAATGACGCACAATGACTTGCACACAAATAACATCATGTTTGTGAAAACCGATAAGAAATTTTTACACTACTTTCACAAGGGCATCTATTATCGTGTTCCGACACATGGTCGCATCATGAAAATCATTGACTTCGGACGAGCAATTTACAAATATCGTGGTCAAACCATGGTGAGCGACAGTTTCGACCGCAACGGTGATGCAGCGACACAATACAACTGTGAACCGTATATGAACCCGAAAAAACCGCGACTCGACCCCAACCCCAGTTTTGACCTGTGTCGCTTGGCGTGTTCGCTATTCGACTATTTTGTGGAAGACATTCGCGATGTGGATGACTACAATGCCACTCTGAAGGAAAGCCGGGTTGCCAGCATTGTCATCGACTGGCTCAAAGACGACAAGGGGCGAAACGTGCTGTATAAGAAGAACGGTGACGAGAGATATCCGGAATTCAAATTGTATAAAATGATTGCACGCAGCGTGCATGGCGCCGTGCCGCACGAACAGCTTAGCAAACCGGTGTTTGCACAATTTGTCACAACGCGCAAACAAATCAAGGGCAATGCACACATCATGGACATTGATGCACTGCCTTGCTACAAAGATTCGCAATAAAATGCAAAATGCAGCATTTGCATTAAACAAATTAATTTGATAATATTATATAGATTTAAATACACGCTTGCATTTTCATCATATTGCATATCCCCCACATACGCTGTAGATAAGAAAATGATCACAGTTTTGATACAAGGGGGTCTAGGAAATCAATTGTTTCAAGTGTTTGCCGCGCTTGCCACGGCCATTCGGAATGGCGACACGTGTTATTTCATCTACACCACAACTGACGCCACTGGAAAACGAAACACCTATTGGAACACTGTCTTTCACAATTTGAAACCATTGACAGTGATCGCCAGCGCAACCAATGTGCAAAGGTTCATGCAGTTGCCGAGTCATAAAGAACCAAAATTCAGTTATGATGCGTTGCCCAGCAACACCGCCGCGAATCCCACGCCATTGAAACTGGTTGGCTACTTTCAAAGTCCCAAATATTTTGCAGATGTTCAGGATGAAATATATGAAAAGATGCAACTATTGGAACAGCAAAAACGCATTCAGTCCATGTTTGCAGAAAGTGTGTGGTTTTCATGCGGTGTTGTAACCATCGCCATGCACTTCCGGATTGGTGATTATAAACATATACAAGAGGCGCATCCCATTTTGCCGCTGGAGTATTACAAACGAGCATTGCATCATGTCATAAACAATGCATATCTGTCGGAATTGAATAAAATTGCCAACCCAGTTAAATTCAACGTGCTCATTTTCAATCAGGCATGTGACAATCACGTGATATTGGACCATATGCGAGAGTTGAAAAATGTTCCAGAATTTGCACGAACATGTCGATTTTACAAAGTGCAGGATATGTTTGACGATTGGAAGCAGATGATGCTAATGAGCGTTTGCGACCACAACATCATTGCCAACAGCACATTCAGCTGGTGGGGGGCATATTTGAACCAGAATCCAGAAAAGATTGTGTGTTATCCGAAGACATGGTTTGGACCTGCTTTGAAAACCCATGACACGCGGGATTTATTTCCAACAAATTGGGTAAAAGTAAACTAAACTGAAAGTATGATGTTTCGTTTTCAATTTTCAATTTTTGCATAATCAAAAAAATTGAAAATGATATAAACGACTGGAAGAATAAAGAAGAAAGAAAACAATCAACGAACGAAGGAACGAAGGAAATGACAACTCCGCGTCTGAATCTAACATGTGCAGTTTATGAATCAGGCGGAGAATCTCACATTGTTCGGGTGTTAGATGTTTCAGACAGAGATGAAATAGAAATGAACAATCAGACAGACACGCCACTGCATTTGTGCGACCCATCGAAATTATTAACACAGCATCGACTAGGAGACCACAGTTTGCCGCATCGAACAATTGACCCTTCATTGTATTATCAACACGAAATTGATTGGTATGGCAAAGGGGTTTTGCCCCCACCCATGCACATGTGTTTCATTTATGCGGTCAAGTGCTACTTGTGTGGCGACTTGCAAAGTTCGAGCGATGACATAAGTGGGGAATTCACCGAAGACCATCGTGAAGGATACCGGTTTTGCAATGCGTGTGCTCCTTATTTTCGCAAGGCTCTTTACAAGACATTGGCACCCATTTGGCGGTTTCGTCTTGAATATGAATGCGTGCGAGTTCCTCGCCCACCAATTTGGGTGCACCGCACCCGTCGCGACGAATCTGGCAAGTCGGACCGCACGAATTCGGGGCGGCCGTTCCGATACACGCGTTGGTTTGTTACTTCTTGGATTTCTCGCAAATCCATCAACCGGCATGACCCGAATGTGGAACCATTCGAGGAAGACCTCATTTGCGTCGAAGAATGGAATGTGCTGGGGGATGCCATGAGTAAACTGGTTTCAGTCATGGATGTGTTCTTTGCCAACCGTGGCTCATTGCATGACCCGAATTATGACCCAAATGTTGACGACCCGCTGAATCAGGTTCGACACTTGACGATTGCTGAAAAACGAGAGATAATGCGTGAAGAATCTACACCATTTATGTAACCAATTCGTAATTCTTTGAACTATCAACAATGTTATATATAGGTGGCAATTTTGACAATGATGGGTCTATGAAAGATTGACCAGATGCAATGCGACGTTCAATTTCTTTACTGAAACCAACCAACTGTTGTTGGTCGCTAAAGTTTGTCTTCATTGTGTAAATATACTGACAACCACTAGGACCGCGTCCCATGCTTACTACCACATAAAAATTATCTTTGCCATCGGTGACTATATTTCCCACGTTTACTTTGTTAAGACTTGAACCATTCCCAACACTGCAAGACAACTCCCATTCGGTTTTGGGTTTATCATTTTCCCATTTTTCTATTTCAGTTCTATCAAAAATGTATTTGTTTCCACTGATGCGTCTGATTGACTCATAGTGGTTCTGACCAGGATTGTACAACATTATAAACGGTACACCTGGTTCAGTTGAACCCATATAGTTCCATTTGACAAGTGGGTTGTCCCTATCTCTAATTAACACACCAATGTTATAATTTATACCAAACTGTCCAGCAACATATGTGTCTAAACTTACATCTTGTCTTAATTCTGAAATCGTTTTATCGAGTTCTAAATACATGCTTCTTGGGGTTTTCGGATTTGCGCGAATGGTCTGAAGAAGATTGACTAAAAATCCTCGTCGGAACTCTGAAGCAATTTTATTTTTTCCACTTGGTGGTAAGTTTCTGAATGCGGGACTGCATGCAGTGAGCAGTGAATGAATCAAGCAGTCATTTTGATTTCCACTTGTACTCATTATTTCATAATTTTGTGGATTATTATCACTTAATGGAATCGGTTGGTCTTCTCGTTTCAATCTTTGTTTTGAATTGACAGAATACATTGTTTCAATTTTGAAACCATTTTTAACGGCCTCGCGGATGACATATCGATTCAACTCTTCAAGTTTATCACTGGTTTTTTTGGCATTTTCACGTGCAATTGAAATATTTTTTTCACGAGTTGTTTTTATATCATCTTCATAAGAAGAAACGCGTTTTGGCGATTGTTCTGCCTTTGCTTCCTGAAGAGCCTTTGATTCCTGAAGAGCCTTTGATTCCGCTGCAGCTTTTGCTTCCGCCACAGCTTTTGCTTCCGCCACAGCCTTTGCTTCGGCTGCAATCTTTGCTTCGGCTGCAATCTTTGCTTCGGCTGCAATCTTTGCTTCGGCTGCAATCTTTGCTTCGGCTGCAATCTTTGCTTCTGCAGCAGCTTTTGCTTCGGCTGCAATCTTTGCTTCTGCAGCAGCTTTTGCTTCGGCTGCAATCTTTGCTTCGGCTGCAATCTTTGCTTCTGCTGCAATCTTTGCTTCTGCAGCAGCTTTTGCTTCGGCTGCAATCTTTGCTTCGGCTGCAATCTTTGCTTCGGCTGCAATCTTTGCTTCGGCTGCAATCTTTGCTTCTGCAGCAGCTTTTGCTTCGGCAGCAGCTTTTGCTTCGGCTGCAATCTTTGCTTCGGCTGCAATCTTTGCTTCGGCTGCAATCTTTGCTTCCGCAGCAGCTTTTGCTTCCTGACGAACCTTTGCTTCCTGACGAACCTTTGCTTCCGCAGCAGCTTTTGCTTCGGCTGCAATCTTTGCTTCCTGAAGAGCCTTTGTTTCTGCAGCAGCTTTTGCTTCCTGAAGAGCCTTTGCTTCTGCAGCAGCTTTTGCTTCCTGAAGAGCCTTTGCTTCATGAAGAGCCTTTGCTTCCTGAAGAGCCTTTGCTTCCTGAAGAGCCTTTGCTTCCTGAAGAGCCTTTGCTTCTGTAGCAGATATTAGTTCTACCACTGCTTTTGCTTCAGCTGCAGCCATCCCTTCTGAAATAGCCTTTATTTCCAGCGCAGCTTTTGCTTCCGCGGCAGCCTTTGCTTCCGCAGCAGCCTTTGCTTCCGCTGCGGCCTTTGCTTCCGCAGCAGCCTTTGCTTCCGCTGCGGCCTTTGCTTCCGCGGCGGCCTTTGCTTCTGCCGCAGCTTTTGCTTCCGCTGCAGCCTTTGCTTCTGCTGCAGCTTTTGCTTCCGCAGCAGCCTTTGCTTCAGCTGCAGCCTTTGCTTCTGCCGCAGCTTTTGCTTCCGCAGCAGCTTTTGCTTCTGCCGCAGCCTTTGCTTCTGCTGCAGCCTTTACTTCTGCCGCAGCTTTTGCTTCCGCTGCAGCCTTTACTTCTGCCGCAGCTTTTGCTTCCGCTGCAGCCTTTGCTTCCTGTGCAACTTTTTCTTCCTCTGCAGCCTTTGCTTCTGCTGCAACCTTTTCTTCAGCTGCAGCCTTTGCTTCCGCATCAGCCTTTGCTTCCGCAGCAGCCTTTGCTTCCGCAGCAGCCTTTGCTTCCGCAGCAGCTTTTTCTTGCGCTTCAGCCTTTGTTTGTAATGCAGCTTTTGCTTCAACATCAACCTTTGCATCTGCAGCAGCTTTTGCTTCCTCTGCGGCTATTTCTTGCGCAGCAGCGATTGCTTCCGCAACAGCCTTTGATTCTGCAGCAGCCTTTAATTCCGCAGCAGCCTTTGCTTCCGCAGTGGCCATTGCTTCCGCTGCAGCCTTTGCTTCCAAAGCAGCATTTTCTTTAACTGCAGCATTTTTTTCTGCATCAACCTTTTCTTTCGCAGCAGCCTTTGCTTCCGCATCAGCCTTTGCATCTCGAAGAGCATTTGCTTGCATAACAGCTATTGCTTCCGCAGCAACTATTGCTTGTAAAATGGCCTTTTCTTCTGCAGCTGATTTTGCCTGTAGTGCAGCCTTCTTTTGCGCGGCAGATTTTGCTTGCACAATATCCATTGCCTCCGCTGCAGCTATTTCTTGCAGAACAGCAATAACTTGTGCAACAGCCTTTTCTTCTGCAGCAGCCTTTGCTTCTGCCGCAGCTTTTTCTTCCGCTGCAGACTTTGCTTCTGCATCAGCTTTTGCTTCTGCTGCAGCCTTTGCTTGCGCTTCGGCCTTTTTTTGTGCTGCAACCTTTGCTTCTGCTGCAGCTTTTGCTTCCGCAGCAGCTTTTGCTTCCGCTGCAGCCTTTGCTTCCGCATCAGCTTTTGCTTCCGCCGCGGCCCTTGCTTCTGCATCAGCTTTTGCTTCTGCAGCAGCTTTTGCTTCTCCCTCAGCCTTTGCATCCGCTGCGGCTTTTGCTTCCGCTGCAGCTTTTGCTTCCGCTGCAGCCTTTAATTCCGCTGCAGCTTTTGCTTCAGCTGCAGCTTTTTCTTCCGCAGCAGCCTTTGCTTCTGCCGCAGCCTTTTCTTCCGCAGCAGCCTTTGCTTCTGCCGCAGCCTTTTCTTCCTGAAGAGCCTTTTCTTCCGCAGCAGCCTTTGCTTCTGCAGCAGCCTTTGCTTCCGCAGCAGCCTTTGCTTCCGCAGCAGCCTTTGCTTCCGCCGCGGCCCTTGCTTCTTCAGCAGCCTTTGCTTCTTCAGCAGCTTTTGCTTCCGCAGCAGCCTTTGCTTCCGCCGCGACCCTTGCTTCTTCAGCAGCCTTTGCTTCCGCAGCAGCCTTTGCTTCCGCCGCGACCCTTGCTTCTTCAGCAGCCTTTGCTTCCGCCGCGGCCCTTGCTTCTTCAGCAGCTTTTGCTTCCTCAAGAGCCTTTGCTTCCGCTGCAGCATTTACATCATCAGGATCATCAGGAACAATATTTACATCACCAGGGTCAAGATTTACATCATCAGGTTCATCAGAAACAATATTTACATCACCCGGGGCATTAGGGTCAAGATTTACATCATCAGGATTTACATGTGATGCAGCATTTGCTTCTTGTCTTGCACGAACTCGACCTGGATTGAACTTTGCATCAAATCTAGAAACAAGATATGGATACACATTTTCGAATGGTCCGTTGGGGAACAGTCTCACAAAGTCCACGTTTTTCAAAATGATTCCGATTCCTTTTTTTGCATCTACAAATTCGTGTCGTATTTTATTTCTTTTCAACTGTTGAACAAATGCACATCTCGGGTCTTTTGGGTCGTTAAAAATGTCCGATATGCTTCTCTCGGTGCCACCAATCAACCATTTATTATTAGATTGGTCTGTTTTGCTCGATTCCAGTTGCACTTCTATTCCTGGAAGAGATTTCCGACTGCCATCTTTAAATGAGATTCTAGGGTTGTCACGTGCACTGATGAATTGTGAAAATTGGGAAAATCCTCCACCCCGTTGTCGACGCGTGAATCGTTCTGGTGTGGCTTTGTGAGTGTGTGCACGATTATTCGAAATGCGTTTGTCTTCATTTTTCTCATTCGACCTGCGAGTGGTCTGTTTCTTATGTTTTTTCTTAATTGTCTTCATTCGTTTTTGGTGTTTCCAAACGTTAATCAAATCACATAACATGAATGAATATTATATTTTCATTCATTTTAATTGTTGATTTCATGAATTCATTTTATGACAGCAAATCTCGAATGCCGTCTTCAAAGTTGACACAAATTCTCCAACCCAGCTCTTTCAATTTGGAGTTGCTGATATAATAGCGTTTGTCGTTGAATGGTCGGTCTTCAATGAATTCAATCCATGCATCATGGTCGGCGCATTCGCCTTTTATCAAATGTATCAACAGAACGGCAATGTCCATGATACTGTATTCCATTCCCTCGTCGCATCCAATGTTGTAAATTTCGCCCAACTCTCCGCGTTCCAAAACAGTTATAAATGCGGCGGCGGCATCTTTGACATGCAAAAATGCGCGCAAACAAGAACCATCGCCTTGTATTGTCACTGGTTTATTTTCTTGTAGTTGATGAATGAATCGCGGAATAACCTTTTCCGGATACTGCCTCGGACCATACACATTGTTCCCGCGGGTTATAATGATGGGCATTTTAAAACTATGGTAATATGATTGTGCAATGAGTTCAGCCGCTGCTTTGGTGGCAGCATATGGATTGGTCGGGCACAACACGGACTGCTCGGTTTTTTGTGTGTCGTGCGGATTCATGGTTGATTCGCCATACACTTCATCGGTGCTGACATGAATGAACTTTTTAAGGTGTGGGCAATGCAACCGCACCGACTCTAGCAAATTGTGGGTCCCCAAAACATTGTCCATTGTGTATTCCAGCGCATCCGTGAATGACGTTTGCACATGGGACTGTGCCGCAAAATGCACCACATGTGTCACATCAAACACCCCAAACATGCTGTCCACCTCATCCTTATTTCGCAAGTTGCATTTTACAAAAATGTATCGCATGTCAGCGCGCACATGTTCTGACACATTGTCAACGTTTGCACAGTAATACAAGGCATCTGCATTGACAATCCGCACATGCTTGTATTTTTCCCACACTTCATTTATGAAATGCGACCCAATGAATCCAGCTCCGCCAGTTACCAAAATTGTGGTGGACTCATTGTCTTGAATGTCCATGTCCACCGTGTGTTTGAGATTGTCAGTTGTGCATTTGACTCCTTCCGATGTTCGTTTGTATGTTTTCATGATGGATTCCACTGCATCTTTTATTGGCCGCACACTCGGAAAGAGGCGCTGCAACTCTTGCGTGTCAAGCCAATTGTTGGACCGTTTGGATGCCAAAACGGCGTCTTGTTCCTCCAGTGAAAAATTGCGCCATTTAAATGCAGGGTCCACGTATTTTTTGTAAAGTTCGAGAATCTCATTGTGGCTGATGACACCCGGGTTGGTGAAATTGAGAGTGCCTGTGTGGTTATTTTTCATTAGTTCCAGCGCCATGGGGAGCAACTCGGGCAAGACTGTCATCGAGTTGGGAATGGAACAAACTTTTTCATAGTGTGTGATTTTGGTTATGAAATTGCGCGGGTGGTCTTCTCCCACTATGGGCATGCGAATGCGGAGGTTCAGAATGGCTTGCCTTTGCGTTTGACCGGGTTGACCATGCCGCCATGCCATGAATCGGTCGGTTATTCCTTTCACGATTGAGTAGCTCGAACCAAAAAAGTTGGGCACATCCGTCTCTTTGAATGCTTGAATGCAGTCATTGTCATCATTGTTGAAAATGCATCCAGTTCCCAAATAAGTGTAATGGATGCCACGGTCCGCGCACAGCTGTGCAAGAATGATGGGCGCCATCAAATTATCACGCACATTTTCGACGAGTTTTCCAGGTTGTTCCAAGTAATCAATTGTTGTGAATTTCTCTCCATGAGTGCGTCCCAAGAATGAAACAACGTGAGTGGGTGCAGTTGCGTCCAATTCATGTTCCAGGTCGTGAACGTGTTCCAAGTCAACCCGACTACTTGCAACACAGTGTTCGACGTTTTGTTTTAATGCCACTTCGACAAATTGTTGGCCGATCCAACCATTACCTCCGAATATTAGTATTCGCATTTTATTACAATACTATCATCATTGGGTTTAAATGTGTATTTAGCATTATAAATATTTTAATTCATTTATGTTGATGGAGTTATAAATATAAAAACATGCGACAATGTAAAGAGAATTTTCATGCCAATTGTTCATGTTATAATCATAATCATTGGCGTTGTTTTTGGAATTAGTGCGATTGCACGTTGTTATATGATGTGTTGTCGCCCCAAAAAATCGGCAAGAAAATAAATCAATAACCCCATAAACACATAAATACAAAAATTTAATGCATGTATTATATAATACGTAAATAACAGATATTCTCTCGTCATGGTCCGTTCAAAACTAAATCCAGACATCAATTATCGAGAATACAAGCAATTGGAGCGAGATGACGCCGATTATGATGCGACCATGTATGAAATTGAGCTTTTAGGCAAAGAAGTGCGCATTGCAATTGGTCGCGGCAAAACCGAGAAGAAGGGCATTATTTATTACCCCATGTATCTGATTAACACGGATGAACGTGTTGTGAAACAAATTGGCGTGTTTGAAATCAAGACAGAACAAGCAAATGAGGTGTTGGACGACGACGATGACTTGGACATTGACAAACTGCCGCACCCGTTGGTTTATTCATTTGTCACGGCTGAAATGTTGGAGGCCGATAGTCGTGGAAAAAATGCACCAACTGCAGCAACAGTTGCATCCGTTGTTGCATTGGACCAACCCGAACCCGAACTCGAACCCGAAAAAGAAGCAGTTGTGGAACATGTGGTTGCGGAAGACGAAGGTGTTGTGGAAGAAGTGGACGAAGCCGCAAATGCGTTGCGCTCAAAAATGAAGGCGCTGGCAATTCCTCCTCAAACCAAGGAAACCGCTGAAGCCGAACACGCCGAATACAAGAAGCAGCCCGACCAGCCGTGGATCCAGACGCACATGCAGAACAACAACTTTGGTATAACAGACAATGAAGGTGGCGGAGAGTGTTTGTTTGCCGTCATTCGTGACGCATATCGCACCCGTGGAAAATACGTGGAAGTGCCTGAACTCCGTCGCAAATTGGCTTCAGAAGCGACCGAAGAAGTGTTTCAAAACTATAAGGAACAGTACACCATAACTGCGGAATCGATTGCAACCACAACGGCTGAAATGCGCCATTTGATGGATGAAAATGCAAAGTTGAAACAGCGACTGGAGCGCACCACGGATGCCAAGGAGCAACAAGCCGTGATAATCGAGTCACGCCGCAATGCCGCGCAGTTTAAGCGTCTGAAATCGGAACTGGCTCTCAGCAAGGAGCTGCTGCAGGATTTCCATTTCATGAAGAACGTGAATACGCTGGAGGATTTCCGAGAGATGTTGAAGTCGTGTGCGTTTTGGGCCGACACGTGGGCCATTTCTACGCTGGAGCGCATTTTGCGCATTAAACTCATTATTCTCTCTTCTGAACGATTCCATGCGGGAGAAATGGGAGGCGTCATGCAGTGTGGCCAGCTGAACGACCGCGTGCTCGAAGACCAAGGCACATTCGAGCCTGATTTTTACATCATGGCAGAGCACACGGGCATGCACTACAAACTCATTACTTACAAGGGGGAAGCCCTGTTGACGTTCCGAGAGATTCCTTATGATATTAAGGTCATGGTTACGGAAAAATGCATGGAACGCAATGCAGGGCCTTACAATCTGATTCCGCAATTCCGCACGTTTCGCGAAGAGGAGCTTGGTCTGAAAGGGGTGGAAGAGGACCAAGCCGTCAACGACCGCACTGTTCCCGCGGCGTCCTCAATGTCATCCGGTCATGTATCCCACGCCCCATTGTATGACGACGCAATCGTGTTCCAGTTTTACAGCAAGAGCATGGACAAGCCGCTGCCGGGCACGGGTTCGGGTGAGACCATTGAGCGCGCCGACATTCCCAAGTTCGCTGAATTGGCGAAAGAGACGCCGCAGTGGCGCAAGATGTTGTCAAACTTTTGGGAGCCACCGGGTGATGACCGTGCCAAGGCGCTGTTTGAACTGGACGGCCACAAGTGGCGCACGTTGGAGCATTATTTGGAAGGCAGCAAATTCCGAAAGGAAAATCCCAAACATTATCTGAATTTCTCTCTAGATTCGGAATCAGATTTGTCAAAAAGTCCAACCTTGGCGCAAACTGCGGCAAAAGACGACAAATACAAGGACATCAAACCAGATGCGGATTTCGGCGCGCGTGAAGAAAAAGAGCGCGAGGATGCGCAGTATGCCAAATACAGCCAGAACTCTTATTTAGCAGACATGTTATTGAACACGCGGAATGCAAAGCTGGTGCAGTTCAGGCGCGGCAAACCGCCCGTTGTGTGCAATGAGTTGATGCGCGTTCGACACAGATTGCAACGAGAGAAAATCAAGAAATAAAACACATGTTCCAAAAGATAATAAAAAATCAAATATAATGAAAATACAGTGGCTCATTACATTTGTTGCATTCAATACATGCCTGATTTTAGCCCGAATACTATGCACAAGGTGCTTCGAATTTTGTATTCCGATATACGGGCTTCATTTGCTTACTGCAACCCGGACCGTCTAGGTTCGCCAGTGGTTAAGCCGGTTGATTCATGGGTGAAGTTGCCGTTGCCACCTGACATGCGACGGCGTCTTCTCTCGAATGATAAGGTGAATTCCGAATATTTTCCCAAAGAAATTCAGCATCACATTCTGAATGAGCAAAGCGTGGCCATAACATATAATTTCAGTGTGGGCGATCGCAAAGTGGTGCTTCATTTTGTGGTGTTCAATAAACGAGAGAAGAGTGTGAACATGCGTAAAATGCAGGCATATGCAATGCGCGTGTGTGCGCTTCTGCATTTGGTGTCACTGCATGCGCATCGAAGCACGTGTTCATCCACGTTGACTCTGTTCATCTACATGACGCCGTTCAAGAAAGAGCTTCCGGATGAAAGGGGAGATGCGTTTGATTCGGAGCACGCAAACACTGGAATGTCGTATCATTGTGAAGAGAATAATCAAGTAGTGGTGTATCGAAAAGAAGAGTGGTTCAAGGTGCTGATACACGAGCTCTTCCATGCGATGGGGCTTTCATTCATCGAGAGCGACATTCCGGCGCAAGTGGATGCTGCAATGCAGAAATTGTTGCAAAAAATGTATGCCATTTCACATTCTGTGCGCATATATGAAACATATTGCGAAATATGGGCGCGAATTTTGAACGTGATGTTTGAGTGTTTTGCGGATGACACTGGACATTATGGCAGTGGAGAGAACTCCGACTATGAATTCGCGGTGTTTGGCGAGTGCGTGATGAAAGGTTTGCACAGTGATGCGAAATTTGCACTACATCAGTGTGCCAAAATCATGCACCATGTGGGAATTCATCCAGAAGTGTTGTTGAACCCGACTGATGAAAATCGGGCAATTGTTGCGGAAAAATACCGCGAAAACACCAATGTGTTTGCATATTACGTTTTGACGTGCGTTCTTCAGAACTCGCCCGAGCTGTTTTTAGAGTGGTGCTACAAAAACAATCCATTTAAACAAACAAAACCGAGAGCCAACATGATGCAGTTTCGCACCATTCCCTCTAATTTTAACGGCTTCATGGAGATGTTGTATCATTGCAAGCAACGCTGTCCTGCCATTGCGCATTCACATGCGCTTGATTCAAGTATGCGCATGACATCGCGCAGTTCAACCGAATGAGCCAGCACTATCCGAGACTTAAATTTAGTGAAAAATTGATTTGAATTTTTTCACTAAAACCCCTCCAACAATACAGTCAACTTGCATTATATTGCATTTATTCACACTTACATTCTCATGGGCATTAAGCATTTGAACCAATTTGTGAAACGAGAGTGTCCGGGTGCAATCAAAACGGTGTCATTTGCCGAGATGACGGGAAAAGTGATTGTGGTGGATGCGAGCATTTACATGTATCGTTTCGCAGCAGACGAGGCGTTGCTTGAAAACATGTATAGCATGATTCGCATGTTTCAGTTGAACGGAATCATTCCGATATTTATATTTGATGGAAAACCTCCGGATGAAAAGCGCAACGTTTTGAACAAGCGTCAGCGTTTGAAACGGATTGCTGAAATGCATTACAATGAGGTGAAAACAAGTTTGGAGTTGAATTCTTCTTTGAACACAAGCGAAAACGAGCACATGTTGAAGGTGTTGAAACGAAAGTTTGTTCGACTGCATGATTCCGATTATGAACATGTTCGGACATTGTTGCAAGCGTTGGGTGTAAATTACATTGTGGCACCGGGTGAGGCAGACGTGATGTGTGCGCAGATGGTATTGAAACGCAAAGCACATGCGTGTGTGTCGGATGACACCGATTTGTTTGTGTATGGATGTTCTCGTGTGTTGAGACATTTGAATTTGATGGACCAAACAATGATTATGTATGACATGTGTAAAATTCTAGAATTGCTTGGAATGACAATGACCGAGTTTCGTCAGATATGTGTGGTGTCTGGAACTGATTACGCGGTTGACGCGAGCAATGCAAATGCAAATGCAAATGCAACATCAATTGTGATTGTGGACGGTGTTCGGGTGAAGACATTCAACTTGCATTTGAAAATGACATTAAAACTGTTCAAACAGTACAAAAGGTGTGTTCAAGAAGCTGAAGAATCGGATGGAATCGTGGCGACTGACTTTTACACATGGTTGCACCACAATCACAAGGCAATCAATTCGAGGTTGAGATTTGATTATGATGCAACCATTGCAATACATGACATGTTCGACACTTCGAACCTGAAATGTGCCAAGTCGATGTGTGGTGTTGCAAATGTCAATCCGACAATTGACTATGACTTATTGCAGCGTGTCATGTCGCATGAAAATTTCATATTTGTTTAATCATGTTTGTCCAATAATTCAATGTTAATTTTTCGTATTTGAATTTTTTTACTTTGAAGAGTTGAATTGTTTCTTCTAGAAGAGAAGGCGTTATTTCGTGCCATTCATTGATGACCAGCACGGGTAGACCATCAAACAATGGTTTGAACCCATTTGCTTTCACAATTGGAATTGCTCCTAAACAAAGTGCTTCCCATGTTCGATGACAATCCATTCCCATTCCAAATGGCGAGAGAACAAATGCAAATTGTGTGATATTTTTCCAGTTGGTGGTTCGTTTTACATCACCGATGTTGATAGCAAGCAAGTTGCGTGGTATTTGAGAAATTGATGTTTTCCGTTGATGGAATCTATCATTTTTTGCCGTGAAATTCACGTAAATTAATGGAGTTCTTTCATAAAATGGTTGCATTTTCTCTCTAAGTTCAATCAAAATTTTCTCTTGAAGGATGGGTTGTGTTCCTTCTTCGTCCATCCTCCAATGGTGCATTGGATTCTCTGAAATCGTGTGATAGTCTAGTCCAATCGGCAGTTGAATTAATTTTGCATCGTTGTAAAGCACCAGATTTTGCGCAAACCATTTCAAGAGATGCGGATTGTTCATTAATGCGTTCATTTCTCTCGGAGTAATGGCTTCCATTGGAACACACATGTCGGAATCTCCCGAAACCAAAACAAAATCATGTTTTATGTGCGGCAATGCATTCAAGACAAACCATTTCAGCAAGTTGCTGCAAACATAGATGGACATTCCATTGTGCATTGCACCACTCCTTAACATTTGCATCAAATATGCGGTGTCATTTGAACAACTTGATTTCGGTGTGCGTGAATGAAATGCACATGACTTCAACAGCCCGCGTGAATTCACAAAATCACACGTCTGTTCCATTTGCATGCATTAGCAATTGAAATTATTTAGCTCAATTTGAACAAAATAAAAATATGATGTTTTTATTTTGATTGACTTTTATGGGATTTTGTTTTGTTTTGTTTTGTTTTGTTTTGTTTTGTTTTGTTTTGTTTTGTTTTGTTTTTGTGGTTTTGGTTTTGGTTTTGCGTTGCCGTTTTTATGGTTTTTATTATGGTGCATGCGCGTTTGATTTAAGCAGTGGCAACAGCGACGGGCTTGCCGGCGGTGGCAAAGTGGGGGGACATGTAGCGCTGAAGGTTGAAGTAAGTGAGCTCCTCACCCTTCTTGAGCTTGAGAAGGGACTTCAGCTTGGCATCGGGGTTGATGCGACGGCCGTTCTCCTTGTCCTGCAAGTTGTTGTTGCGGATGTAAGCGTTGATCTCGCGAGTGACCTCAGTCCTGGCCATCTCGGCGCCATCGGTCTTTCCGAGAAAGTCAGACAGCTCCTTGGAAATGGGAGTGGGCTTCACAAAACCAGAGGGAGCGCGGTTGCCAACCTTGCGGCGCTTCTTAGCACTGGCCTTCTGAGCAGTGCGGATCTCCTTGACAGCGTGGCGCTCGAGGGCACGAAGCTCGGAACGAAGAGCACCGGCAAAAGCAACAACCTGCTGCAACTTGGAAGAAATGGAAGCAAACTGAGAAGCAATGGCAGAGTCAGTGGAGGGGGCATCGGTGGAAGAAGCATCGCTGGAAGCGGGAGCAACGGCGGCAGCGGCAGCGGCAACTGGAGCAGCGGCGGCCTTGGGCTCCTTGGGAGCCTTGGGCTCCTTGGTGGCCTTCACAACCTTGGCGGTTGCGGGAACGGGAGTGGAAGCAGAAGCGGGAGTGGAAGCAGAAGCGGAAGTGGTCGCAGAAGTGGTCGCCGAAGCGGAAGTCTTAGTCGTCTTAGCCATGGTTGTTGGTCTATACCCTCTATAGAGATGTCTTTTTAAGCTTTTTTACGAATTAAATGTTTATTGCAGAATGACATGCATTTGTCATGTCGTTTTGCGATGAAATGAATCTTTTTTGTTTGCATCTTTTCTTTTTTCCTTAATGTTGTCGAACAATTCTGAAACACATGCATTTCACGAATGGAAATGGGGCAGTTAAGCGTGGACAACGGATTCATAAAGCCATGGCATGGCGGCTTGGGCCGGTTGACTGACAAGAGTGAGCGCCGACAACACATAATATGCGCCTAAAGATTGGCTGTCCCGGTTTATCCCGGATGTCACAAATGTCTTCACAAGTTGGATACCATGATGCCGAATCAACTCGGGCTGGAGATGAAAACCTCGCAAATCAATGTATCGAAATGGGTCTCCATTTGGAGGACATATCTCTTGTTTCAGGTGCGGCAGAATTTGAGCTCTGTAGTTCCAAATGTCGGCTAATTCTCGCATGAATCGCATGATTTGCACAAAATGAAGTTCGCTAAACCATGCCGAGTCAGCATAATGTCCATGTGAATTGATTTGCTGAAATGCAGCAAACAGGGTGTTTTCATCCTGCTGTTGTATTGACAACACCGGCTCAGGTTCCACTTCAGTCATGCATTTTGAACCAATAATGTGAGTTAAAAATATCTTCCTCATCATTTGGCGTCGAAGTGAAAGCGGCAATGGCATTCGGTTATATGGATTCGTGATTGGTGTCATGGATGAAATGTTCCCGTTTTTGATTTCGGACATGTAGTATGTGTGTAAAGACATGATGTCAAACCCATACACCATGCCAGCATCGTCTTTCACGCTTATGAATTGACGTTGTGAAATGTCTCTCACCGGTTCCATGCTGTAAAAATCAGTGTCATTCACACACAGCGACCTGTCATAATATGCAGGACCGCTGACTCGTGCATGCATTTTGTAAAAATTTCTGCGAACAAGTCGTTGTATGCGAGGTATGAAATGCGACTGAATCAAAAACGTGTGTATGCGTTGCTTCAATTCTTGCTTTGTTCCACTGCACTTGATTCCATAGTGTTTGCATATTTCCTTAAGTTCCGCCACCTTGTGTTCATTTTGCATGAAAGAATCATGCTCTGAAAATTTAGGAACATGCACATCGGTGCGGACTTGTGAACTTTTTGTTTTGGACACCCGTTTTTTCTTTTCAATTGGAGGGGGCGTGGGGTGTTCCACTTGATTCAAAATTTCGTTGTAAATGTAATGCTGCTCGTAGTTGAGAGGAACGTCATGAATCACAATCACATTATTGTTGTTGTTGTTATTGTTGTTAATAATGGAATTGTAATAGTCAACTCCAATGTTATTTATTATTTCATATTGCTGGTCTTGCTCATCCTGCATTTTATGCAGACCTACGATGATTGCGCGTTTTTATTATACTGTTTATATTTTTTTATATCTTTTCATAAATGATTCAACAATGAACTTGTTGTATTCATTTAGACACACACATTAAGGAAGAAAACAATATAAACTTTTTATATCATTAGAATACATAACATGAAACCAATCCCATGTTTGCTGTTAGTTTGCACACTGTCCATGGCAGTGAGCATTCCTCTCGACGACTTCACATTTGCTTCTTCGCAAGATTTGACTGCTTTGGAAAGCACAAATGAGAATGTGGAAAATTATGGTGAAAATGATTTTGACAACTATGGTCTTGGTGATGATGATGATGATGACCATGGAAATGAATATTTCAGAAAAGGGATAAAAAGCGTGGTGCGCAAAATATTTGGTTCTCCCAAGCCTGCTCCTGCTCCCAGGCCTGCACCTGCTCCCAGGCCTGCACCTGCGCCCAGGTCTGTACCTGCTCCCAGGCCTGCACCTGCTCCCAGGTCTGTGCCTGCACCCAGGCCTGCACCTGCTCCCAAACCTGCACCTGCACCGCCTAAACCTGTGCTTGTGATTAAGTCGGCACCTCATCCTCCTCCCAAGCCTGCACCCAAGCCCAAGCCTGCACCTGCTCCTGTCATTGTTGTCAAGACAGCACAACCTTCTCCCAATCCTTCACCTGCGTCCGCGCCAAAAGAAGAACAAAAACCAAAAAAAAAGAAGAAAGGATTTTTGAAGAAAGGCTTGTCCGTTGTCAAAAAGGTTGTTCCAAAGGTTGCTAAAGTTGCAGTTAAAGTTGGCAAAGTTGCAGCCAAAGTTGCAAAAGTTGCTTCTCCCGTTGTGCTCCATGCTTTGAAAGCTGTTCCTGTTGTGGGCCCCACACTGTCAGTTGTTACTAGCATTGCTCCAAAAATTGGTTCAGTTGCAAATAAACTTTCTCCCAAGGTGAAGGATATTGCAAAGAAGCTTGCTCCTAAGTTGAAGGATGTTGCAAAGAAGGTTGCTCCCAAGTTGAAGGATGTTGCAAAGAAGGTTGCTCCCAAGTTGAAGGATGTTGCAAAGAAGGTTGCTCCCAAGTTGAAGGATGTTGCAAAGAAGCTTGAAAAGAAGGTTGCTCCCAAGTTGAAGGATGCTGCAAAGAAGCTTGAAAATAAGCTTTCTCCCAAGTTGAAGGATGTTGCAAAGAAGCTTGAAAAGAAGGTTGCTCCCAAGTTGAAGGATGTTGCAAAGAAGCTTGAAAAGAAGGTTGCTCCTAAGTTGAAGGATGCTGCAAAGAAGCTTGAAAAGAAGCTTTCTCCCAAGTTGAAGGATGTTGCAAAGAAGCTTGAAAAGAAGGTTGCTCCCAAGTTGAAGGATGTTGCAAAGAAGCTTGAAAAGAAGGTTGCTCCCAAGTTGAAGGATGTTGCAAAGAAACTTGAAAAGAAGGTTGCTCCCAAGTTGAAGGATGTTGCAAAGAAACTTACACCCAAGGTGAAAGATGCAATCAAGAAAAAGGTTTCCAAGGTGAAAGATGTGGTCAAGAAAACAGTCTCTAAGGTTAAAGAAAAACTCCCCAAATTTAACGGTTTGAAAATTTATGGCAACTATTGTGGACCCAATTATTGTGGTGGTCAAAAGTTTAAAGGTGCAGAAGGACCAAATTGCAAATGGGGCATTCAACCCAAAGACACCCTTGATGCATGTTGCAGAGCACATGACCAGTGCTGTGGTTCTCCAAACACTAGAGGCAAACAATGCAATAAAGAAATTTTGTCATGTGTCAAGAATGCAAATTGCAACGGTGCAAATTGCAAAATTGCAAAGACTGCGATAAAGCTCACATTTAGTGCCATTAAAAATAAAGTTTGTGGTGATGTGTTGGGTTCCAAAAAATCAAATGCAAAGAGTTCAACAACCAGTTCTAGTGGTTCGACTACCAAGTCATTGGTCAAACCTCTGGTCAAACCTCTGGTCAAACCTCTGGTCAAACCTCTGGTCAAACCTCTGGTCAAACCTCTGGTCAAACCTCTGGTCAAACCTCTGGTCAAACCTGTACTTAAACCTACAACTAAGCCTCTCATTATCAAGCCTGTCGAAGAACATTCAGTTGACCAGCCAGTTGACCAGCCAGTTGACCAGCCAGTTGACCAGCCAGTTGACCAGCCAGTTGACCAGCCAGTTGACCAGCCAGTTGACCAGCCAGTTGACCAGCCAGTTGACCAGCCAAGTGAGAAGCCAAGTGAGAAGCCAAGTGAACAGCCAAGTGAGAAGCCAAGCGACCAGCCAAGCGACCAGCCAAGTGACCAGCCAAGTGACCAGCCAAGTGACCAGTCAAGTGATGAGCCAAGTGTCCAACCAGATGTTCCTAACACCAAATCATTCTCAACAAACGACGTCATTGGAAGAGTCAACCACATGCACAAACGTGTTGTTTCCATCATCAAAGAAACTCAAACCATTCAGAAGAGAGAAATTGAGCAAAATAAAAAGAATGTCAAACTGTCGCAGGCTGAATTGGATAAATTCATAATGAAACAGGATGACGAACAAAAACAATTGACTAAGTTGAAAGACAGCATTCTTCAGATGAATCAAAGCATTACACGACACTATTCTCAAATGAACGCAGATGCTCTTTATTTGCAGAAGCTGGACCTAATCAAACCCCAATTTCTGAAAACATTGGATGACACCAATGCCAATTTTGCCACGCTGTCCGACCATGTGTCCAAACTGGCGAACGATGAACACAAGAAGTTCATGGAAGACATTTTGGCCAGAGCCCAGAACCAAACCGTATTCGACACGCGCGATCTGGCTCAAGCATTTTTGGCACACTATGAAAAATACAAACACGTTCTTCGTTCGGATTCAGTGGATTACAGCAAAGAAGTGTCTGAGTTGAAGGACCTGAAACAACAGTATGATTCTAAAGAAATTGTGTTCAGTGGGTTGAAAGCCGAGGTGGCTCGCCTGCGTGCACTCTTGGAGTCTTTGAAAAAGACCGTGAGCACCAGTAAGACCGAATCCGAGCTCTTTGTGCAAATCGAGCAAATTATTTCATCAATTCTCTCGTCCAAGAAGACCAAGTTTGCAATTGATGGCACAGAAAAAGAATGCGCCGTCTCCGTGCTCAAATCCCACGTGGCAAATGGCCTAATCTAATTGTTTATCAAACAATTCATGAAATAATGAATTCATTGATGTTCCAGTTGGTAAAAAAACCGTATGATGTGTTTTTCCAGGTGGTGGTTCTTCTTTATTCGAAAACGTTCTAAGGACAAAATGTTTTTTCATTTTCTCTCTTTCTCCAGTCTCAACAAATCCTTTGAATGGCAAAAACTGCTTGGTCATGTGGTTTGTGTCTTTTTCATTACAAACAATGTATGCACATCCTGGAGGACCATGTTTGGAAACGATGGCTTCTGAACTGAATTCTTCAAAATCTTTTGTTAATATCATGTCAGTCGACTTCGTAAAACTGTTGAATAAACTATATCGTTCAATGTAAAATTGGGCATTGAGGATGAGTGCTTTTTGATGAAAAATGCATGAAAAATATAAGGAAGGAAATCCTCCCGCAGATGACCCATGAAATATGATATTGTTGTATGACTTCATAACATGTTCAATAATTTCGGTATAAATCTGCAAGTAATTCGACCCATGTGGAGATAAGAACCATGCAACTTGCAACTTTTCATTACTGAAATCCTCTAATAATTTGTCGGCCATGCACAACACATTATGGGTCCAATCTACCCCTCTAAATATGGGAAGCAAAACCATTCCAGTGGGCGAACTCGCATCTTTGAACATTGAACCATGAAACGTGACAACCAGTTTATCCGAATCGTCATTCTTTTTGTGGTAAAATTGCACACCCTTGTATCTGTGGTAATGTTTCCCAGAAGAATCAATGTTTTCAAGATTTGATATGTATTTCAATTTTAAACCGTAATGAGACATTTGCAATACACAACATGAAATGACAATATATGATTATTTTTTTCTGGAAGGCTCTTTAAGTATTTTTGGCGAATTAAAAAAAAAATTGATTTAAAGGTTTGGACATAGAAAGGGTAGGCAGTTCAAACAACAACGACCACACAAAGCAACCCGACGACACCCCAATCAATCAATCAAATGGCCACTAAATCCGATTCCGCTTCTTCTCAATCAATCATCTCTGGCACCAATTTTCATCCCGATTCTGACATCAAATACGCAAAAGTGAAGGTCAACAATGCTGGTGGCAAGAGTGTCGGCATTCTCAATGCTGCCTCCAATTCCACGCTCAATCTGCAGACTCCACTGATGTTGACATGGGGAGTCAATGAAAACACTGACAAGAAAACTGGCGAAGTGCAGTCCTACAGCATGGCTCTGCAGTTTCCCAGCAACGAATACAGAACACCCAGCGTGAACAAGTTCTTCGATGCAATGCAACAGTTTGAAGCCAAAATCAAGCGCGACGCAATCACCAATTCGAAGGAGTGGTTCGGCAAGGCAATGTCTGCTGAAGTCATCGGCGCAATCTTCAATCCTGTGCTTTCCTACTCGAAGAATCCCCAGACTGGCGAGCCTGACCTCACCAAGAACCCCACTCTTCGCGTGAAGTTGCCGTTCTACGACGGCGAGTGGAAGGGAGTCGAAATCTACGACTCGAATCAGACCGCACTGTTCCCCAACTCTGACGGCAAGACTCCCAAGGACCTCATCACCAAGGGTTCTGATGCTGCGCTCATCATCACCTGCGGCGGTCTCTGGTTTGCTGGAGGCAGTTTCGGTGTGACGTGGCGTTTGGTTCAGGCCGTCTTGAAGCCCAAGCCCACCCTCAGTGGAAAGTGCCACATCGTGCTCGATGACGATGAACAGAGACGCATCGCTGCTCCTGCAAAGGCATCCGCGGCGCAACATCACGAGGATGACCACGTGTCGTCTGCAGCTGTATCTGCATCACAGGAGGTTGATGTCGAGGATTCTGATGAGGAGGAAGAGGATGCAACTCCGATTCAAAGGACTCCGTCGGTTGCTCCTCCTGCTGCGGCCGCCGCTGCTGCGCCCAAGAAGATTGTTGCAAAGAAGAAGTAAGCCGCACATGATGCTGGCTTAAAAAAAGGCACCACATCAAGGTAAGTTCAAAAAACACAAAAAACAATAAAAATATTTTTTTCATTGTTTTTGATTTAACAAAATTCAAATGCCAATTTAGTTGCGTCTCTTATGGCTGCGTCTCTTATGACTATGTCTCTTATGACTGTGTCTCTTATAGCTGCGCATCTTATCGCTGCGCATCTTATGTCTCATGCGTTTGCCACCTTGGTTTCGGCGGCTACGCGTGTTGTGGGCAGGGGTGTCTAGGTAGTTCAGCGCCGTCCCGAAACTCATGCTGCCTGAGTTGCTTGGGCGTGGACCCGCAGGGGTTGATTGTTCTGACATTTAATTGTTATAAAATTACTTAACATTTTATTTGTTATTCATTTTATTTATTGTATTGGACATTTCGCCTAAATGAAAAATAAACGAGTGTGCACCCGTTCGCAAATTACAATGACTTAAAAAAAGGAACCACGCACCAACCAATACATATGGTCGCCAATTGCCAGAATGCCAGCCAGCGTGATTGCATTGTAAGCAAGTAGGGGCGCTTGCGGGCCAGTATAACCGATGTAGATGACAAGTGGCGCCACAATCAAAACATGGAACCATGAAATGAGAGAATATCGGTTTTTTAATAGTTTTAATCCATGTGCAACAATGATTGCAATGCCCAAAAACATGAGCGCTGGATAAATCCATGATGGAGCTGCATTCCGCTTTACACCTAAATACAGAAACAATCCTCCCACAAAAATGATGTGAAACAAATGCACAATCAAGCTTCTGTTCAAAGCAAAATTCATATTGTTGAGTTGTATGAATTGGGTTGATATATTAATTTAATAAAGTGAGTGTTATGGTTTGTCAAATATGTATCTTCGCAGAACACTATCTGGAAATGTTGACCCAACTTTTCGCATGAACATGTGTTCGTTTGCAGTTCTCCGGATGCTGCGCACACTCTCCTCATCATCGTATGTCCATGTATCAAATTTGTATGGATTATTTCCATTTGGCGTGCGTTTCCAGTCCACCAGGGTGGTTTGTTTTCGAATCACGTTTTTCAACTGATTTATGTTGAACAGCAGAATCGCCGCATAGCTTTCGTCGCCCGTGTGTCCACTCGACACAATAGACAGTATGTTTTTGATTTGTTCATTTGTTTTTGAGAGAGTAACCATCTGACTCAGGTCCTCATGACAAAAAATGCACCATTGAGAATGCACCAAATGCATGTGTTGCGGAAGCATGCGCAAATTCGCGCGTTTAACAATATTCGGATTCCACCATATTTTGTCATACGACACGAATGACTTTTGCTTGTATTTATTGAAAGTCTCAACAAATCTCTCGGGACTCACCATTGGAACACATGAATCCGAATGCAAGGTGTACCATTCGGCTGGATGCACATGAACGGCATGGTCATACATTGACATCATCGCCTCTACCAACCACCCCCATGAAGTCGGGCGCATGCAACTGTCCGGAAGAAACCATTGTTTCAGCCACTCCGACTTGACGTTGCTCTTGTGCGACAACGAACAATGCACCACAATCGCGTATTTGAACTGCAGCCTATCTAACCCATCAAACCATTCTCGCCAAATGTGCTCCTTTGTCAAGTCGCCTGTCAGCAAAAAACAGAATGTCGCGTTGTTCATTGAACCTGGTGATAACTCAATTGAATGCATTAATTTTATATAATAATAAATCAAATTTAATGCATTGCCAAATTTAATGCATGTGCCAAATTTAATGCATTGCCAAACAGGCGGCATCAAATGAGATGCACATGCACGCAAATCGGCGCTTTGTTCCTCACATCGTAAATGTCAGTTGAGCAAATGAGAGAAATTCCACATTTATTGTTTCGTAGCATAATCGTTTGTCGGGACATTACATGCAATTCTCTCACTTGCACTTCCACAAATTCAGAATCATACAAAGGAATGCGCAACACTCCACTCCCTCGGTTCAATAGCTCCTTAATGTCCGCCCGCACATCAATGTGCAGCTCATTGTTTGCATCGATTGACATGTGCTCAGGTAATTCTGGCATGCATTTGACAATGAGCTGTTTCGATGCATCGCCTTCAATGCGATAGTGCAACTCGCTGTGCCAAAGCGGCACATAAAATGTCTGTCCTTCAAATTGCACCACTGAAATGTTATTTTGGATCACATCTTTGAGAGATGGTTTCAAAATGATGACATTATTCTTCTGCATTTTCTCTCGAATGATGCGAGTGATTTCATCAAAAATCCCGTCATCCATCTGAACAGCCGCGTTGTATTGCTCCAACGTTTCGTATAACTGAAACAACATCGATGGGTCCAATGAATCCAACAAAAGATTCACCGACACGGATGCATAGTCGTTCACAATCCGATGCAACAAGTCCATCAAAATCGGATTCATCCGAGCATCCTCATCATTTTCAGATTTGTGTTTCTTTGAAAAGAGAGATTTTATGAAATTCATGAAAATATTCGTATAGGTTTCCGTGTCTTCGCCCGCGTTCATTTTGGATGCATCACCATTTGCATCGACTTCAAGTAACAACAGACGATACGCGGCATTCAACTTCTGAAATGCAGCAGTTGCTTCCACGGTATTCCCGTTTTTATCCGGATGCAGCTTCAATGCCAAAATGTGATATCGCTTCTTCAATTCAACCAACGAACAGTCCCGCGACACTCCAAGAATGGAGCGCGCATCTTTAACATTCATAGTGTTTATGATTTGTATCGTGTTGAGTTGATTTTGCGCCATGCGTTTATATGAAAATTAAATCAAATCATTTGCGAAATGAACAGCGGCGGGTTCTGCGCATTGGTTTGCATCTTTTTGTGGTTGTGCGTGATTTTCTTGCACCGCCATCAGACGCAGAACTTGCTTTGGGCGATTTTGAAGCTCTGGGCGATTTTGAAGCTCTGGGCGACCTTGCAGTCTCTTCTCTGACGGCACAATCGTGGCAAATCAATTCCTCATCCTCCCCCTCACCTCGCGTGGTGTAATATTTAACCCCTTTCGGTTCAGCATTCCATGGGGGAAGGTCATCTCCGCTGAGCACTCTACCGCACTCTCCACAATTAAAGATGTCCTCGGGTTCAAATTCAAATGCAGTCATGGTTAAAGGGTCGATAAATGGAGGAATGTGTTTGCCGTGCACAACATCTTTCATCAACACACTGCTAGAATAATATAATAAACGTCCAAATGCGTTTATCACATATGTCGCTAATTTTGCATGGCGTTTTTTGTATTCACTACATTGTTTTTCCGGATATAGTTTGATGGCATCATACAGAATTTTGATATATTCCGACACTGTTAAATCGGCATTCACGAGTTTCAACATTGCATCTAATTCTTGTTTATATTTGACAAATTTTGGGTAATGCCTTATTTTAGAGGAAGCCAATAATTCGGTTTCTGCATCCTTGATGTGCATGTTTCTAATTCCATGATTGTATTCTTTATCACTTTCATACGAATGTTGTTTGTAACCCAAACGATTGTACCATGACACTCCGGTTAATAAAATTGTAAGTGAAGCCAAGTCAATGTCATGAGAACACCGATACACATTTGATTCGTCCTCTAGATATATGGTTCTGCATTCTGGTATTAATCTGGCCAATGCATCCACCATGCTCAACAGCATTGTTCCGCTGCGCAAATCATGTTTAGGTCCGCATTTTGCTAAACTAACAATATACAAATAGGACAAATCAGGCTCAAAATCAATTATTAAACATGATTTTTCATCATCCCGTTTATATTTTATGTGATATTTTAGACTGTCAGATTGAGATACGTAAAACCTGCTACCAAATATTGCATCAACTAGTTGATTCACGCGTTGTTCTGAAGTCATTTATGATTATATGTATGAAATTTTACATATATATAATATCATATTTTTATTTGGTATGCGCACATGCCTTATTTGCCATTATTGTTTGAACCAATGGTGTTCACCAGCATGAACACAAAATTTTCCAAATGATAAATGGGACGATAGTTGTTGTTATAATACTGCAAAAATCGATAGGTGTTCATCAATACATCCGACATGTTTTCATCATGCAACAATCCCCTGCATTTCAACTCGGTTATCAAATGCCATGCACATTCGTTCACATCAAAATCGTAAATCAAAATATCATACAACAATTCTCTCAACTGAGCAAATCGGATTTGCTCCACATTTGTCATGTAGTCACACAGATTGTTGAATAATTTGTGGTGTTCAGACGTGTCATCGCATTGGTCATGCAGTGCTTTTATGTTTTGAACATTCTCTGGTATTATTTTTCTTGTTACACCTGGCATAATTTTTTTATACATGGATGCAGTCGGCCTGGCAACCGGCACAATTTCACAGCTGTTCAAAATGTTGCTGGGAATGAATCCAATGTTCTCGGTTATGATTATGTATTTCAACCGAAGGTGGTTATGATTTTGCATGTGCATGTAACTGTAAAATGTTTCCAGCAGTTCACTATGAATGTTGTGAAAATACTTGCACACAATGATTCCCGTCATCTCAGGTCGTGCACTAATCACATCCACGATTTGACTGTGCATTTCGTTCCACAACAGCTTTGACGTGCAACCCAGCAAAGACATGTCAATTTCAAAATGAATGTCGCTGATTTTTATGAAGTAAGTTTCTTTGTTGTACACCACCGTTAGTCGCTTTTCATATTTCAAATGCGTCGGACTGTATCGACTTATGCATGAAAGCACCTGTGCATATTTGCCAGTGCCTTGTGGACCATAAAATATCAAATTTTTTAGGTCATTCATGTTCGATGGAAATGCAGTCGAATACAGAGTTTTCAATTTGGGATGCAACGGCGTTGAAATCGCATTTTCAACGTATTGTTCAAAATGATTGTCGTTGAATTTCATTTACAACAATGCAGTGATTCAATCAATTAATTATACACCATTGTTATTTATTTAAACACATTGCAACGCATATATTAAGACGATTGCATTATCACGCACACATGAGTTTTCTGATTTTGCCACACACTTTTAATCCAGCTCATCTCCATTTTGGGCCAATTGTGAAAAACAATGACTCCGATGGAAATTTCTCTCGAATCATTTATTCCACAAAGAACATTTCATTCAATGGAGTTGGAATCATCATTGATTTGAATGACACCATGCAAGAGCATCACTGCAAAAAAACGTTCATTCGATTTGACCCAATCAGTCCCACCAACTCAAACATCGTGCGACAACTACAAATGATTGAAACTGCCATTCTAGAAAAATACATTGGCCGTGTTGTCAGAGACACGCGACAGTGCGTTCACTCGTTATCAGAACAACTGCAAAATGGCTGCATTAAAGCGTACACGAATGATGCATCAGACACTGAGGTCGCTCGCAATGACTCCAACAGTCATGTCATGTTGAAAATATGCGGCGTTTGGGAAACCAAAGGAGAATGCGGAATATTGTGCAAATTCATAAAATGTTAGAAAATGTTTTCCCCTCGTGCAAATTATAATAGCATGTAATAATAATATTGTAATAATAATATTATAATCAACACATTGAAAGTATGAATTTTAACATACTTGGATACATTTTAATTGCACTCATTTTCATCATTTGCTTGCGCGTGTATCAAAGTTCCGATTCATTCCAACTCAACTGCATTGTGTCCGACGTGGATGGAAATAAATACTGCGTTCGCGAGCGCGCCAAATTGGACATGGCAGCAGACCTGCTTGCACAATGCACAGTGAACATGCGAAATTTAGTAAAACACATGGAAAAAACATACGCTGACCAAGCCAATGTGCGACGCTTGGTTGAAGGATTTGACCCGCACCAAGTCAGCGAAACGCTTCCCACAAGTGAATTCACCGCTTACAGTGAGAACAAGGGCGAGAAGCTCGCATTTTGCTTGAACACCACGAAAAACGGCACCAAACTAATTGACTCCAACACGCTCATGTTCATTGCACTGCACGAAATGGCGCACATCATGACGGAGAGCATCGGACACAAAGAAGAATTCTGGAAAAATTTCAAGTTCCTTCTGCAAAATGCAGTGGAAATTGGAATATATAAGCCGGTTGACTATAAGAATGAGCCCAAACAATATTGCGGCATTGAAATCAATGATAATCCTTATTTCGATGCATGAATGTAGTTTTTTAGATTATATATAATCGTGGTGGCTCCAAAAAACACAAGCAACATTGCAAAAATGGACACATGTCTTTCAGAACTGCCAACATGAATGTGTCCAAAATAAATCATGAGTGGTCCAATGAAAAATATGTCCAACAAACGGATGAATTGCGTTTTTGTTCCACTGGTTGAAATGTACCCTAAATACAATCCAATCGCAACTATCATCCATGTTGTCTTCATGTACGACTGCATGATTGACTGCATGATAGACTGTATGATTATAAAGTGAGAAATAAATTTCCCGTTTTAGTTGAATGAATACATCAGGACCCGGTTTATCTTATTAACAAATCCAAGATTGCATGCAACTGTTCGGGCCTGCAACTGCACAAACATCTCCAGGTTTCTAGAGTAGCTGAATGTTTTAGATGCATCGTAAAGTCGTTGCATTTGAGTGTAATATCGATTCATTTCATGAGCTTCTTCCGAATAAATTCCATTCTTCACAAGAAGTCGCTTTGTTATATAAAAACAGTTGTGCTTGAAGTTCCATTGAAACCAATGTTCGTCCTTCATGTGTCGTTTCCCCGCATCGAGAAAGGCACCCAACGTCAGTGACGCATTCTTGTCTTTGAGAGAAATATCCTTAATTATCGCATTTTTGATGTTCGGTTCCTTCATTTTTTGCAATGTCATAGTGGATGTTTTGTCCAACATCAAATGCACCCCGTCCTCCATTTCAAATATGAGACCACAGTGAAATGGCAATAATTCGGCATTCGCGCGCAAATAGTCTGGCATAGGCTCGGTGCAATGGTCCGACTTCACGTGTTCTGCCATCATTTCAACAAATATATCGTCAAGCCGACCTAACGTGATTTTGTTGTATAAATTGATTAGCTTTTTGGGAACCCTGCGATAATAAAGACGAATGGATTTGATTGTCTTATTTTTGTAGTGCCGCACATTTTCATGTGTGTCATTCAAGTAATGACACGATGGTTGCAGAGCGAGATACTCAAACAATCGGTTTGCACAAGAAGACACAATGTGTTGCAAAATGTGCACCATTTTATCAGAGAGAATGGTGCTTAAAAAATTGGACACAGTCAATATGCATGCCATAATAATTAAATATGCAACAAGTAGCGACATGGTGTATGAAAATGACACTAGACCGATCGCATGTTGGAAGACATTTGTCATTCTCCTTATGTTTCCTATGTGTTGTATGTGTTGTGATTATGTTAATTGCATACTATATTTTGCGTGAAATTACATATTAATGTTTTGTCATGCGATGCAATGGGAAAAACGTGTCGCATTCGTGCATTCCCTCCATTTGAGTAATGCACATCTCATCTATGATGATTTCGTTGTTTTGATGCATTTCCAAAAATTGCTCGTAAATGCTGGCTCCACCTATAATCCACACCTCGTCATAATTGGCGGATTCCAAATGGGCAAACAATGATGGAATGGAAGAGAACCAATGCTCTTGGTCCGAAGTGGGTGCACATTCGGGTTCTTGCGACGAGAGAATCAGGTTGGCCCGTCGACGCAAAGGACGCATGGGAATGCTAGACCACGTTGAACGCCCCATGACAACCGCATTGTTGCCTGCACCCGTTGTGCGCTTGGCAAAGTGAGCCATGTCAGCCTTGCAATGCGGCCACGGCAGCTGGCCTTTGTAACCAATGCCACCATCTTGACACATAGCCACAATTAGTTTAAATGGTTTCATAATGATTAACTAATCTATCATTATGACTATGACTTTAAATGTTTAAAATCATATTCAAATGGACCATGCATTCGAAACAATCAAATAAGTAAGAAAGATGCCAAAGAAATTCTTTGAAAATAAATCAAGTATATTGTAAATTGAATTTTTGATTGCATAAGGAAGCACAGCAACAATGCCATACAATGACCAAAACACGAGAAAATATGCATAAATTTTGAAGCTAGTTGATGAATATGCCGTTCCCTGCATAAATCTCTCGTAAATGATGTAAAAGTATGCGATGAATGGCAAAAACCCAATCACAACGCCGGTAATCAATGAAATCACACCAACCTCTCCCAAATATCCAAACAACAGCATGAACCAGTTCAAAATCACCACTTGCGCAATGGGAACAGCATGTTCTTTCATGATTTGAAAAAAAGAAAGCGAACTAGCATCATTCGGGTCTGTATTCAAATAAATGATGTATGCAATCAGCGTAATCAACATGGTTGGTGTCGTGACCATCCAATCAAGATAACGCTTGGGCGTGATGTTTTTAACAACATGGATATTATTGTATAACCAAACGTAAAATGCACCTTCCACCGCTTGCACGGATACTTCTAACCCAAGAAGTTGTTTGATCAGTTTCATTTTTGGTGCAGTTTTTACAAACAAGGCAAGAATCTCGATGACTCCAGTTATGATTTGAACTATGATGGAGAATAGCAACGATGAATGAAGAAAACTCGACATTGAATTGTTTTAATATTATTGATATTATTGGATATTATTCTTATTGCCATATGATGGAATTCATAGTTCATGGTTCAATGCAAATGCAAGGCAAATTTAATTTTGTTCGTATTTCAACAATTAATTTGCTAAAATAACCCTTTCCTTGTATGAATAATTTGGACTTTATCGCACAACACAAATCAATGTCCGCATCGCCCGAATCAAAATGTTCCGCGCCGGTTGCATCAATGACATTTTTCAGATACTCATTTGACAATGCAATGCACTCATCATAATTTGGTGAGCTTGTTTCGGCGAAAAAACATTTACCAATTACATATTTTTTATTTGAATCATTTTCAATTAATGTTTTGATGTGATTTATTGTGAGAGGTCGTTTGGGTATTTCATGCCATTCATTCCCTGCGACCACATCTCCCAATCGCAGATGTATCAATGTGCTTTCTGAAATGTCATTTGGCAGCAAATGTGCATTTTTTTCCGCCCATTCCAATGCAATTTTGGTGACTATGTCAATATTAGTGTCGTCCTTGTTGTTTTGTTTCTCTAAAATGAATTTGCTTCCAATCGAATTGAAATGCTCTCTAAGTATTTGTTTTTGTTCATATCTCGACAAATCCAACAAAATTAGGTCTCCCAATCGGTATGATGAAATCATTACAATCCGTCTTATATTTATATATATATTCATGTATAAATATAAACACCAATGCCATATGAATGCAAAATATGCCAAAATGACCCATCAAGTCATTCATTGAAAAAGATTGGAACAACGGACAATGTCACTTATTATTACACATGTCCTGCCAAGGCCACAAAATATCATGATGCAGACGGCATTGCAGAACATTATGATGGGGTGTTATCCGAAAATGAAAATCGGTGGATATGGGTATTCGATTGCAAGAAATTTGCCACAAAACATTTGCTGGAAGTTGATGTTGCCATAAAGCTGGCCAAATTGATTTCCACCAAATTTAGCAGCACGCTTGATGGAATAGTAATCATTAATCCCACATGGCACATATTTGTTATCATGCGACTGGTAAACCCATTTTTAAACAGTCATGTCAAATCCATTATAAAAATTGTTCATGACCAGTCATTCAATTTGACCCTTTTACAAATGCAGACACACGCCTTATGACGTTGCATCTGGTTTGCCATGAGTCCGACGAATCTCTGGCACATGTTTTGCAGCCGTGTCGCGTTTGGTGCGAATGTGCTGCATGATTGCCGCAGCCTGCTGAGGTGAGCAGCACTCGGCCAATGCCTCGTTCAAGAATGACAGCGTAAGTGCCGGCGGTTGCCTGACGTTGAATGCAAACTTGAGTGTGCCATCCTTGATTCGAACGGTTGCATGCGAGAGATTGTGCTCGGCGACATGCGTGAGAATGCTGGACTCCACTTCATTGCGAGATTCGCGCAGCTCGCGTGCTTGGTCGTTCACTTGCTTGATGGCATTGTCCAACTGCACCCACCGCTGTATTCGTTGTTCCAGTGATAAATTTGGTTGCATTATTTGCACACATTTATTAAAAAATGTTTATATCATTTATTCATCTTTTTCTGGTTCTTTGTGATGCCACACATTCGCCACGTCGCTTTGTGCGTTGGTAATTCTTTTTAGGTATGATTGTATATAAATCACAAAAGAAATATAAAGAGATTGCGGTGATTTATTCCGTCGCATGCGACACACATTCGCTTCCATAGTGTAGTGGTCAGCACATTGGACTTTGAATCCAATAACACGAGTTCGAATCTCGTTGGAAGCACACTCTTAATAATAAATAAAAATAAATCATCACCAATTCGTTGGATGATTTATTTAATAAGCGAATGAAATGCCTTACTGAGCACCGCAGCCAATCTCCAAAGGCACGCGCATGAGGTCGGGAGCAATGGTGGTGTTGTTCCAGGGACCGACACTGAGTTGAGGGTTGGGAGGCTCCGACCGAACCTGGAGGTTGGCGTTGCGAAGGGTGTTGCCAATGGTGTCAATGCCGATGAGGGCACCCGCACTAAGAAGGTTGACTCCCTTAAGGTCGCCAGCGCCAACAGGGTTCAGCTGAGCCCATTGGCTGTTCACGTCCTTGGGCAAAAGCTCAAGCGGGTCAACGGTCTGCTGGGGGGTGCAGCTGGGAGGCAAGCCCTGCATGGTGGTGGTGGTTCCACTTGAAGGGGCATACTGAATGTTCTCTAAACCAGTGGAGGGATGAACGTTGCCAATGTCGGCAGTTTGTTGGCCTGAAGCTTGTTGGTAATACTGCTTGCGCTTTTGGGGAGACAGTTTGTTAGGATCAACCAGCTCCATGCCTTCAGATGAGGACTTATACTGAGAAAGTGCCCAATACAAAACGATTGCTCCTAAAACTATCACAACAAAGTGATTTTTAAGCATGTTCAACAAATTGTTCATGATTGATTGTCTGTTATATAAAATTCATGATAAAATATTTTTTTGTTTTAACTTTTATTATGCATTTTATGATTCATTCTCGTCGCAACAACTATCACTGTAAATCTCGCTTTCATCACTGTCGCTGTCTTCCAACATGTGAGTTGACTTTATTTGTTTAGCTTCTAAATATGCAGCAATTGCACTTTTCTTAAGTTCTCTCGCTTTCTGTTTCGCCATCTGATACATGTTGTAGTATACTTCGGATGGCTTTTTCAATTTGAGATGCATGTGTTCCAGTTCTTCTAAAACATCCAGATTCACTTCTTGCATTGCAGAATCATTGTGGGTCTCATTTGCAACATTCTCGACATTGACATTGACTGGTTCTGGAACCTCGTTGGGTGCATCACTGGATGAAACATCAACTTGAGGAACATCGACTGGGTCTGATACTTCTTCTTCTTCTTCTTCTTCTTCACCATTGCTACTTGCTGGAACATCAACTGGCTCTTCCTGAACACTGCTGCTTGGTTTGTTGTTTGAACCATCATTTGACTCTTCTTGAAACGTCGTTGTTTCGTGGACCACCGTTGTTTCTTGTTCCTGCTTTAATTGTTTTTGTTCACTGCTGGGCTTTCGAATGACACACGATTGAAATATGGGAACATTGGCCACGATCAAAACTTGCTTGAGAGCAATTTCAAACTGAAAACTTCGCGACGTAAATTTGATGCCTTGAAACTCTAAAACTGTGTACATTTGATTTTCGGCCTTAATGTGGTCAATGGAAACCGGCCGCTCATTTTCATCAAAAACGGAACACGATTGAACACCTGCTAAATGTTTTGAAGCTTGAATGTGAGCACGAATGAGATAATTTTTTCCTCCTTTGTAAGGACGAACTGGAGACGTGAAACCCGCCTCAATGTCCGATTTTTCCACATCAGCACTGATCCAGACATTCCGTTTTTCATAAATCATGCGAATGGCGTCTCCTTCCAATGCCTCTAGCCACTCCAAAAATGCAACATCATTATTACTAAACATCAAATCAATGTATGGTCGTTTTCCCGGAACCACTGCTTGTCTCGACACACATTTGGGGGTTTGAATATATAAAGGCGCATCTTTGTAATAAAGCATCGCAAAATAGGTGCCACCCTGCAATCCATTTGGAGGGGCCAAATGAAGGCGGTTATGTTCAAAACTAGCATCCGGCAAATGCACTTGGTCTGACATATGTGTCTCTATTTTTGTGTTATTTGCAGTTGTTGTTGCAGCATTCAGAGAAAATAAACACGCAATAATGACGTATATTTTTTAGCACGTTCATGTAAAAAATATAAAGAAACACCACACAATAATGGCAATGATGCGAGAGAAAATTATTGACCAATGTCTTCAAGTCATGAAACGAGATGATGTGAAACGAGAGTTGAAACAGCTGTTTCACCCAGTCATCGACTTGATTATGCAAGAAATTTATCCCTACATTTATTTGTCGGTCATCTTTGTCATCATAAGTTTCTTGCTCACGCTTGGCATATTTGTCATGCTCATGCGGGCCTCGCTTTTGAAAAATGTTTCCATTCCCGCAACCATAACTGAAGGCATCTGATGCGACCTACTCCATTTTCGCTTCATCCGTGGGTTTGACACTTAAATCCACCAAATTGTTCCCAATGATCCAAGCATGCGGAATCATCACAAGGAGCAAGCCAACCAACCACCTCGTGGAAACGTTGGGGTCATTCAAATTGCTGATGTAGTTTGACATGAAGAAATACAACATGAACAACTCGGCCAATATCCAAAATGTGGCGTCTGACGGGTCATAATTTTCTTTGTTGGAGCTGTCAATGATTTGAATGTACTTGGAGTTCAAAACCACTGACGATGAATACAATCCAATCAACAAAACCATCACAAAAAATCCCAATTTAGGCAATTCTGGCTGAGAGAACAAAACCCAAAGCATGCACCCTAAATACAACAACATGCATGAATCTCTGACAATCGAAGAAATTGCGGTCATGCTGTTATTTGATGTAATGTCCATTACAACTTTAACCAGGAATCCAGCAATCGGAAAATATTGCAGCGTTTTTAACAATCCAGGACGAACTGATGCATTCATTGTCGCTTGAGGTGAAGACATTTGAGATAATAGCTTATGAACTTATGATGGACACTTATATTAATTACATATTTTTTAACAACCTAAATGCAAACCAACTAACATATCAAATAAAGTATTAAATAAAACATAATATATAAATAATATAATTGAATTAAGGAATCAACCATGAGCAAGTATGTGCTAAAAAATGATCATCCATTAATTCCAAGGGAACAAAAGTTTTCCATCGACCGAAAATTATTAACCGTGCATTCTGAAGACCGCGACATAAGCAAGTGGCCCAATGCAAATCACTTTGAGCTTCAGTTGCCACAAACATACACCAATGTGGAAACGATTGCACTCGTTGAATACAATTTTCCAGTGTATTACAACACATTTTCAAGTCAAAATCAAAACACCATCATGACATTTAGTGTCGACATACAAGGCGCGAATTCCCCATTCATTCCTGCATGGGGACTCACGTATCCATCGATACAGGTCGAAATTCAACCCGGGTTTTATAGTCAAGAACAACTTGCCACCGAAATGGAAAACAAACTCAATCAGGCAGTAAAAAACGTGGACTCAAGTCTAGTGAATTACAACAATTTCAGAGTATATTACGACGAAGTGCAACAACGATTTCTCTTTGGGAACGTGTCGGACCCGTTCACATTCAGCTACAATCAACCCGAAAGCTACGCGAGTGCCCCTTGTTATGCATGCCCTCCTAGCGTTCAAGTGGGACAACCAAGCATCACAAATAAATGGTGTCAATACACAAATTGGGGATTGGCATACAACTTGGGGTTCGTGAAATGCACTTGTGGACCTAACATCAGCGAGGCATTACCGGTTGAAGGCGACCAAAAAGTTTACTACGTGAATTCTGATTCGGGCTCTAAAGGAACCACGTGGCTCCCGGTTGGTTCTGGCAACCCGGGCTATGTGTTGATTCCTCCAAATCCACCCAGCCTTAATGGAGACTCTGCAATGTACATGGAGATTGACAAATACAATTACATAGATGAAATGCAACCTTATTCCGAAAACACCAGCGGGGGTCGTTGCAACGACTACAATGGAATTGTCAATGCATCATTTGCGAAAATTCCCATTTTGACAAAACCAACCAAAATCGTGTCTCAACTTGAATATCAATTTGGAAATGAACCCCAGGATACGGCACAGGGCATTAGCTCATTTTTCCCGCCATTGGATAAACTCAGCAAACTGAAATTCAAGTTTCGATATCACGACGGCACTCTGGTGAATTTTGGCGGACAGAATTTCAGTTTCACGATTGCACTCTATTGTTATCGCGACGAAATGGCACGTTCCAAGGGGTTGCGCGTTCCTTTTCTTACGCTTGGTTCATCAACTTCATAATGCAATCCGATAATGACCTTTAAAAATGAAGAAATATTTTTATTCATTTTTTCCATACATGTCCGTTCCCCCATCATTTCTTTTTCACCGGTGTTGTTGTCGACCACATTTCCAGTATCCGCAAATCACACGTCTTCCAGTCTTCCTTGAATCCACGCAATGACACAAATGCTGGCGTAGTCATTTTCGGATTTTTGTAATAAATGTAAGGACCATATTGTCCTGTTCGCACGCTGGTGTATGAATTTATTTCACGAAGTATGGATGGATTCGTGGCGGTTATAGCTTCGGTCGTTGCAGACGATTCAATGTGGCGCACGGCATCATCGTATGAACACTCCACCGCATCGACATCCATGTTTGTGGTTGGTTGACCCTTTGCTTTCAAATGATTGAGAGATTTTTTATTATCTCCCCATGTCAAATACGGTCCATATTTTCCAGTGCGCAAAAACAAATCAATGCCTTTGTATTTTCCCAACAACTTGCATAGATTTTTCGCAGAATTTCTCTCGGATGAACTTTCATTCAAACCATTTGAACCATTCGTGTCATCATTCGCTCCAGGTTTTTTCGTTTTTGTCAATGTGATTTTGGGCAAACACTTGGCATTCAACCCGTCGTTCAAACGGTCCACGCACGACAGGCAGTCTCCGCACACATCACCCCATCGTTTTTGTCCAGACGAAACCAAGTCCAGCTGATGCTCCATGCGCTTCGTGTAGTCATAGTCAAACAACTCTGCAAAATGAGCACACAAGAATTCCACCACCGTTCGACCGAGTGGCTGGATAACCAGGCGATTTTTTTCGTTGCCAAATTCACGCTCTTCGGCCGTTTGGCTGAGGACCCCGCCATCCAGCTCAAAATGAATGCAACTGACCCGCCGTCCGGGCACATCCTGCTTTGCAACATATCCGCGCTCCTGTATTTTGTGCACCAGGCTGGAAAACGTGGATGGACGCCCGATGCCGCGTTCTTCCAACATGCTGACAAGGGAGGCTTCTGAAAAATGCGATTTCAATTCGCGGACCTGCATGCGCGACTGCAGCTTATTCGGCTTTATCACCGAATTCGGTGCAATTGACTGCAAGAGCAACCATCCGTTGGTTGCATCATCCGTCTTGGGTGGGGAAGCAACAATCCGCCAACCGGCAAATTCGATGCGGTCCACTGAATACCGATAGTCCCGCCCTTCTGGGGCTGAAATGCAAGAAGTGAGAGTGTTTCCAGTGCATGGAGCCATGCACGTTTCTGCCGAATGACGCCAAATCATGCGATAAAGTCGTTGTTCTTTTGCAGTCATGGTGTCGGGCACCTCCATGCAATGCAGCGACGTCACGTGCACCGCTTCATGGGCTTCTTGCGGTTTTACATCCTCTGCCACATCCTCCTCCACTTCAACTGGCTTCACCGTCTCTCGTTTTTTCACCACGACACGTTTCTTTTTATCCGGCTTGACATCAACCGCATCCTCTCGTTTGTTGTATTTCTCACCCCATTTTTCGGTGATGTAGTTGCGAGCGTGTTCTAAGAATGGCAATGAATACACACGACTGTCAGTTCGCGGGTATGTTATGTATCCCCCTTCATACAAATGCTGACACGCCAACATGGTTTCAGCCGGGGAAATGTTCAACTCGTTGCTGGCCTGCTGCTGCAATGCCGACGTGGTCATCGGTTGCGGCGCGGGTTTTGAAAACGGTCGCACCTCTGGCGCACGAACCGTGTGCACAAATGTGGAAGATGCCTGCAAAAATGCAGAGCAAGTCTCGGCAGTGTCATGCCCCTTGTTAAGCTCGTATTTCAAATTCAGCTTTGTGAAATAGCCCACTGTTTCAAACACCACGCGTCCTGCTGCTGCGGCATCAATGGCGCATTGGTTGTCATAGATGAGACGCAGTGCCGGCGTTTGACACCTTCCAGCTGAGAGAGATGAACCTTCCACGTAGTTCCACAGGGCAGGTGTGACTTTGAACCCCACCAACATGTCAAGGGCTTGACGGGCAATTTGAGCATAAACCGCATCCATGTTCAGCAGCTGTGGCGATTGTATGGCACGTTCCAACGCGGGCTTGGTTATCTCGTTGAACACCACGCGCTTTGTGGTGGCAATCGGTAGATTGAATAAACAGCACACATGATATGCAATTCCAGCGCCTTCGCGGTCATTGTCGGTCATTAGATACGTTTCTTTGCACTCCGCAACCAGCGCGCGTATTTTTTCAATCTGTTGTTTCTTGCTCTCCACGACATGAAACTGCGGGACATCCGCGAACGTGGTGTCAATGTCTTGCAGCCCAGTCAACTCTTGCAAATGGCCAAATGTGGCTGCGCAAATGTATTTGTCCGCTCCCAAATGTGAAACAATGGTGCTGCATTTTGCGGGTGATTCCACAATCAGAAGGATTTTGTTCTTATTGCTCTTTTTTGAAAACGACGACATGAACACAATGCATGTTTATGGAATGCAGTGTGTATTTATATTGATTTTGCATGATGTATCAAAATGTTCACAATGATGAGAACTAAAACATTTTTTGGAACGTGCGGTTTCGAACCAGCGGTGATGTCGTGATTGGGAGCGGTTGAACCGTCGTATTAGTCGTCCTTTGATAAAGGTTCACCATCATTTTAGGTTTCATGTTGATTAAAGGCACATTGAATATGTGGCTTGCCCATTGAACAAACCCAGAAACCCATTTGTATTTTGAATGCGTTTTAATAATTCTGGCATTTGTCAACAGCATGAAGTCGAACATGGTTTCTTTCATTTTCTCAACATCCGTATCCGGATGTGCCAAATGAATGGGAGTGGTTGGAATGATGCGAACAATCAATTCTGGACGCATTCGTTTGCACAAATACTTTTTGAAGTGCAATGAATCCGACATTATGTACAAATTGGGTGTTCTAGCCATTTGAACATCAATGATTCCGCACAATTCATTGTATTGCTCAGAATTAATTTTATTGTCAACCAGTTCTTCATCTCCCAGTCTGAAATGCGCAATTGAGTAAATTTTGGGAATCCGAAACGCGGTGCACATCTCATTGAAGTATCTCTTGAACTCCTCGGTTGGTATTAACAACGAACGCATAAAATGTTTGCACCCATTTGATGGAGATTCACTATAATTGTCAAGAGCATTTGTCATGATTAGCAATGGTTTATCATATTTTATTGCGGTTTTAATAGTGTTGACTATTTCTTCTGGATCCTTGCTTATCCCATAATAAATTTCAGACTGGTGTTCCATGACATAACTTGAATACATGTGTGGACGCGGCACGAGGAATTTTGAAACGGGATGCAATTGGGTGTCCACTATCAGTCGAAAGTTCATTCGTTGAGAGAGTTTGTGCAAATAAATGGTTCCACGCAACAAATCACCAAATCCTGAATTCATGTGTTGCTTCCAAACCATGATGACAGTGTTGGACATGGTGCGATAGAACAACTTTTATATATTATGTTTCAATAAATAAAAATCAGTTTTAGCGAGTTTTGCATGTAATGTCATTTCAAAGTTGTTCGGTTTGATGCTTTGCCTTGAATTGGCTCCATGATATTTTTTTGGCAGCGGGCAAAGAAGCCCTCTCTGATGAAGAACCGGAATGCAGTTTGTCCAACTTCTCCGATTTTTTCAACGCACTGTCAATGTAAATTTGTTTGAGCAATTTGCCGACTTCAACGGATGCCTCGTGCTGGTCCACTTTTCCGTCTTCAATCATTTTTAGCACGCCCAATAACTTGCCTAAAATTGACAAATCGATTTCATCCTTTTTCACTTTGTTAAAAATGTCGGTGTAGTTGTTGAAAAGAAATGAGCACCTGTTCACACACATCATGTCAAACTGGTCGGGGTTGCTTCTAGCAAGACGTGCATAGTCGCGTTTCAAATTGAGCAGCGTGGCGACATCGGCATGAATGAGCATGCTGTGTTTCAAATCGCGAATTTGCGAGGTGTTGTCGGCCGCATCATTTGCCTGTATCATTTTCTCCAACTGAAGGCGGTCTAAACTGTTCATTTTTGCAAATTGTTGTGAATTGTGACAATATAATAATAAATATCAATCCGATTTTAAATGCTTTTTTAAAAATATAGTTATATAGCATTGGAAATCATGACAGCTCCAACTCCAACTCCAACTCCAACTCCAACTTCAACTTTATACGGACCAATCCCCGCCAAACCGGTTGAAGTGAATACGAATACAAGCACAGCACTGCCTGCACCGGTTTCTGGTCTCACTGGCAAAGATGTAATTGCGGCCAGTCAAGCACGAACCGCTCAACAACATGCAATCGTTACGGCAAATTCTGGGATGAAAGTGAGCGGAGGGTCTAAGCGAAGCACTAAGCGAAAGAATAAGACAACCTCTAAGCGAAGAACTAAGACAAACTCTAAGCGAAGCGCCAAGAGAAACTCTAAGCGAAAGAATAAGACAAACTATAAGCGGCGTTCCAAGCGTGGTGGTGCCCCAAACCCAACCCCAACCCCAACATCAAATAAAAACACAGTTACGGCATTTAAAAACCCTGGTGCAACTGCGAATAGCGCGGCTGGAAACTCAATCTTGTTAAAATCTAACGCACAAGCAGCGCTTGATAACATAAACGCGCCCGCAACAACCACATCGGTAAACTGACAAAATGACAGTTGAATGCAATAAATCCAAATGCAAAATAAAATTATATTTGGATTTTATAGTGATATAGCTTGAGACAAATCAAATGCAAAAACCAGAGTCAGATGCACAACCAGACCTTGTCAAAACTGCAACAGATGTTCCAGAGCAATTTGGTTCCGACCCACCATCAAAATTTGCAACAAATCTGCAAATGTTATTAATCATTGCATACTACATTGGAGTGGATGTTGCCGTATTCATGTTGATTTACATTAAATACATTAAAAACAACTGGTCATTGTTCCAATGCAGTCCAACGTTTATGATGACTGCATGGTTTTTCGGATACGACACCCAAACAAACTTTCAACAGTGCATCCAGAACATGCAGACCGACTACATGGGTGTTTTGTTGGAACCAGCAAATTACATAATGTCACTGGCCACCACTGCGATTGGAGGTTTAACCAACAGTTTGAATAATGTTCGCGAATTCATGAACAATTTTAGAAACAAGTTGACTGCAAGCATTCAAAGCATATTTGGCGTGTTTCTCAACATGCTGGTGCAAATACAATACATGATTATACAGTTAAAGGACATGATGTCCAAAAACATTGGCATAATGACCACTATGATGTATACAATGGACACCACCATGAAAACCATGAAAAGCACTTGGGCCGGACCAATTGGAGAAGTGGTGCGCGCTCTATGATTAAGGAGAATTATCACACATCAATGATACTTTTATTGCAAATGCTTGAAAAACAAATAATGACAAATAATAATAAGAAGGACTGCTCATTCCACAACACCGTGAAACATTATGAATCGAACAAATGATAATTCTGTGGACGTATCATGGTTTAATTTCATGTACAAAAACAAAGTTCATGATGATTACATGAGCGACATTACGTGGTCAGTCATCATAATTTTTGCATATTGTTGCGGATATGCTTATTCAAAAATACGCACAAATGCTGAAGTGATACGAACCAACTGGATTGACTACCGGTGCAATCCAGCCTACATGATATTTGCTGGAAATGTCATGAAACCAGATGCTGACCTAAGCGATAAGATTAAATTCACTCAAGACAATTTCCAATTTTGCGTGCAAAATGAATTGAAAACCATTGCACACCACTTCATGGACCCCATTTATTATACACAATCAATTGTCATCAACACATTGCATGGCATTGCCAATGCATTGAATAGCATTCGCGAACTCATCAACCACATTAGAAATGCGTTTTCATCCATCATGTCTGATGTCATGAGCAGAGGACTAAACATCATGCAACCCATCATCGCTGTGTTTATCAGCCTCCGCGATTTGAATGGAAAAGTTCAAGGCATCATGACAACTTCTTTGTACACACTGCTTGGAATATACAACACGCTGGTGTCTGGTCTTCGTTCAACATTTGAAATCATTGTTATTATTTTGATTGCAATGGGTGCCGCAATCATTGCCCTCTGGGTTGCCATTGCCATTGCCATTGCGTTTGGACCGTTCGGACTTCCTGCTTTAATCGCAGCCACTGCAACCGTCGGTGTATTGACCGCCATTTTTATCGGAATCGCAATTCCATTGGGAATCATTGCCCATTTTTTGGCAAGAACAATGAAAATTAATGGACTATCAATGATTCCTGGCCTACCCCGTAAATGAGGCACACCGCAATAAGATGATTTTAGGAAAATGATTTCAATAAAAAAATATTTTCATTATATATAATCTTAAAGTCAACATTTTAAATGGAATTGAAGATCATTGGATACAGTGCACGGATTGAGCTTGTTATTTTGTTTCTTGTCATTGGCATTGTTTTAGGAGTTCATTTGTTCTGCGGTTGCACTTCTGTTTCAATTGGTGACGGCATACCCACCGACGTTGGAAGTGCAATTAAGGAAGCCTTTTCTCAAAAAACCACCAGATTGGGGTCCGACGACTACGGTGCTCCCCTCAACTATAACATGGACAATGGTCTTCCCATCAGCAACTGGGAGGATGCGGCACGCAACTATGCAAAACAAATTGGCAGTCATGACAACACCAAGTCTGGACAATTCTACAAGAGCGGTCCCATTCCCCTCCCTCCCGGTGAACTTTTGATTTTTGCCCAAAATGAAGTCCATCCCAGGTGTTGCCCAAGCTACTACTCCTCCAGCGAAGGATGCGTCTGCACCGCTCAAAAACAGTGGAAGTACTTGAATGAACGCGGTGGAAACCGCACTCTCAATAGTGAATTTTAAATATTCAAAATGTTATATGTTGCAATTTATATACAACATATTACACATATAAATGACTCCAGTGGTCGAACCGTCTTTTTCGTCCCCTGACCCTAAAGTCGCTCCGATTGTGGTTGCAGGGGCCGTGTTTGTTGGACGTGCAGTTGCCGGAGGAATTATAGGCGGTGCTGCAAGCTGGGGCGCCAATAGAATTCTTGACAATCGATTTCCTGCTAAAAAATGACTTTAATATAACCACAACAACCACAACAGACACAACAATAATTTTGCATAAATAATCAATCAATGCACTAAACATTGATTGACTAAAAGGTTCCTCTCAATGCTTGCGACGACGAATGCTCTTCTTTCCTTTCTTGTTGTGGTGCCTGCGAGTCTTTCCTCTGCCCAATTGACCAGGAACGAACTCGCTGACTTGTGGACGATTGTTGAATGGGTTCATCAACACAGATGGTGGTGTCTCAAAGTTGTGTGAATATGGATGCACAGCAATGTCTGGATTCCATTGATATAGTCCAGTTAGATTGGGATTCACACTGCGGCGTCTTTCAGCAGGAAGAACCGGATCGTAAAAATTGTCATCTCCATCCAATATTCCACGTGGAACTAAACTTTCTGCACGACGAAGTCTGCTACTCATCTCTTCATTTTCAATTTGTTGTTTGGCCCAGCGGTGCGTGGGGGTGCCATCCTTTGATACCGCCAACAAATGATTCAAAGCATCACGAACCATCAAATTCAATTGTTCATGGTGTGGGTTTTCTTCGCCATATCCATCTCTCACAGCTTGCAGTTTTTCCACAAACCCTCTAGTTATGTGTCGAGTCATTTTGAATGTTTCTTGTTTATAAAATGAGTGCAGATTTTAATCAGGAATGAATTAAAAAAATATATATAAATATTTTTCTAAATCAATTTTTATAGAACTTACAAATACAGGTTCATGTTTGGACGGTCAGATTCATGCTTCTTAATTAACTTGTCCACAACATCTTGGCTCACTGTGTAAGGAAACGACACCTCCAATGATTTTTCCTTCTCATCGAATAACTGCGTGCCTGGACGCATGAGTCGATGCAGGTTCAACTTCGTGTAAACCGTTTCCAGGCAGCGCTTCAAATTACGCACACCCAACTCTTTTTGCGTGTGATGTTCCACAATGTATTCAATGACTGCATCCGGAATGATGATGTCGCCTTCTGCAAACGCAACTTCGGCACGAATGCGCGGAATCAAGTGATGCTGTGCGATGAATGTCTTGTCTTTTGTGCTGTATCCAGTGGTCTTAATTTTATACATGCGGTCCAAGAGCACCGGATTGACACGGCTTTCATCATTGTAGCTGAAGATGAAGAGACACTTGCTCAAGTCAAACCCCACTTCTGAAAAGTACTTATCGTGAAACTGCGAATTCTGCGATGTGTCTGTCAAGTGTGTCAGGATGCCGACGATTTCTTCACCTTTGGAAGTCTCGCTTATCTTGTCCAACTCGTCGAAGTAGATGACGGGGTTGCTGGACTTGCATCGAATAAGAATGTCCACAATCTTACCCCACATACTGCCTTCGTATGTGTAAGAATGCCCTTCCAAGAAGCTGCTGTCAGTGGCACCGCCCAGCGCAATGAAAGCAAAATCACGACCCAGAATTTTGCTGATGCCTTCTTTCACAAGCGACGTCTTGCCCGTGCCAGGAGGCCCATGAATCGCAACCGCCGTGCCAATGGCAGCCGGGTTTGCAATCCACTGCCCCACCATCTGCATAATCTGCATTTTGGCATCGTTCAGACCATACACCGCAGTGTCAAGACGCGTTTTGGCAGACGTCATGAAGTCGTGGCAACGTTCGACACCGTCAGCGATGGTGATTGGCAAATTCTTATTTTTGTTGAACGGAATCTGCATGAAGGCATCCACCCAATTCTTCAACTTGCAGTACTCGCCACACCCGGGCTCCATGTATTGCAACATGCCAACTTTGCGTAAAGCAACTGCTTTCATGTCGCGCGGAATGTCGGACTCGAGCAGTGTCAGCTTGTAAGGCTTTTCAATTGCAGTCACTTTGGCAACTGCACTCAACTCGTCAATGAGCGCACGCTGTTCCTTGATTGTCAAGTGTTTCTTGAAGTATTCCAAGTCATTTGTTGAGCTCTTTCTTCGCAACAGTTTGCGAAACTTCTTTGAATTTTTGCGCTTGTGTCGGTGAGTGAGCTCCTCCAATTCTTTTTTGATTTTTTCTTCAGAGTCTTTGAGCGTCTTGAGTTGCTTTGCAACGATGCGGTTTGTCTTATCTTTGACTAGCATCTCTTCATATGTTGTGCGCAGCGACTGCATCATGGCAATCTCATCCATGCACTTTTTCTGCTTCTCCTCCAATTCATCCATGTTTTCCTCTTCTTCGCTTTCAGATGACGAAGAAGAGTAATAACTGTCATCATCTTCATAGAATTCATCGTCTTCATCGTCAAAGTATTCGTCATCATCGTCGTCGTAGCTGCTGCTATTGTCGCTGTCTCCAGGAATGTAATCTTCATCACTGTCATCGTCATCATTTTCATCATAAATCGTGTCACTCACGGGGGCAGGTGCAGGCTTTTTCTTTTTGCTGCTGCCAAAGTCAAGTCGCCTTGAAATGTCATCTTTGTCTTTGGGCGATGCATTGTTCAATTCATCTTTGTTGTTGGGCTCAACATGTATGATGATGTTGAAATTCTGTTTTTGTTTTTTCTTCAATGCATGTGATGCATGTGAAGAACTCGCAGCCTTCTTTGGAGCTTTTGGCGGACTTGTTGCCGCACTGGTTGCAGGTGGCGTAATTGGCTCATCGATTCCTGAAAATGCATTTTGGATGATTGCTTGTGCAATCGCATCGTCCTTGTCAACCGACTTTGTTTTTTTAGAGGGTTTTGAATTTGCAGTTGTCTTCGCATTTGTTGTTGTGTTTGACTCCAACGCTTTGACCTTTTCACTCATGTATGTCGAAGGAAACAAGTCAGACAACAACTTGTTCACTTCCAAACGGTCATATGAAGATTCTCTTTTCATTTTTTTCGGTTTTGGGGTTGACACTTCATCCACTGTTGCCGCAGGCGCTGCTGCTGCTGCTGCATTTGTTGCCACGGGCGCATTTGCATTCGTCGAGACGGTTGTTGATGCGCTTGTGGAGACAATCGATGATGAAGATTCCATCTCAGCGTCATTGTCAGTGGCATCACTGTCGGGGGAAGGAGGTTGAGGTGCATTGGGATCCGGATCAGAATTGTTCTTTTTATAAACGCGAGATGCATCCTCTTGTTTTTTTGATTTAGTTGCTCTCTTCTTGGGAATAGTTGAAATGTTCATTGGCATTGGAGGTGTGTCTTTATTGATTCAATGCATTGTATTTATATTTTATTTTTGAGTTCAATTTTTTTGTTAATTCATCATCAATTCGATTGGCATCATTGTTTTCAACATTTCAATAAAAATTGATTTCAAAACAATCTAAATATTATTTAGTAAGTATAAGGAGGATTCTATCATTATCAACACACGAATGGCTTCAACATCATCAAATGGATTAAAACCTCGTGTATCAAAAATTGTCGGCATTCAGTTTAGCATGCTCTCTCCAGATGAAATAAGAAAAGGAGCAGTTACTGAAATCACAAGCCGAGACACATATGTTGGAAATAAACCCGTCATCGGCGGCTTGTTTTGCCCCTACATGGGTGTTTCGGAACCAGGCATGCTTTGTCCAACGGATGGGCTTGATTACATGAACACCCCCGGATATTTTGGACGCATCGAATTGGCTGCGCCAGTGTTTTACTATCAACACTTGTCCACTATCCACAAAATTCTGCGATGTGTCTGCATGAAATGCAGCAAGCTCCTCATCAACAAAGATGCACACAAACAAGCCTTGAAAATGTTGCCTGACGAGAGGTGGTCTTATGTCTTTGGTGTCGCAAGCAAAGTCAAGCGTTGCGGCGATGACAATGAAACCGGTTGCGGATGTCTTATGCCCAAAAAAATCAGAAAAGAAAATTTGGCCACTCTCATTGCCGAATGGGAAAGCGACAGCATCAAAGGCATGTCGGAGGAAGACGCCAAAAAAATGAATATGCAACTCACACCCGAAATTGTTCTCAAAATCTTTCGCAGAATCAGCGACGATGATGTGTCATTCATGGGCTTCAGCCCGACATTTTCACGACCCGACTGGATGATTTGCCAAGTGTTGGCGGTTCCTCCTCCAGCGGTGCGACCCTCTATCAAAATGGACGGCCAACAGCGCAGCGAGGACGACCTCACGCACATCATTGTCAACATTGTCAAGGCAAACAAGACACTCCAAGAAAAAATTCGAGACGGCGCGCAAGCCAACATCATTGCCGACTGGCACACTGTGCTGCAGTATTATTGCGCCACACTCGTCGACAACAACATTCCGGGTGCGGCGCCAGTGGCTCAACGCTCCGGACGCCCGCTCAAGTCCATCAAGGAACGCTTAAACGGCAAAGGCGGACGCGTGCGCGGCAATCTCATGGGCAAGCGCGTCGACTTCTCGGCGCGTTCGGTCATCACCCCCGACCCCAATCTCTCCATTCGAGAGCTCGGTGTGCCTCTCAAGATTGCCAAAAACATTACCAAGCCCGTCGTAGTGAATGACATGAATCGCCGCTTTTTGACTAAGCTGGTGCGCAATGGCCCCGACGAGTACCCCGGTGCGAAGATTCTGGAGCGCAAGGGCGGCGAGAACATTTCACTGCGTTATGCAGACCGCGACAACATTGTTCTCTACAATGGAGACATTGTGCACCGACACATGATGGATGGCGACGGCGTCCTTTTCAATCGTCAGCCCACACTGCATCGCATGAGCATGATGTGCCACATCGCCCGTATCATGCGCCAGGGAGACACGTTTCGCATGAATGTTGGCGACACCAAGCCTTACAATGCCGATTTTGATGGTGATGAAATGAACATGCACATGCCACAGGATGAAGAAGCAGAAGCAGAATTGAAGAATTTGGCAGCCGTGCCGTATCAAATCATCAGTCCTGCCAAAAATCAGTCCATTATCGGCATCTTTCAGGACTCGCTGCTCGGTTCATATCGTCTCACCCGCCCAAACGTTTCGTTTACGCCACGCGATGCCATGAACTTGTTGATGGCTCACAATGGAATCAATGAAGGCCTCTTCGCAACACGCTCTGAACGCATCACCAGTTTTCAAATTCTGTCGCAGATTATGCCATCAATAACCATGAAATACAAGACCAAAGGATTCGGAGACAATGACGACTTTGCAACATCTCCTGGTGTGTTTGAGATTGTCGACGGCAAGTATTTGCGCGGACAGCTGGACAAGGACGTGCTTGGTGGGGGCAGCAATGGTCTTATTACGCGCACCTGCAATGATTTTGGAAACATGGCAGCGGCCGACTTCATCGACAACTTGCAGAACATCGTCACCGAATACATGAAGAGCAGCGCATACAGTGTCGGCATTAGCGACCTCATTGCCGACCGCGCGACCAATGAACAAATCACAGACTCTATCACGGCGAAAAAGAAGGAAGTGAAGAACCTGATTGACCAGACCTATCTGGGCATCTTTGAGAATGCAACTGGCAACACCAATGAAGACGAATTTGAATTCCAGGTCACCAACATTCTGAACAAGGCCACAAACGATTCGGGCAAAATCGGATTGAAGAGTTTGAGCAAAGACAACCGATTCGTCACCATGGTCAAGGCCGGTTCCAAGGGCAGCGACCTCAACATTTCGCAGATGATTGCTTGTCTGGGTCAGCAACTCATTGACGGCAAGCGCATCCCCTACGGCTTTGAGAACCGCACTCTGCCGCACTTCACGAAATACGATGACTCGCCCGGCGCACGCGGCTTCGTCGAGAACTCCTTCATTTCCGGTCTCACACCAGAGGAGCTCTTCTTCCATGCTATGGGTGGTCGTGTAGGTCTTATTGACACCGCCGTGAAATCCGTCACATGGGAAACCCCCGTGGTTGTTGTTGAAAATGACGAACCCAAGTACGTGAAAATTGGTGAATGGATTGATTCGCACATTGGGTCATCAACATCAGTGCAGCGCATGACGGAGCAAAACATGGAATATCTGGAGCTTGAACATCCCGTCAAGATTGTCACAATGGACTATGATGGCCACGTATCTTGGGAAACGGTGAGTGCAGTCACAAGACACGACCCTGGAGAAAAATTATACAAAATCACAACTCATGCCGGACGATATGTCACCGTCACTGCAAACAAATCACTCCTGGTTTGGAATTCGGAGCTGGGCCAGTTTCGTGAGAAATACACGGATGAAATCAAAGTTGGAGATTTCGTGCCAGTTGCGAAGAAAGTCAGCGATTTGAGGAGTGCTGTTGGAATTGACGAAATTCAAATGACGAAATATTTCCCAAAGAGTGAATTCATTTACGGAAGCGAAGTGAAAAAGGCAATTGAAATGATGAATGAAAGCATGCAGGATAGGAAAAAAATACCGTCAAACTGGTGGAATGAAAACAACAACACTGCATTCACAGTGCCATTTGAAAGCAAAGCAAGATTGCACCGTGCAATTGAGCGTTCCAAACTTGACGAATTATCCACCAATTGCGTGTATCCCCCAAGTGGCTCTCGCCAATGGGGAATTGTTCCGGAAACATTTGAACTGAATTATGAAAATGGAACATTCATTGGATTGTTCATTGCAGAAGGAAACATCAATGGGGCAAATATATACATAACCAACAATGATTCCAAAATTCGTGAATTCGTGAAAACCTGGTTTGCAAAATACAACATCACTTGCAAAGAATCCATCCGAACGAACAGTGCAAATGGAACTACTTCCATAGTGGTTGGAACATCATGCATATTGGCAAAATTCATAACACAATTGGTTGGACATGGCGCTGATTCCAAACATGTTCCAAATGAAGCATACATTTCAAACCTTGAATTTGTCAAGGGAATTATCAGCGGATACATTTCAGGCGACGGACATGTTTCAAGGAATTCAATTGAAAGTTCATCATGCAGTCAGCGATTGACCGAAGACATTGCGTTCTTGTGTTCCCGCATTGGAATTCATGCTCGTGTCTTCAAAAGTCAGCTCAAGCGCAACAACTTTGGAACAAAGAACATCAAGCCCTCTTACCGGCTGTCTATCCGTTCAATCAATGGCCAGCTCTTTGCCGACCAGATTAATTTGTTGCATGACCAGAAAAATGACCGTCTCAAATCCATTCGTTGGAGTTCTGTGTTGAACAAAGTGCAACAGCACAATGATGTCATTCTGGACGCGATTGTCAGTATTGAATCAGTTGACCCTGCACTTCACCCCAAGATGTATGATTTAACTATTCCAACCACGCTCAACTTTGGCCTGGCGAATGGACTCCAAGTTCGCGACACATCTTCGACTGGTTACATACAGAGACGGCTTATCAAGGGCATGGAGGACTTGAAGATTGAGTATGACATGACCGTGCGCAACAACAAGAGTCGCATCATTCAGTTCAGCTATGGCGAGGACGGCATTGACCCCGTAAAGGTGGAAAGCCAGATTGTCCCCCTGGTCAACATGGGTCTCGATGAGATTTATGCGCATTACCACATGCCCAGCAGCGACCCCAAGGACGTCGTGTTCACGGCTGCATTCACCAAGGGCGTCATTTCACGGATGAAGAAACAGAAAACCGAAAACGACGCCAAATGCAAGCAGTGGATTGAGTTCATGATTGAACAGCGTGAGGACATCATCAAAAGCGTGTTTCGCAACAAGGAAAATGACCGCGTCTTCTTGCCAGTGGCATTTGCCCACACCATCAACAACGTCAAGGGTCTGCAGCAAATCAACAACAACTCCATCGTGGACATAACACCTCTCGAAGCATTTGCCATGATTGAATCAACATACAAACGCCTGGAAAACATGCACTACTGTGCGCCCACTCAACTCTTCAAAGTCATGTTCTTCTTCTACTTGTCGCCCAAAGACCTGCTCATGGTCAAGCGCTTCAACAAGAAGGCGCTTACCGTACTATTAGAAATGATTGTGCTCAAATACAAGAACTCGCTCATTGCGCCGGGTGAAATGGTGGGCATGATAAGTGCTCAGAGCATTGGTGAGCCAACCACACAGTTGACCCTCAATACATTTCATACAGCAGGCAGCGGTGTTGCCATGAAAGCTAATGTCACGCGCGGTGTGCCCCGCATTGAGGAGTTGCTCTCCATCACCGAAAATCCGAAGAACTCGTCACTAACAATTTGTCTGAAGAAGGACGAAGAGACTGATTGCGAGCGCGCGAAGGAGCTCATTGCGCAAATCGAATTGACGCAGCTGAGCGAGTTGGTGGAAAGTGTGTCCATCTGCTTTGACCCAGACGACTTGAACACGCTCATTCAGGAGGACCGCAGCACGATGTTGCAGTATTATGAATATCAGCGCATGCTTAATGAGTGCGCTGGTGTTCCAGAAGAAGACATTGACCCCAATGATTCGGCGCGCTCCAAGTGGATTATCCGCATGGTCATGAGTCGCGAGGCCATGTTGGACAAGCGCATCAGCATGGACGACGTGCACTTCGCAATCAAGAACAGTCATGGCGACGACGTGAGCTGCATTTACGCCGATTATAATGCCGACAAGCTGGTATTCCGCCTGCGCATGAACAACATCAACGGCAAGAAGCCGCTCAAGCCGAAAGAGAACCCGCTGGACCAGTCAGACAAGATTTACTTGCTGAAGGCGTTCCAGGACCAGCTGCTCAACAACATTGTGCTGCGCGGCCTGAAAAACATCAGCAAGGTCACGCTGCGCAAGCTCATGGACACGTTGCACAAGGAGGATGGCGCCTATGTCAAGAAGGAGACGTGGGTTCTAGACACGAAGGGCACTAACTTGATGGACGTGCTGGCACTCGACTACATTGACGTTAATCGCACGATTAGCGACGACATCCAAGAGATTCACAGCGTGCTGGGCATTGAAGCCGCGCGCGAAGCGCTCCTCTCCGAGATGACCGGCGTGTTTGAGAATGACGGCACTTACATCAACTATCACCACTTGAGCTTGTTGTGCGACCGCATGACGGCGAGTTCCAACATGGTGTCCATTTTCCGACACGGCATCAACAACGACAACATTGGCCCAATTGCCAAGGCGTCGTTTGAGGAGACGCCAGAGATGTTCTTGAAGGCGGCTCGCCATGCCGAGCTGGACCAAATGCGCGGCATTTCGGCGAATGTCATGTGCGGCCAGGAAGGACATTATGGAACCAGCAGCTTCCAGGTCATGCTCGACTTGCAGCAGATGATTGCCAAAATGGAAGACATCGCGTTCCAGGCACAAGATGAACAGGCGGAGATTGCAGAAGCAATGGGCGCCGCGGCCATGGACACAAGCGCGTGTGCGTTTGAGAAGTTGACCATTGAGTCGAACGTGGGCAGCATCCAGAAGGTGGATTTGGGTCATAGTGCAGACAATTACAACATCGGGTTCTAGAAAAAACTTATTACATCGTGCATTTCAAAATTGAGTATAAATATTTTTCATGTAAAATGTATAAACAAACATCTTGCAGATGCAAAATCCACATTTGATAGGTTTAGGAAATAGATCGCCCCAAGAAATTGTTTATACATTGGTGTCTGAAGCCATTGCTATTTTTAGAGAATTCAATCTTGCAGATTATCAAAATCTCTTGTATATATTTTACCAATTGGGAAACGATCACAATTTAAATGATCAACAGGCGGATGCTTTGAGAGAATTCATTGACTATGGAATTTCGGCAATTGCTCGCCGATATGAACTTGGTGAGGCAATTCATCCAGGAACAATGAATGTTCTGATGAGGGCAATTCAAGTGTTCAATAAAGCGTATGGACATCTTCCTGGATTCGGCCGTTATCGATTCAGCGTTGAATTCCTTGACATCACGCAACCCACCGAAGACTTCATGGTTGAAGTCGTTCGGCCAATGACGCAAAATCCGCGACTGTTGACACTGGACCATCCGGTTTTTGTGGCACAAGCGGATCGAGCTCGTGAAGCTGCCCGAGCACCCGGTGCAGAAACACGCATTGCCCGAACATTGGCCGAGTTTAGAGCCATGGGAGGTGATGCAGAAGAATGTCCAGTGTGCATGGAAGAATTCATTGAACGCCCGGCCAAGGGAAGACCTCCCGTTTTTATGCCAGTGGTTTTTCACAAAGATGAAAAAGGTAAATGGTTTCATCCCATGCATACTTTGTGCACGTATCGTCTGCAAAAAGATGAGTGCCCGCTTTGTCGTGTCAAAGTCATATGGCCTAAAATGACGCTATCCCGAAAAACTCGGCGACGCCCAAACAGCGATTCAACCTCTAGACGCAGTGCTAGACGCAGTCCTAGAAACAGTTTTAGGCGCAGTAGCAGTCGTCAAAGCCCTCGTCGAAGTGTTAAACGCAGAAGCGCGGATTTTTAAATGACTATTCATATTATGAAGCAATATTACCATGTTATTGGAGTTTTTAACTATATCATTTGGAGACAGCACTGAACTTGAATTACTGAAACTGCAAGCAGTTAGTTTCAAATACGTTCAGCCCATTATGGAAAACATTGGCAAGATACACATTTTTTACAATGACCATGGCATCAATAATATAGAACACATCAAACAATATTATCCTCCGGAATTGCAATCAAGGGTTTCTATAACGTATCGTGATTCCATCATGAACTGCAAAAAATCAAGTTGGATTAATCAACAGTATTTCAAATTATTTTTTTGCAAGTACATCCAGACCGACCATTACATTGTGCTTGATAGTAAAAATCATTTCATACGTCATGTCATTTTGAATGATTTTTTTTGCAATGGTATACCCAAACTATATTTGAACAATCCAGGAGACATGTTCATATGTTATAAAAAAAGTCTCTCTTATTTCGGCATAGAGGACCCATTTCATTACCAATGTGATGCCAATTTGAAACCAATCGGCAACAATGTGTTGTTGACAACCACGCCATTTGTCTTCATAACAACCCAAGTCTCCAATTTGATAAATTTCATTGAAAATAAGGAAAACAAAACATTGCATGAATTCTTCATGAGTGAAATCAACCAAAACACTGCCACTGAATTTTATTTATACACGGCTTACTTGATTTTTTCAAACAATTTGGACAAACATACCATGGTGCAAAGAGATGACCTTGTCATAACAATATTCAATGACCCCACTGCAGATTACAACGTGTTTGAAAAAAAGAAAATTGCAATAACAAGTCCAAAGGTAAAAATTTTTGGGTTGCATCGAGAGGCTGTCAAAAAAATGGATAATGATTACAAACAAAATCTATTGAACATGTATTCAAACTTTTTCGATGAGCAGACATGCAAACTGATTAAAACCATGTTAAACATGCAATTATAATATTTATAAAATGTATTAGAAAAAATGAGCAAACAACTATCTCGACAAATTGATGCACTAATTGTGTCTTGTGCGCTTGGAATGGCTTGCGATGAAGCTGAACTGATGCGTTTAGCAACCGAATATCGACGCAAGTATAAATCTCCTTATGAATTAAATGACATGCATATGCGTTCTTTGGAAACCGATGCAGAAAAATCAATTGCTTTGAATCTTGAAGCCAAAATCAATGACATTGATGTTAATTACACGATGAAGCATTTTTACAATGAGCTGGGCTCAAAAGGAGACATTTTCAGAAAGTCAAAGTCAATTAAACGAGTTGCATCAAAAGTGTCGCCAAAGGGAACGCCAAAGACATCGCCAAAGACATCGCCAAAGGGAACGCCAAAGACATCGCCAAAAGCATGTTCTCCAAAGACACGTCGTGGTCATTGCAATGTTCAAGGAGGATCCAAACGACGACGACATTAATGCAATATGCAATACATAGTTGTTTATGTGTTATGCAAAACACAACACATAATCACAAATCCACCTTCATGTAATTTTCAGTCATCTGCTCCTTCTGCCGCTCCTTCTGCCGCTCCTTCTGCCGCTCCTTCTGCCGCTTTTAATCCAACCCGTTTTTTCACAACGGGAACATATCCCGCAATGAAATCAGCAACCGACACTACTCCTGCCGCAAGTTGGGTTCGGATTTGTTCAACAAATGCATCATCACTGCATTGATTCAGAGAGAATTTCATTTCATTCCTTTCTGTGCGAACAATGCTGTAATAAATCGGAACATCGCGTATGCGTCCGCTGGATGTAACATAATAAAACGCGTCGGTTTCGCTGGTTCCGTAAAGCACAAGCACTGCGCGTTCATTTTCAATCAATGGGTGTTTGACCTGCGACGCAATAAGCGCAATCGGGATACGGAAATGCTGCGCCAAAATCCACAGGTCCAGGTGAGTCATGTAATGGAATGAATTCATGATGAAGTCTTGTGAATTAGCAACCAGTGTGCTGCGATTGGAAGTCAGGTGTTTGTAGTAGTTCATCATTTGAATTTTGTGCATGCTCATCAGCTCCGCATATTTGGAAACCAGAATGAGTTTCAAATCGTCCACGTCCAGGTCTGCATACTCCTTGTTTTCTTCTTTCATGATGGAGATGAACGCTCCAAACGTGCACTTGCCAATCGCATCTTCGAATGCAAGCAGATTCATTGTTTTGGGAAAATAATGCGCCACTGCACCAGTCAATGGTTTTGTGGAAACTGGCATGCAAACACCCCCCGAAATCGCAACCGTTTCCACATCTTTATTCCGAACCGGACCTGGAGAAGGGGAAGGGCCCTCCGCAACATAGTTGCTTGACGGAACTTCTCCTGGATTCATCTCTGGATTCGCAGTTTCAAACGTGTTGTATCGTGCAAACCGATTCATGATTCCTGCCGCAGCAGGTTCCAGGTGTTCAAAGTAGTGTTCCAGTTGTGAATGCAGCAGAATGATTTCATCTTCGTGCAAGTCGTATCTCACGGGCATTAGCGTTGTCAGTGCGGACGATGATGAGAGAATGAACCGCCTAATTCGCGTGTATCGCAGCAATTCGTCGGCCAGTTTTGCATAATAAAATGTGCGATTGTCCATTTGGCGATTTATCAAGTTGTTTTGCGGCAAAATGACCGTGCATTCGGGCGACTCTGACCCGACTACACGCATGCATGTGTTCGCACCATACTCAATACGATTCTCTGCCGAAATGCACTGCATGAACTCCATTGATTTGTGTTTGAACTCATAGTCTGAAATGAATTTATCAATCACCGCATCCGACATGGTTGCAAACTGTATTGCAGACCCCCCAATCTCTCGACAAATTCTCATGATTTCACGAATCTTCTCATCATATGTGCGACTTGTGTCATTGAACACGATGTCTTCAACGCGTTTTTTGCGCTCCATGTTCTTTATTTTGCCAATCATAATCCGCATGGAGTTGCGAAACAGTTCATACATTTCGGTCTCCAATTGAATCCGCTGCACATACTTCACACGCGCCGCATCTTCTTTGTCCATGGTCTGCACTTCGGCGTCGGCTTTGTGCGGGTTCGTGGTATTGTATTCAACTACATCAAGCGGTTTTATTCCAGCAGGCAATGATTTCGGCATTTCTTGTTTCGACATGTGTGGGTTGATTTCCACAAACTGATTGGTTTCGCTCATCACTCCAATCAAACGCCCGTCGTCAATGACGTTGTACAACGGCTGACACGGAACTGCAGACTTCGTTTCTTTTTTCACATATGTCAAAAACTTCAGCGTCTCCATGTAAGGCTGCCATATCTCCGGTTCGTCCATCATCACAACATCCATGCCCATATCCACCATGGTCGCATCCAGGGGTGATGCCGCCGTCATTACGATTCCCGAATGCTCCACACCCCCCGCGTCCCGTTTTGACACATCTAGACCAATCACTTTGGAATCGTAATTCAGAACCAATCGATTGACAGTAAATTTCTCTCTCTTCAAAATGGAAATAATCTCATCCGCAGAAATGTTGTATTTGAAGTTGTATGTTTTCACTACCTTTTGTGGAGCACATGCTGGCATGATTTGGTTTTTAATGAGTTCTATCATCACCTTCAAATTTTGCATGAGTGTGGGTGCATTCAAGCTGAACGATTTTTTGATGTCCGATTTTTTGGCATTGTCATTGTCGGTGAATTGATATATGGGTTCATAGTAATTGTATTGTTTAATTAGTATCACCGTCGGTTTGTGTGCATTGAAATGATTGTTGGAATAGTGGTTGGAAGGGCACACTATGTTCAATGCATCGCTATTATCGTCCTTCGGAATTTCAAGAATGATTAAGTTGAATCCAATGTTGCGCGTGGCTTGTTCTTTGCTAACACCCTTTTCTTGTGCCTTTTCCAACCGTTGTTGCTGTGTGTTGAATATTTTAGGGTTGAATGTGGTGAAAATGTCCCACATGTAGGTGTGGTCAATCACCGACTCATCGCTTGCAATGAAGCTCCTGAAATTTTCATATGCATTCACCGTGTTGCTTATCGCGGTGCGAATTCGTTCCTTCGTTTCATCGCTCTTGCCTTTTGCACTCTCCATCATTTTTTTAACATATTGAGTGTCGCGATAAATTGACCCGGAGGCATGCACTTCCTTGCCTTGTCCGATTGCGGGCTTGAAGGCATCCTTCAGAGTGCCATTCTGATACGTTAAAAACGAATCCAACGTGATTCCATCCAATATGATTTGTTTCATTTCGGAGATGCTTTTGGGACGGTCGTCTTGCCGCATCGCGGCCATGCATGCAATGAAAGATTGGCGCTCGCTGAGACGGGAGGGGCGCCCCATTGCATCTTGCTCCGATTCTTGCACACCGTATCGCAGCAAACATGCGACATTTTTCTTCAGGGTTTTATTGGTTTGACTCACTTGACATGTGCTGTTGTCATAATTCAAAAACCGTTGCACGGATTGGGGCAAGTATCCGCGACGTCCCATCGGAATTGGGAACTTGTCTGGTCCCACAATGTAATCGTCCATCACTTTTTGAGGAGGCGCAGCAACCGGAATTGCTGCCACGGATGCTTTCGACGGCTGCGGCACTGCTCCCATTGCTGAGGCTACGGCGGGTGCTGCTGAGGCCGGCGCTTGCTGCCCTTTGGCCATTCGCAACTTGTCTTCACACACTTTCAGATCGCCAAATTTTTGCTGTTTTTTAAAGCAACAAGGAACACATAGGCCATCCGGATGCACGCTCGTGTTCAAAAAACCCGGGTAGTGTTGGATGTATCCCTTTGCACCCATGTGCTCTTTGCCATAGTCATTAAACTCGAATATGTATTTATCCAACGTCACCTCTTTTTCTTTTTTACCAATGATGTGCCGTTCCAAATTCTTGTCTTTCACTTCTTGTTCGGTCATCGGACGGCGGTCTTTGAAACTCCAGTATCGAGGACACATATAGTAATACTTGTTGGATGGGTCCGAACCGTATTCCAGTGCATCTTTCAACATCGCACGCATTCCCGGATCCGCATCCGCATGCAATTCATCATATTCTTGTTTCGACAACACAACCGGTTGGCGTTTAATGTTCGACTGACAGTTGGTTGAATATGTGTCGTAGTCTCCCGTTTTCTTCGACAAAAACAAGATGGGTTCGCTCTTTTGCAACTTGTATTCAAACGGATTCGGATTTTTCAGCGACTGAGGCGCATATGCCGCACCTGGACCCCCATCTGAACCAATCGATTCAGAATCCGAATCAGACTCCGATTCGACTCGTGCCGCTGCTGCCGCTGCCCCCTTTTTTGGCGCTCCGCCAATCAATTCCTCTTCCTCTTCCTCTTCCTCACTGCCTTCACTTTGCATCAAGGTGTCCATCATGTCATACACCTCGGCTTCTCGGTCCATGCCTTCTTCTTCGTTTTCTTCGCGTTCGATTGCCCGCTCAAAGGCAATGCGGTCTTCGAACGAGAGGTCGGCAACAAATGCAGGAATCTCTCCTTCCCTTTCCGGCTCATCATTCAATTCCCCCACTTCCGCCACTTTTCGTCGAGTTCGCTTGGAACACAGCGCCTCCAGTGTGGACATGGGCACACGCGTTGTCATTTCGGCTTTGCGTTTTCCATATGTTGCAATCCGCATTATGGCATCCAAATACATTTCCAGTAAACCCACGTAACGCACGTTCGTCATGTCGCTCACTTCAATGTGCAGCTCAGTGTTTTCACGACGCACAACGGTTAAAAACCCGGGCTGTTTGACACGCGTTCGAATGCGACGATGTGCCCCTTCCATCACTTGTTCAGCCGCCTTGTAATCCACCACGCGCTGTTTCGCCGCCTCTTCGGTTTTCACCAACCGATTTTTTACAAGCCCTGCTACTATGCTGGCAAGACTGGCATCTTTGCGAATGCGGTCCGAAATGTATGCTTCCGCTCCAATCTGTTCGTCATAATTTGACACGCGCTTGTAACGCATGCTGATTTCCCCCTCGCTTTCATCCACCACAGTGAAAATGGCCGACATGCACCCAATGATGTTTTGTGTCCGTATCATCGGCATATCACTCAAATACGATGCATGCACAATGTCCACAATTTCCACAGTGGGAACCGCAATGCTGCAAAAACGTTCAATGCTGTTTCCACTTGTCCCCTGCACAAACTGCCGCGCTTCATTCAGCAATGGGTTAAGGCATTTTCTCAACACATGATTTACTGGATTGTCATAGTCGTTTGTCGCAGTTCCATATGGAATGGCTCTGCGAAACTGCGCTTTCACGTGCACATTGGCATCTTGGTCAAATTCGCACACTATTTCACACATGAACCCGTCATGCTCACACTCCATGAATGCTGCCACGCGTCGTCGTTTCCCAATTTCTCCGTCCAGGCGCATGATTTTGGATTTCGACAATCCCGGAATACGGTCCCCTTTTTTGGTCACTTCGGGTGCGTGCATGCGATACACTTTTTCTCTCTGCCCTGCCGGATTGTATTTGATGAGCGGCGTCTGTTGGGTGCTGTGCAAAATCTTGAACAAACTGTCCAACGGCATCGCAAACCGAACAACCGGGCGCATGATGAAATGCACCGCCTTGATGCCTCGTTCAATGTACCGCAGCTCCACCGGATTTTGCCGTTCAGCATACACTTGATACATGACATCCACCGCCTCGTTGTGTTGAATGAATGCCGCATCAATCAGCTGCTTCGTGTCGTCCAGCAGCTCCTGCTTGCGTTCCGCCAGCTGCTCCCGCGACACAATCCCTTTCTCATACAAGTAAGGATAATACAGTTTTATTATCTCGGCATCACTTGCACCCGAGTCTGCAGCCAATGCGTCTTCTGCGCAGCAAACGTTTATTTGATTGTCGTAAATCAATCCGCAATCCAGCAACACGTCCCCATTCTTCGTTTTCACCATGTGCGGTTTTTTCAATTCGGGGTCCATCAATGGTTCTCGTATTGGGTCAGCTGGCATAGGATAGTCGTATTGCAGCGCTTGTCCTAACGGCACCTCCATTCTTAACCTCTCGCTGCGTTGAATCTTCTGAAAAAATTCAGACATTTCTTCAAATGTGTAGTCCAACTTTTCCGATGATGTGCTGATGCTTTCACACAGGTCTTCCGCCAGTTCTGGACTCTTCAAATTTTGACACAGCGTCATCAGTCTCCCGTGTGAAATGGTGGACAACCGGTTTCCACATGTTAGTATCTGTTTTATGCGTTCAACCGTGAGAAACGGGTGCACGCTTGCAAAAAGATATAACTCATCATACGAAACCGATGGCAATTCCATTAATATTTTTCGCTTAATGGCTTCTATTGTGTCATCCAAGTGTATGCGCTGGTTTGAGTATTTTATTCTCTCGTTCTGAGATTCCTTGGCCGACGATGGACCAAACACGATGGTTTGTTGTTTTCCAATCACGTTCACCCTGTAAACAGGACTAACATCGTCTGAACTCATTTCAAATGCAACAAAAACAATGCAACTATTACGAACACAATTATATAATTATTGATATTATATAATCCAGATGATTTGTCATTAAATGATTTACACTATGCAATGTTTATTTGTTATGAAAAAAATATATATTCATTTATTATAAACGTGTGAAACATAGCATTTTTAAAACATGTTTAATTCATGCTACTCCATAAATGTTCTGCTTTTCATTGGCGTTGTCTGGTGCATGCTATGGTGGATGTACAATTATTTCATTCGCACCCCTTCGTATCATCCGTTGGGAACTGTCTTTCTGCACGTTCCATCATGGATTCAAAATTTGACTCCGAATGTTTCATTAAATCCAAAAAAAAATGATCCCAAACTCCTCAACATTGATGGCTGGAGCATTGGACATGTTCTAATTTATGCAACAATTGGTTTATTTTTTCCTGGCAGGTACATCGAAATATTGTTGATTTCACTGCTTTGCGAAACATATGAATATGCAGTGGGGTGGCGCGCCCGATGGTTGCTGGACCCACTTGCGAACATACTGGGATACATCGCAGGAACTCTTGTTGAGAAATACTACAAGTTGAACCTTTATAATCGACTGAAAAATATCTTAATGTTTCGAAAAATAGGGTGTTCTTTTTCCTTAATCGCAATTTTGATTCTAATATTGTTTATGAATCAGCCCAAGTTTATGAAACATGAATTTTATTAAGATGTTGCGTGTTTTCTAGTTTTTTTGACATGCCTCGCCGCCGCATGTTTTCGTTTTTTGGTGGCAGCATTCCGACTCTCACGCGACTCTGTATGAGATGATTTGCAGTAAAACACGCATTCTGGCGCCATTCCGTAGTCATTCTCTTCGTCGGAGTCGCATTTGCACAATTGAAAAGGGAAAGCCCTCTGTTCTTTTTTTCGGGATTGGGGGGGTGGTGAAGAAGAAGGCACCAATGAAAATGGCGAAATCAGCACTTCCTTAATGTCTGGCATTGTATATTATAATACATGCATTATAATACACGTTGTTTTCAATTGTTTATGTTTTGTTAGTTACACAATTATTTGTTGTTATGTCAATGCATTGAAAAATAATTTAAACAATGCCTCATTGTTTACAACATCGCATCATGACCCCTCCTTATCCAGACATTCGTGTGCTTCGTCAGGTGAACGGGTCGCTGCAGTGGACTCCTGCACCGTCTGACTGGTCTGAAGCGTATATGCAGTATAAAACGCGTCCAATTTATGGGCCTGAAGTGCCATTCAATTACAACAACCAATTTTTGGTGTATCGTCCAGACAATAACTGCTATATGCCAACGCGCATTCAGTTGTCCGACACAGGCGACACTTACGGAATTATGGACTGTGCTGACGTCAAGGTGTTTTTGCAAGACATGGAACCAGTGAATTGGCATCCAGCGCGCAATTATCAGATGTGGGCTTTTCGTGATTTCATGTATGACACTGCGTGTCCGGTGCGCAAGTATTATGCATCCAAGTATTCGTCGCACCTCTTTTTTCAACGAGGGTCATCCGCACAAACCGTCACTTACATCGAGATTGATGGACTTCCGCCCAACATTATTTTTTCCATCTCTCGAAACGACAATGGCAGTGTTTATTACGAGAGAAATGATGCACACGCGACTCGCGTCCGCATATGCGACCATGAAGGTGCACGCGCCGGGTTTCGTGGGTTTTACACGCGAATAACAATGGACCCGGGGATTATCGTGACGCCGCCGCCAACCATGCCCATTCCTTCATACACTGCATCATCTGCAACTCCATTGCCGCTGCCACCCGGAACCAGCATTAGTAAGACAAATGTTGAAGAAGACCAATGCATCATGTGTTATGACAACAAGAAAAACATCCAGTTTGGTCCATGCAATCACAACGTGGTTTGCGGGGAATGTTATGCCAAACTGGTGAAACCACGTGAGTGTCCCGTGTGCAAACAGGCAGTTGATTCACTTGTTGGATGCGAGTGATTCATGTTTAGAAATGTTATACATAATTCATGCCACACGTTTTCATGAATTATGCGATATTTGACAATTCAACATTTTTATGCGCTCCACACGTCATTGTTAAAAGGAGACACCAGAATGTCGCTTAGCTTCGTCTGCCAGTATGCCACGCGTTTTTGCCGGTTGATGTCCTTCAATGTCTTGGGGTAAATGGAGGCGGTCTTCATGTCGTCGGCTTCTGCGGAGGTTATCTGCGGCTTGAACCCGTAGCAGTTGATGCCAAATCGCACGTCGGGATTTGCAATGAATCCACCGTTTATGCCTGGGCGTCCACAATCATTTTCATGCCCCTTAATATTTTGCAACCGGTCCCACGTCTTTTTCTGGGTGGGAAAAAGAGCCATCTGGTTGGCCGACCATCCGTAGCTGCACCACTCACCGCCATTGCCATACGCTTTCTCTATCTCATCATAAGAAGCTAAGCGCGCATCAAATGCCTTGCACACATCCTTGGCGTCTTCGTACGTGTATTCATTTCCAGGCACGTGGAACACTTGCTTAAAATATCGCAGCTGCGGAACGGTGGTTTCTGAATCGCCTTCCGGTTGCTGCACTGTGATGTCGACTTCCGGTTTATCGCTGAACATATTCTTTACGCTCGCTACAACGTTGACATTGAAAAAGTATTGATAGCCATTTATTATCAGCAACACAATGAACGTGCCCCAGATTATCACTTCCAGCAACTTGGCTCCTCCAGTGGAAGGTGCTGGACCGCTGGCGCCATTCCCACCGGGCATGGTGGAAAACACAATGTAGTACAAAAATATGGTGAGCGACAGAACACCAAGCATAATCAACTTGCCATCCGTGCTTGTTTTATTCACAAAATTTATGTATTCCAGTGGGTTTTGTCCAATCCCAGTTAAGTGATCGTATGAAACATTCATTCCTTCCTTTTGGATTGTGTTTTTATGTATAAAATTATAAAATATTATTATTATTTCACTTTGCGATAAAATAGGCAATATGGAAGGTTGCTCACAATCGAGTCGCCTGTGAGTGGAACTTCTTTCACGATGGTGTCATTGCATCCATACCACTTCCCATTCGCATTCTTTATGGTTGCAGTGTAATGACCCCCCATCGGTGAACCTCCATGATGATTGCACACTCCGAACAATTCATACACGTAGCTCTCTTTGTTGTAGCCAACGATGTATTTGGAAAAGTCGGCCAGAGTGCATGGCGCCTGAATCGGAACTTGAATTTTGCGCATGTGTCCTCTCTCAGTCATCTCAAACCGTTTTAAAACAATGATGAGCACATTTGGCAGACTCCAAAAAGAGAGACGTTTCTGAACATCCTGTTTTTTCCCGGTGGTTTCATTAAACCATGCATTTTCCCCACTCAACACTTCTGGTGCGCAGTGATGGTCCATGCAATCAAATAATGACACTGCCCTAAATGCATTTGCACCATTGTTTGGGAACGAGAGATTAAGAATGCAAAACGGTTCCGATTTTCTACTCAATGCAACCATCTCTTTTTTGTTTTTCGATTCAGTGACAAGTGGTTCAATGAGAGACACTTGCACTCCGTAAAATATATTCAGCACTTCTGAGTATTGCTTTTTATACATGGCACTCATCATCTCGTAGCATTCTTTGGCTGTTTGGTCGGTTGCGTTGCGTGCAACACCCCGCACTTTCATTTCCACTTCACGAGCCATTGCCGTGTGAAAGCAGTCCATTAAAAACATCAGGAATTCTGCCACATCGTTTTGCTGAAACCCGGAAAAAAGGTCCATGTTTTTCATGCGTGCAATCTTTTGCATCGCCGACACAAACCCGCCCGGTGAAATGATGCAGTTTTCGGTCCACATCATCGTGCGCAGCTTATCCCATTCATGCAACAGCACGGAATCAACTTTGTGGTTCAGTCGATTCTTGTATTCCCCGTTGTTCTTCGAGAGAAAATCGTTAAATTCATAAGTGTGGGAAAGGAGTTGCAGACATGAATTCACGTAGCAAGTGTTCCCCAAATTGGCGAGACCACTCAAACCCTTGTCTTTGTATGCCTGATGGCTTGAAACGGTCATTTGACGTGCAATAATTTAACATATTGCCATGTATTTATGCAGATTTGCAAATTATTATATTTAATTTCATGTAATTTTGGGGAATTTCTCTCTAATTGATGCACCAACATTCCAAAATTTAGAGACATTTTGCAATGTTGTTAAGTTATGACACTACATGTATCTGTGTTTTGTTGCATCAAAGTTTTGTATGATTTGTGTTGTGTTTAATTCCGTATTGTAATAATAAAATTCCCCGATATCGCATTCACCCTCTCCATAAAATCCGGTTGGAAATGTCATGTTCTGTATGCTGTTTGGAATACTATCAGTGCTTGTTGCAGTCATGACTTGGCGACCATTCACAAATATCTTGTTTTGTCTTCCTCCTCCATTTCCAAATTGAACATTGGCAGTGTAGAGTGCCCATCCACTGCTTAAAACTCCAGTGATGGACGAAAAATATTTTACTTGATTGCCATTTTGATGCAATTGCAATGTGTTGTCTGTCCGGTAACCCAATGCATACCCATCCCAGGATGGAGAACCAAACACTTTGCTCACCAAAGTGCCTTGTGCTCCCACGTTATTGATTCTAACCCACATTTGTATGGTGAATGGTGCGTTCACGACAGGGTTGATTGCGGCAGCTTGATTGATTTGAGCGAATTGCCCCGTAAGTGCTCCTTTATTAAACTCAAAATACTTATTGCCCGACTCGGTTGTTGTGTTAAATGTTGGCGTTCCAGTGAGTGTTGCACTATAAGATCCACTGGAATCAATGTTTGTCCAAGTGGTGCCAGAACCTGAGTAAGAGCTGGAGTTATTCGCATCCAAGTAGACTATGCGGTACGGAGTCCATAAACTTGTGACTGTTGGAACCACATCAACTGACACCGATTCGATGCTTGATGAACCCGAATTGATTGCTTTCAATATAACAGTGTATGTTGTTCCATTTGTCAGAGGAGTTGCTCCATCGGATGACAGAGTTTGTATGTTCACAGGACTATAAATTTGTGGGGGGTCAAATACTAAAAATGTTGCGCCATTGTCAGTGGAATATTCGTAATTGGTTACTGTTCCGATTTGTGTGAATAAAATATATGCTTCTGTATTTCCGCCGACACTCGACAATGTGGTTGGTGGTTCAACTGATGCGGGTATGAATGCAGGCGGTGCTGGTGCTGGTGCTGGTGCTGGTGCTGGTGCTGGTGCTGGTGCTGGTGCTGGTGCTGGTGCTGGTGCTGGTGCTGGTGCTGGTGCAGTGGGGGGTCCAGTTGCAGATGGTTGTATTACAATGCGTTTGGGACATCCATGTGCTCTGCTGTGGCTTGCTAAACCAGACCTTCTTCTTCCTGCCATAGAAATGTGTTTATAATATATACATGCGTTTTAAATATTCACCATTTTCAAATGTTTCAACAATTTCTCTCTAGGTGTTTTTGGCAAAAGTAGCTTTTTCACATTTTTTCGCACCATTATGGTTTGGGGATTTTTGTTCTAAAAAAGTTCCGCAAATTACCTAGTGCCGCGCGTTTTTTCCCAAAAAGGTAACGACGTAACGATTTTCGGACATTTTTTTTGTCCAATTCCTGAAAATTTTTTGACTCTTGTGCAAAGTTTTTCAAAAAAATAACAAAAATATTT